TTTTTTCTGATGATATCGTATCGTTGTAATTCGTTTTTTCTTTTTATTCTTTCTCTCTTTTCTTATGTTCTTCTTTATGTGTTTCATAGTATGTTTTATTTTTTAATAAATATATATTCAATTGTTCTCTGATGTCAATCAATTCTTGTTCTAATTCGTTAATTTTATTTTTTAAATTTTCATTTTCTAACAATATATCAACATTCATTTATATTATTGATATATTATATCATATTTTTTTTATATTTTTTACAATATATTCTTATTGGAGCGACCCATAGCCGAAAGCGATGGGGGAGCGATTAAACTCCGGAGACGTATGTCGAAGGAGTTTGTGATTCTTCTTCTTCTAATATTAAATCGAGCGCTTCTTGAACAGTGCTTACTGGGTAAAAATTAATCCCCTTGATAACATCATCATTTTTATATTTTTCCATAAAATCAGTGTAATCCTTTAGATTTTCTGTTGGGAAAATAAATGATGTGATTCCTGCTTTAATTCCGCCTAAAAATTTATGGTTTAATGCTCCGATTTCATTCGATGTCTCATCTAAATTTGCTTCCCCTGTTACACCAAATGTATTTTTGATTTTTCTGTTATTTAAAATGCTGTATATTAAAATCGTTATCGCTACCCCAGCACTAGTACCGGCCTTCGAAACCGATCCATCTCCTGCGTGAATATGCAGTGAGTATTTATGCTCCCCATCATATTTTTGTCTAAACTCCAATTGTTTTTCCGGAGTTGTTATATTCCAAGCCAAAGTTTGCGCAATAACAAAACTCTCTTTCATCATCTCATCCAGTAATCCAGTGAGTTTTAAATCAAAAAATTTGTCACTAGGAAACAATTTAACATTTGCTGGTAGAATCCCCCCAGTTCCGGCAGTAGTCGCAAACAAACAATTTACTACCCCCACCCTACTTTCCGTGTGTATTTTCTTAATCTTCACCTCCTGTTTATCTTTAAAGTATTTAGATTTAATAAGGTCAACCGTAATTTCAACCGGGAACTCTGTCTCGCTATTCTGTGTTTTCAAAATATCCAAGTTAATTTCACCCACAATTTCCAGCAATTTTTCTTTCAATTTACGACACCCAGGCTCACACGTATAAGTCTCAATAATAAATTTAATGACTTCGTCTCCAAAATGAACCATATCTTGTAGTCCGAATCGCGTGTATATCTCAGGCAACATATGTTTTTGTGCAATAATGAGCTTTTCATCAATCGACAAATTAGAGAATTTAATAGAATGAATACGATCCAGTAAAATTTTATCTATTTGTGTCACATCATTATATGAGAGAATAAACAACACCTTCGACATGTCGACATCAATACCCGAAAAATATTTATCCTGAAACGAATCATTTTGTGTCGGATCCAACAAATGCGTTAAAATTCCGATAATTTCCCTACCGTGCTCCGTCTTGGAAATTTTATCCAATTCATCGATTAAAATAATCGGATTCATACATTTCTTGTCAATCAAAATCTGAACGATGGACCCCCACGTGGAACCGACATACGTATAATTATGTCCGTGAAGAGTGCTCGCATTAGAATCTCCACCGATTTGGATGATAGAAAAAGGTCTACTGTTTCCTTCTTCGTCTTTCAAACAATTTGAAATCCCCATCTTAGCCAAAGACGTTTTCCCCACCCCAGCTGGACCACCGAATCCAAAGGCGTGTCCGGATTGCTCACCATTAATCCACTGCGCGATAATACTTTCAATTTGTCGTTTTGCCTTATCGTGTCCATAGACAGAATCATCCAATATCTTTTTCACATTTTTCATGTATTCCGAAATGGCGTTGAAATTATTATGAATAATAGAAGTTTCATTCACAATATCATCCACATTTGAGTTTGAATTAATAACATTTTCATTAAAACACATCTTATTCAATTCAATAAACGCGTTGGTTACCGGGATCGACATATCGTTTTTGCTACATAAATTGACAAAATCAGTGATACTTTTAATTAGATCGCCCTTCTTTTTACCGGAATGAACCAATTTAGGAATATTCATTTTTTGATTATTAATGATGCTATTCAACTTCATAATATTGACAACCAGGCCACTTTTATCACACGATGTTAATTTTTGTTTAATATTCACAATATTCGTGTCATTATTATTATCAGTAGTCGTACATTTCGCCTTTATCATTTTCGAATATTTCAAAATTTCAATACTAGTGTATTTATCTTTGACAGGAATCGGCGTTTCGGCGAACATTTGTTTAACAAGCGGTTTTTTCAATAATTCATTAAAATGCGTATTTGACAAGTTCATTAAATTCATAATCGGCTCTTTTTTGTAAACAGAAAACGGTATTTTCAATAATCCGTCCAAATATTGACGCGCTTTCGACCCCGAATCCTCCGATTTCGATTTCACTTCCTTCAATTTCATCATCGCCTTTTCTTTGACACTGTCTGGCGCCTTCATTAAACAAATTTGCTGTTCTAGCGGAATTTTATTAATTTCAAAATTAGATAAATCGTTGGTATATTGTATGGTTTTCTTCATCGCCTCCTTGAAATATTGTTTAATGGACCACGGAAAACTATCAAACAAAATAATTTGTTCAGTTGTATCTACCGTACCATTTGAGTCATCTGATAATAGGTCATATAACAAATAAGACATGTATTTATTTTCATAGTTATCCGAATTTATGAGAAGCTGAACCAATATATTACGTTTTGTAAATAAATCACTTGTTATAAAATCCTTTACCAGTTGTGATAATGTTTTTTGTTTTAATAATCTTTCCTGACTTAATAATCCTTTATATTTATTATAGACGTCAGAATTATTATAAATCAGAAAATCTTTCAATGTCATTGATTTAATAAATTTCTCGAAATTACCACACATAAAATCATTATCTTTCGGCATATTTTCCTTTATAGACGTTATTTTTTTATTAAGAAACGGATTGTTTAGAAAATTAACAATGATATCATCTACGACTCCAGTAATGAGCAAACTTTTCTTAAACGCACTGTGATATACATATAATTTTAAGCCATACACTTTTAAATGAAATTGTTTCGTGTTCATTAAAATATCAATACAATCTAAATTTTGAATGGTATCTGACATAATATCGTCTGAAAAAAACTTGGCTGATTTCGTTTTCATACCGTCAGCGGGTTCTTTTTCCGGATTTTTAATGGTCACTACTTTGTAATTGATTGGATGAAAATATTTTTTCAATAATTCAAATTTATATGTGTCGCTGTCTGGTGTTAAAATCGCATTATTACTTCCAAAACATATCGATAATAAATCTTCCAATGAATCCGTGCCGTATGTTTTTAATAGGCTTGATAATTCGTTATTCAACGTCTGTAGATTACTAATAATGGCGTCTGATGTTATTTGTTGAGTATTTATATTATCCTCCATTTTTTTCAAATTGTCACTGATCGTATTAATAGTAGTTATACACGTTGCAACTTCACTTACTCCTAATATATCTAAAAATTTATTCTTTTGTGCGTTTAATATTGTTTTTTGAATAACGTCTTGGAAAAACAGAATTTTTTTCTCTACAAGGGCAACTACATCAGCGGTATGTTTGCTGTTACCAGTATCATTATTTTTAACGATATAATTATTATCATTCATTTTTTACTAATATTGGTTATATACATATATTATATTTATTTTTTTGCCGTATTTTCAAATTAAGGGAAATATATACGTGAATGGTATTAAACACATTTTCATAATAATAATAATATTACCTAATATGGGCATACCAAGTTATTTTTCATATATTGTTAAAAATCACGTCAATATTATTAAAAAATGGTTAAAAAATAAGATGGCAATTAATAATCTATATATGGATTGTAACTCAATCATATATGATGCGGTTCGTACTATAAACTTTTCAAATATTACGGATACGCCTACAAAAACAATTATTGATAAAGTTATTATAAAAATCGAAGAATATATTGGACTACTTGCGCCGGATAATTGTGTGTTTATTGCGTTTGACGGGGTTGCACCCGTGGCAAAATTGGAACAGCAACGCAATCGCCGGTATAAATCGTGGTACCAGAACGAAATTATGGCCAAGATTTTTCAGAAAAAGGACGATTCGTCGTGGAATACGACAGCCATTACTCCTGGAACCATATTTATGAACGACCTAAATATCGCCATTAAGGAGCACTTTTGTAACAATGTTGCAAAATATAATGTAAAAAATATTATTGTCTCTACTAGTGATGAAGCGGGAGAGGGAGAACATAAGATTTTCGATTATATCCGAACAAATCGTGATTCACATACTGACGCGACGACCGTTATTTATGGTTTGGACGCCGACCTAATTATGTTGTCGATTAATCATTTGCCGATTAGCAAAAAAATATATTTGTTCAGGGAAACACCCGAATTTATTAAAACGCTCGATAATTCGTTGGAGCCGAATGAAACCTATTTACTGGATATTCCTGAACTCGCGCAAATTATCACGTTAAATATGAATAATGGAGTAGAATTGACGTCTGAACAGCAAAAAAATCGCATCTACGACTACATTTTTTTATGTTTCTTTTTGGGCAATGATTTTATGCCGCATTTTCCGGCGGCGAATATTCGCACGGGTGGAATCGATAAGCTATTAAACGCATACAAAGCGACGATTGGTGGGACGAATGAAAATTTGACAGACGGTAAGACAATTTATTGGAAAAATGTGCGAAAAATGGTGGCGTTTTTGGCGGCGCAAGAGGATGAATTTATGCGCGCCGAGATGAATTTGCGAGATAAACGGGAGAAGAACTATTTCCCTAGTGAAACCCCGGAACAAAAATACGCGAAGTTTGATGCGATTCCAACGTATGAGCGCGAACAAGAAAAATATATTAATCCGTTCAAGGACAACTGGCAGCATCGCTATTACAAATCCCTGTTTAAAATAGATATTGATGAGGAGAGGAGCAAGGAGATTTCGATAAATTATATGCAAGGATTGGAATGGACTATGAAATATTATACGACGAATTGTCCAGATTGGCGCTGGTGTTATAAACACAATTATCCGCCCCTTTTTCAGGACCTATTAAAGCATATTCCGTATTTTGATACAACGTTTATCAAGGAAAACGCGTCAAAACCCGTGTCGCCGTTGGTTCAACTATGCTACGTTCTACCGCGAAATAGTCTTTCCCTTTTACCGGAAAAATTATATGGTCGATTAAAAGACGAACGACTTGACCTCTACCCGTGTGACGCTGAATTTGTATGGACGTATTCGAAATATTTCTGGGAAGCGCATGTTGAATTGCCTGAGATTGACATTGGTGAATTGGAGCAATTTGTTTCCAAAAAATAAGTCCGTTGAATATGTGTTTCTATTTTCTTTAAGTATGAAAATCAATAATATATATAAAATATAAAAAGTATCATTTTCCAAAAGTCGTTTGGTTTTTCCTTTTTGGACAAAAATAAATGTCCAAAAATGGCATAGGTCGGTTTCTTCCCCGAAAAGGGGTGTTTTTTTTGGCTTATGTAGACAAAAGTGAAAATCGCCAAATATTTTGACTGCATAACTTTTTTTTTGGAAATATATATTTTATATAAAAAGGTTTAGGAATTATTATATTTTACTATATATACTACAAATGTTGTTGCAAAAAACTTGCGAAAAAGTTGCGAAACTATATATATGTGAATTATGTGACTATACGACTAGCAGAAAAAGTAGTTATGATAAACATTTATTTACCGCAAAACATACGAATACTACAACTAACTACAATTCGACTACAACATTGCAACCACAAGTTGCACAAATATATGTATGCAATTGTGGAAAAGAATATAAACATCATTCGAGTTTATGGAATCATAAAAAAAAATGTATTATAGAATCTTCCGTAATTATAAATGATATAGAAGAAAATGATGAAGAAAAAAACGAATTACAAAATAATAGTAATATGATATTAGAAATTTTGAAACAAAATCAAGAATTCAAAGAAATGATTTTAGAAAAACCGATACCAGCTGATACCAACGATTCATTAATAATCGAATTATTAAAGCAAAATCAAGATTTCAAAAATCTGATGATTGAACAAAATAAATACATGATGGAGCAATCCAAACAAATGATGGAACTAGCCAAAAATGCTGGAAACACGAACTGTAATAATAGCACAACCAATAACAAATTCAACATGCAAATCTTTTTGAACGAGACTTGTAAGGACGCAATGAGTATAACTGAATTCGTAAATTCTCTCGTTCTAACCTTTAAAGATTTGGAAGATTTAGGTCGATACGGATATACCCAAGGAATAACCAATATATTTACTAGAGGGTTGCAAGCGACAGAAGTATCAAAACGTCCAATTCATTGTAGCGACATAAAACGGTTGATCATTTATATTAATGATACAAATGGGTGGGAAAAAGATAATAGTTCCCAAGAAAAAGTAATCCAATTAATAAAGAAAATAGCGGGAAAAAATCTGAGACAAGCGACAGAGTGGATGAGAATAAACCATTCAATGATACACGGACCTGATTCATATGAGCAACGCCAATATTTGAAAATGATATCGCAATGGTTTGGAGGTACCGACGAGGAGAATGTGAAAATCTACAACAAAATCATCCGAAATATCGCACCGCAATGCTATATTGATAAATACCCGGCTTTGAAATGAGAAAATTTGTAAAATTTGTAAAATAATATAATTATTCAAAAATATATATTAAAATTATAATAATATATATTTTTAAATGGCGACACGAAATGGAAACGGAAACGGAACCGGAGTTTCAAAACAAGTGATCAGTATATTTGAAAGTCGCGACGAATTTTTAAATTTATTAAAAGTAAATCCAGGACTAGTGATTGTAAAATTAGGAGCAACGTGGTGCGGTCCCTGTAAAAAAATTGCGCATATCGTTGATGCCTTTTTTGCCGGTTCACCACCGAATGTTATATGCGCCGATATAGATGTAGACGAAAGTATCGATTTGTATTCCTATTTAAAACATAAACGAATGGTAAATGGAATTCCGGTGATTCTTCTATATAAGAGAGGGAATGTATCGTTTGCGCCAGACGATAGTGTTACTGGAGCCGACCCTGGACAATTAGACGCATTTTTCAAACGATGTGGACATCATCTAGCACATATTAGTCAAGCCTACGCAAATGTCGCTACATCGTCAAGCAAGTAAAACAACAACACTCAACATATGTGTTCATAGAATAGAATTTGTACGTAAATTGAAAAATGTTACTACAGTGATTACAACATATAATTTTCCTTGTATTTTTTGATACATTGCGCAATAAAATGTTATATGAATCGTGATAATACCACCAAGATTCAACATATATATTTTTAGTACAATCGCAACACGTGTTGTTACCTTGTAATGGAATAATATCATTATTTGAATAAGAAATATAATTGTCGTCGTATTCAGCAAAATCATCAAGGACAAGTATGGATGACCGTGAATTTATCTTTATCGACATTTTTACTATAACATAGTAAAATATTATCATAATATGTCCGTAAAAACCCCATCATAAAAAACATATAATAATATAATATTATATATTTTCAACAAGATGAGCGTAGATTTAGATATAAGTCATTATAATTTACAAGATATATTAAGCCTATTTAAAGTGCCTATAAATTTCGATGAACAAGATATGAAACGAGCAAAATTAATTGTTCTTAAAACACATCCAGACAAATCGAAATTGCCCCCAGAATATTTCAGATTTTATTCAAAAGCTTATAAAATGTTGTATTCAGTATGGGAGTTTAAAAAAAAGGGAGATGTAAATAACGACAATAAAAATACAGAATACAATGAAATCACATATAGTGACAATGAAAAAAACGTGTTATTAGACCAGTTTTTCGATTCAAACAAAAAAATGAAAGACAATAATAATTTCAATCAATGGTTTAATGCTCAATTCGAAAAAAATAAATTGTATAATGAAGGAGAATCAAAGGGGTATGAACAATGGCTAAAATCAAATGAAGATGTAGACGCCACTGCCGATAAAAATGTTACTATGGCTACGATGGCACAAGAGTTTGATAAAAAAAAGACACAAGCACGTTCTCTCATTGTTCATCAAGGTATTCAAGAAATATGTAGTAATACCTCGAATTCAGCATATGATTTATCTACTGATGCGCCAGATACATACGATTCAAATATGTTTAGCAATTTACAATTTCAAGACTTACATCAAGCACACGTAAATTCTGTTATTCCCGTGACGGATGAAGATTATAAAAATAAGCAAAAATTTAACAATATAAATGAATTTATAGATCATCGTAATGGACAAGATATAAAACCGTTATCGGAATCGCAAGCGATGCAATATTTAACTCAACGCAATAATAAAGATGATGAATCAGCAGTTAGACGAGCATATCAATTGGCGAAAGAAACAGAGCAAGCGAAACAAAGAAACAATGATTTCTGGAGCGGACTACAATTATTGAACAATAAGTGATTTAGAACAAAAGAACAAAAGAAATAAAAAATAAAAAAGAATATATAATATAATATATAAATGACACCATTCAATCTAAAACATTATACAACCTATGTCCCCTTATTAGTTATATTGGGCGCAGTTATGTTTTTGAACAATAGATATACAGATAAGTTAAATAGAGAGAAAACCATCGAAGATTATAGCGCCATCCAAAAATATTTATTAACTGATTCCGATTTAGGTGATGAGAAAAAGCCAATCCTATGGATTCCTATTAATTACGAATACAATTCTAGAAATTGGTTATCATTCGGATCCCGCAGTTCTTTTGAACTAAATCAACCGTATTTATATTTGACCGTCAAAAGTATAATTAGCCAAAACGAAGATTCTTTTCATATTTGTATGATTGATGACAAATCGTTTTCAAAATTGTTACCGGAATGGTCAATAGATATGACCACAATTTCCTCACCGGTTTCAGATTATATTCGAACAATGGGATTAACTAAATTGGTATATAAATACGGTGGAATGATTGTCCCGCCGTCGTTTTTATGTATGAAAGATTTATCAGAAATGTATAAGGTTGGATCATCTAATCATAAAATGTTTATTTGTGAAAACGTGGATAGGAATGTAACCTCATCACATCACGATTTTTCCCCAGATATTAGTTTTATGGGTGCTGAGAAAGAATGTATAGCTGTAAAAGAATTAATCGATTTTATGCAACGAACCATTTCATCCGATTATACATCACAATTAGATTTTTTAGGAGAGTTTGATCGCTGGTGTGATTATCGAATTAGAAAACAACAAATAAATTTGATCGATGGTAAATTAATAGGAACAAAAACGATGGATAACACACCAATATTGGTGGACGATTTATTATCAAATGAATATATAGATTTGTATCCGCAAACGTATGGTATTTACATACCCGCAACAGAAATTTTAAATCGACGACATTATGAATGGTTTGCACGTTTGTCTGCGAAACAAGTCTTGGAGTCAAAAATCATTATTAGTAAATATATTTTACTTGCGAATACGCCTAAAATAAAAAAGGGTACAATTGAACCATTGGAAAATGAGCCAGGTTGGGTGAAATATTGGCAAGTGCCGTCAGGATTTGGGTTATGGGGATTAAAACCAAATTATTTGGGTAACAAGGTGAGATCATCTGATAGCGAATTTTAGATGTTGAAAAAAAAGAAAAATCATATTTTTTTGTAAAAAGATATAATTTAGTTTAGTTTAGTTTGGTCTCCAATAATAAAGGAGTTCTAGGTTAGTTTAAGTTTGGTTTGGCCTCCAAAAATGTAGGAGTTCTAGGTTATTTTAAGTTTGTTTTTTTTAGAAATTCGAAGGAGTTAGCCTTATGCGTTAGCCGAAGTAATTTCGGGTAAATATACGTAATAATAAATGTCATATTTTGATTTATCATATACAATATGAGAAGCATATACTATATTATTGTGTTTACATATTTGTCTTAAGACAGTTGTAAAATTGTTGTAGGTCATTTTTCGTTCTAAATATTTATGTTTTGATAAATGATAATATGGTTTACACGCCTCTATAAAATTAGCTATATTTTCGTTAAAAATCCCTTTTTTGTATGAATTATTGTTGTATACATAATATTTATTATTTGATGATTTTGTGGAAACCTTTTCTAATAATGTGAATAACAATTCATTCGGAACTTTATACTTAAATATTTGACTAGACATAGTAAAAATATACAAATAGTTATATTATATATTAAATATATTAAATATATTAAATTTTATATAGTATTTTATACTAAATATTTTGTTGACCGATATTTTGAATTAGATTATTCGTAAACAGTGCAAGTTCTATTTCATCTTCATGAATATTGTGAAAAATGGTAATGTATTTACAAATAAACGGAATAATAGTATATTTTTGATCTTCAGTCAAAAGAGTGGTAATTTTTACAAACAAAAAATAATTATCTAATATGTCCATCACAGAATATCCTTTATCATAAATGGAATATACCAGTTTAATCGCTTCATCTAATTGGTTGTTTTTTACTAATTCAGTATAAGTATTAAATGTAGTAAAACTAATATTCGTACAAACATTTGTTGCAAGATCCAATGTAATTTCTTGTTTTAATAGTTTAAATTTTTCCATATAATTGATTAGAATTTTCGCAGTATTATTACAAATATCTAAAATAAATTTCTCTGCGTCTGGTGAAATAATAATTTGTTCAGCTGATTTAATTTTATGCATAATTTTTATTAAATTATCACGATGTAATGGTTTAATTTTTAGAATGGTTAATCGCGATTGAATACTTTCAATGACCTTTTGAATATTACAACACGACGACATAAAATGAACATTATGACTGTATTTATCAATACAATTTCGAAACACTTGTTGACTTTGTTCATTTATTAAGTCGAGATCATCCAATACAACAATTTTCTTTTTATTTTTAATGGATGAACACGTTTGACAAAATGTTTTAACATCATTACGGTAATAGTTAATTCCCTGTTCCTTCAAATTATTAATGTGTAAAATATTATCTTTGTATTCGTTTTGTGTAAAGCCGACATAATATTCGCGTATGATTGCATTTAGAATGGATGTTTTTCCGGAGCCCATGTCACCGATGAATAAAATATTTAAATTGTTCATGTCAATTAATGTGTTTAAAATATTTACAATTTCGTTATCAGAATCAAAATCAAAATCTGTAAATATAAGAGGTTGAAATTTATTCATAAAAAGAGAATAATCCATTCTTAAGTATATTCGTAAAATATTATTTAAGCTTATCTCTGTAAATACTATTATATTTAATGTCGGCGGATGACACCCATTATAAAACTTTAGAAGTTCCAGAAACGGCGAGTTTAGATGAAATAAAGAAGGCATATAGAAAGTCGTCCTTAAAAAATCACCCCGATAAAAATCCTGGGAATCCGGAAGCAGTAAGAATTTTTCAAAAGATAAATGAGGCATATGAGGTAATAGGAGATGCTGAAAAAAAGAATGAATATGATATGCAGCGATCTAATCCATTTTTTAGACAACAACAACAACAACAGGGTCAAGGAATGCCACCGGGATTTGAAAATATGAATGATATATTTGCTAATTTATTTTTCGGCGGCGGAATACCTGGTATGCCCGGGATGCCTGGAATGCCCGGAAATATTCACATGATGGGTGGTATGCCTGGGATGCAAGGAATGCCCGGAAATATTCATATGATGGGAGGGTTCCCACCCGGAGCAAATATTCGTATTTTTAGAAATGGAGTTCCGGTAAATATGACCCCACAAATGGAAAAACCCGCACCTATTATTAAAAATATTACCATTTCGATGGAAGTGGTATTGAACGGTGGAAAAATACCAGTTGAAATTGAAAAATGGGTCATTGAAAATGGAAACAAATTAAATGAGATATCCACTGTTTATGTAGATGTCTTTAAAGGGATCGATAATAATGAAATCATTTTGCTAAAGGATCAAGGTAACGTTATAAATGAGCAGTGTAAAGGAGACATTAAAATATTTATTAAAATAAATAATGATTCTATTTTTATTAGACAAGGACTGGATTTATTGGTGAACAAGGATATTTCGTTGAAGGAATCATTATGTGGATTCAGCTTTGAATTAAAATATATTAATGGGAAAACGTTTACTATTAATAATCAAAATGGGAATATTATCATTCCAGAATACCAAAAAGTCATTCCGAATATGGGGTTAACGAGAGAAGGACATACTGGAAATTTAATCATACATTTTCACGTGAAATTCCCCGAGTCGTTGTCCCCGGAAAAAATAAATCAATTAAAAGATATTTTGTAGGTATATTGGATATTACACCTTTGGACATTTACACCTTTTCTCATTTGAAACGCCCATTTTATATAATCAATTTTTTATAAAATTATATAAAAATATGTTATAATATCAATTCAAATGAATGTTGAAGATTTGTTAAATAAAAATAAACTATTGGAAGATTATTTTTCAACCCAACGCATTAAACTTCTTGGACTACACTTAAATATTCTACATACTTGTTCTTGTGAAACATCTTCGGTTAAATAATATTCAACAGCAGACATTTTGAAATCTTCGCTCTTATGTTTAGGCATATATATTATTTATAAAAAAAATTGAATTGCTTTTTATAAATAAAATACTTATCATAATACAATATAGAGAAATGGAGACCAAACCTGAAATGAATGATATTAATACAATTTTACCACACATTGTATTTATTCAAATGATAAATACTCAAAAACAAAAAGAAGAAAACGCAGATATATGGAAAGATAGTCCATATAAAGATTTGGTAAAATTACAATCAAATAACGTTGGAAACGTTGGTGAAACATTTATACAAAATATTTGTGACGCCTCTCAAATTGAAGCACAAGTGGATGGTTCTAAAACAAAAGAATTAGGTGGTGGTGTAGGTGATGGATTAATTCTAAATAAAAATATTGAAATAAAAACATCTCATAGAGGTTCATCTACTCCAAATTTTCAACACGAGTTAGGAGAAACACCCTGGAAATCAGAGTTTATGTTATTTATTGATATATCACCTATGTTTATATATTTAACTATATTTAAAAATTTTGATGAAGAATTTTATAAAAGCGGTGCAAAATGCGACCCATATTTTCCAACAAAAAGTGTTACTTGGAGAAAAGGAAGTGGGGCATTCAAATTAGATACAACAGTAAAAATAAATGAAGAAAATATTATAAAAGGACATACTTTTAGAATTGATGATAATATTGATTTAAATGAACTAAAAACATTTATATTATCAAAGATTGAATAAAGAATAAATTTGCGAACTTCTTAAATTATATGCCGAATTTGTTGATAAAAATGCTATTTTATTCCATTCTATATTTAACATTTTATGTATCATATTTGTTTTATCGTATGTAAATACAATTCCGTAACCTTTTTTTCCTGGCAAATCTTCAAAATTCATATAACATTTCATATTTTCTTTTCCAAAACAAGTTGAAGGAATATATATATCACATTTTCCAATCATATCTTTATTTCTAGTTGATGATATAGTCCCTCCATCTGACATAGAGTAAATTTTCATTTTATCATTAGTATAATCTATAATGTTATACAAATTATTACTATGATTTTTAGACCATATTTGAAATATAGTATTGATTTTAATACAATTTCCACAAGGTTCATAAAAATCGCTTAATAATTTTGTTGAATGAATTAAATTATAACCTTTAACTCTTTTACGTGGAACTCCTTTTCCGTCGCTTTCAAATAACTGTGGTAATATAAAACAAACATAATTCGCAAAATTAAACGAATGATTGATGAATTTTAATGCAGTATGTCCCCTCAATCCAAATGGTGGATTTCCAAAAACAACAAAATTATTATTTTCACTAGGATACCAATTTAAATAATCAGCGTTAATTACTGATGGATGTCGTGGTTCTATATCTAATGCTATAGTATGAGATGGTAAAACTTGTAAAAATCTACCATCTCCTGCGGATGGTTCAATATATTTAAAATCAGTAGGTTTTTCTCCGTATGTCTTAATCACGTCCGTAAATATTTGAAAACACTTTACCGCTGTTTCTACTGGCGTAAAGAATTGGTCTTTTTCTTTTGTCGAATAATTAGAATAATTAATTTGTATGTTTGATAATTTTAATATATCAAATTCATAATTCTTTGGAATATCATTTAATTCAATCCAACGAGTTATAGTTCCAGTTGCGACATTTAACTCTTTTGCTAGTTCATTAAGTGAATATTTTGTAAATAAACTATTTAAAATATCTAATAGATTATAATTTTGTGTAGTAGATGTAATTATTTTTTCCTTTATATCTTCTACATCTTCTTCAAATATCAATTCAACATTTTTTTTTTCAACTGGATTATTTTGAATTAAATTAATTAATTCACCTTTGTTTTTTGATTTACACTTTTTAATTCCAAGTTCTTCACACTTCTCTAAAAGTTCTGTCTTTGATAATTTGGTTAATTCCATTTCTTCAATTATACACGTTATATTGCTACTAATATCAGACATATAATCTAATTCAATTTTTTTATTATCTAATAAAAAACTCATTTATATATTTACTAAATATTTTATTTTTAAATTAATTAACAAATTAAATATTTATATTTTGACTATCATTAAATTTTAATTGATGTTTGGTTGTATTCAAATGTGTATCCATCATAGACTTTACAAATACACCAAAATCACAACATTCACAATAATACTTAAATTTTCCCTTTCGTTCTTCTTTTGTTGAATGATTGTTAAGAATATGATTTAAATAATTATTTTTATTATAATTCTCAAAACTGCACTTATTACACTTATAAAGTGTCTTATCACATCTTTCTTTTCTTTTGCCTGTTTTATGTAAAGTAGTTTCTAAATGTTGTTTATAACAAGAAGCAATATCAGTTCTATAATTACACTTTTCACAATAAAATTTGTTTTCCATATTATTTTATATATATTTAATATTTAAATATATTTAACAAATTAAATATTGATTTTAAATTTATATTTCTTTATGCCAAACACGGCGTTTTAAATGTCCAAAGGTGTAAGGTCTATGGAACTCTAGTGAAGGATTCTCCATCTACATATAGCAATCGCTATGTGATTTGTAATTTTTTGTGGGGTTTATTAACATACTAATTTGTCTAATCCATTTATGTGCGGCTTGCGGATTTATTTTTTTAAGTTTATAAATCATAGCAATAGCGGTATTTTTGCTATCTATATGTGAAAAACAGAACCAATAAGGGGAATAATGTTCCCACGGTTTGGAAATATTATAATTAAATATTTGTTTTTGAGCTTCTACTACAGATAAATGATTGAAGAATTCTGGACTTAAACATATTTGTTTGATAAGGTGGTTGATGGTGTATTTATTTAATCGATGTAATAATTTATATGGATTATATTTTGTTTCTAGTAGATGAATTCTGGTATCATATGATAGGAATGATTCAATATAATCGACCATTACTTCTGGTAATTTTAGCATTTTTTTAAAATCAATCCGTGTTTTTGCGTTTTTTTTGTCATTTTTGCGAATGGTACATTCATCGATTCTGTATTCTTTCACGGTATTTTTAAGTATTTCTGTTTTCAACTTTTGTTCTAATTCTGACCTTATTCTATGTGATACAACCACTTTTTCTTCACATTCTATTTGATATTTTTTTTGTCTATCTAATTTCAACTTTGCAGCAGTAAGTTGAAGTTTTGCTACTTCAACAGCTAATTCAGCTGCCTCTATTTCTTGTTTCGATGATAATAATAATTTACCGGAGTCGATCCAAACTAAATGGTCGATATCACATTGGTATATTTGTGCGTTTTTTTTATTTTGAAGTTGTCGAATAGTAGATTCGGGTGCCGGCTCTACTCCTGAATTAATTAAGAATTCCATCATTTGTGTTATTGTTTATTATATTATACTATATATGAATATAAAATATTTCAATTTTTTATAATAAAAAATATGATGAATAATTAAAATTATGGGATGTTTGTTTATCATTGTGTAATGTATAATGTAAGATGAATTCTTCTTTCAGGTCTGTAAATAAAATAAAATGGGGGGATGGGAAATTCGATTATGTGGTTGAACCCATATTCAAAAATATGTTAGTAAACGCATTTGACGCAATCACACAAACAAATATGTGGCATTTTGTATTATGTTTTGATGAAAAAGAAAATTTCAACACGTATATCTATCCAGAAATTGATACCATTATAAAAAAAATGACGACAATACCATTTTATGAAAAACACGATTACGACTCATTCTCCGTTATTATGCAAAATATGCAGTTTATTGTCATGTACGGAATAGATAAATGGAGATATCAATACGAAAATAATACAATTCCAAATAAGTATTTTAGGAGTAAATAACTTAAAGAATTAATATATATGTATATTGGGGGAGGAGAACGAGTCGGTTAAAGGGTGGGTTGGGAGGTAACCGACGGGGATTGTACATGGGAAAAGAAATGAAAAAATATAGACTCATGTCATATTTTTTAGGGAGCAAACGTTTGGTGATATCCCGTTTGAGTTATGTTATCAGGCATAACAACATATGTAGACGCGCGTCAAAAAAAATAAAAATAAAAAAATTGTGTAGATAGGTTATTAAATCCGGTGAGATTTTTGAACCCACACAATTATGGATTTTAGTCCATATTATGCTCTAATAGTTTAGTGATAAAACACAATCCTTGTAAGATTGAGTCCGGTGTTTAATTCACCGTTTGAGCTGTCATTTTTATATGTTTTATGAAAATATATAAAAATAAAAATAATATCTCCAAATAGTATATAAAAAAAATGGCAGGGAGAAGTAGAAACGTCAGAAACATACAATCGTATATTAATCATTCGGACGCACATTCTGGATTAGGACCATTGAAGGCGGGGACAGGTCCAGCAATAGGTGTCACCCATTACTTATGGCATAATCTAACATCAGAATGTTCAAAAGGTCCTCTAGACAAGGTAAATAGTGAAGCATATTATAGATCGCTTATATGGCAACGATATGGAAATTTACGTCCCAGTTTTAGACCCTCGCCGAGGTTGAGAACGCATAATTTTTCCAATTAGTAAAAAATCACCTAAACCCTAAAACAAATTGTTCATAAGGGTGAAGGCGAGTAACGAAACTACCGCATTGCTGTGATTTATCACAACTGGTAGCGCGAATAAGTTTAGCGTGTCTGTTTGCAATATTAGACGCTCCGACACCAGCTCCAGGCACATATTTATTATCGACAGAAGCAGGAATACCAGTAATAAGTCCTATGGAAGGATTTCGTCTTCCCCCCGCTCCATTACTGCGTTTATAATTAAATCCACCGCGACCAACCCAAAAACTTCCATTCGGCATATTTTATATATTACCCAAATATTATATAAAATTTTACTTTCTTCTGGATTTTTTCCCTTTTTTACCACCTTTTCTAGTTTTTCTAGATTTTTTCCCTTTTCTAGTTTTTCTTCTCTTTCCTCCAGTAGGTTTACCCTCGCCATTAGGTTTACCCTCGCCATTAGGTTTACCCTCGACATCACGGTCAACCGCAACAGCATGTACTCCAGTAATAGTTCGTCTACATATCGGACATTTATCACTATGTTCAAAAGCCATACGTAAACAATCGCGATGAAATTTATGTCCACATCCTTGAGGTCCAAGTCCGACAACAACACCCCCTTTTTCAGTTGTGAATAAATTTTCATGACAAATAGGACACATTTCCGCTTTGTATTCTTGGTTATTTATTCTTGGTATTTTAGATAGATTTACACCAGGATCAACTGTAAATTCAATACACATTGGCAGTTCATCCAAGTTTTCAAACAACGCCTTATCAGCAGGGGTTAAACTAATAATGTGAATTTTATTTGTCAATCCAATAACCACACCCTTTAGAGTTATATATTCATCCATAACTTCCTTCTCATTCATTATAACAGTATCTATAAATGGTTTCTTGCCGTCAAATCCAGAAGGAAACATTTTTTTCACAAGAATTTCTTCAGATCCAGATATTTGTTGGTCAATTGTATATGTTACTTCTAATTTTTTACCATTATATTCTTGGATTTCAATCTTTGTAGCCATTATACTAAATATTTATATAATAAAAAAATATTATATAAAAAAATCAAAACGAAACGAAAAATTCAACAATCCTAAATTAATACATAATTTTACGAGATCTTTCTTGTCGGGATATCCGAAGAGACCAAATAAATAGAATTTTCAGTGATGATAATGTATTCAGTACCACTTTTATAGAACTTCGCAATAGGAGACGTATATTCATCAGCCGATTTAACGAGAAGCTTTTCTCCAGTCTCCTTGACACCGATCAATGCGTTTTTATCAAGTGATGACGTCCAATAATCGAGCAGAATCGGTTTATCTTCTACGATTGCGAGCTTTGCGCAGTGTTTAAGTGTGATATCGCTAGGTAATCTATAATTAGACGAATCAGACACAGTAGAACTCGACGTCGAAGTAACTGCAGGTTTTTGTTCAATCATACTAGCCATATTATATAATAAAAATTATAAAGTCTTTAAATGCTTTTTATGAAAAATTAATTTAAATATCACACATGTATATAATATATCCATGAGCGACGCAATACAAAATTCAGCAAATAATTCCCAATATTCATTACAAAATACGGAAAATTATAAAACAACGCTACATTGTTCTAGTAATGACATATTAACCAAATATAACGTATTAGTATGTGATTATTTGAATTTTATAACGGAAAATATAGGTATGTCAAATAATATATACAATAAATTTATAATAATGCGAGGCTTGGACATAATAACAAATGTGTTTACAATCATATTACTGTATTCCAAAAATATTGATATGGCGTTTTTCCACGGTCAAAAATCGTTTTATTTCTATGTTGAATTTATAGGACAAATATCAGAGGTTCATCATACATTTCTTCAGTTAAGCTCACGAGACGCCGCAATGTTTGTATATAAAAAAAATATATTTGAAATAAATAATGAAATACGTAAAAAAAACAAGATAAGTTCATCGGAATCTATAAATATGAATATATTAGATGCAAATGTACATATAATGAAAAACATACTTATAACGGTATTTACGAATATCGAATTATCAAAAGAAAATAATAAGGAAAGTTTAAAAATTATGATAAAACGTGTGGAAAAAATAGGTGAAAAAATAAACAACACGAAAATAACAATAGACACGATTTATAATATCAAATTAATCGTGAATTTAATGAATATAGATGGAATGTCGAATGATGCGTATTGCGACAATATCGAACAAAATATAAAAAAATGTATAAAGGATGGTCATCAAATACAACAAACACACAAATAAAAATATATACAGTATATACATATACAATATATACAATAAATGCAACGAATATTTAATATTAACCAAAATAACAATAATTACGAGCAAGTTATTGTTACTATTATTGCTGGATATATCGGCGCACTAATTCCAAACAAATTATCAAATATACCACATTTATGGATGTCGGTCATTATGGGTGGTCTAATGAGCAAAATAATTTACGGTGATTTTGATGTAGGATATCAATGGACCAGATCGGATATTTATTATTGGATTATTACAATTATTGAATCGTTGATAGGTGGAATATTAGCCATTTTTGTGGGAACTTTTTATCGAGTATAAAGCGATAGCAACTGAGAGCGATAGCAACTGATAGCGATAGCAACTGAGAGCGATAGCTTTCTACGGTTCGCTTTCAACAATGCTCCACAACATGGTCAAAGTAATCAATTCTAGAAATAAATTCAGCGACATCTCCTTCAATTCCAAGTAAATAAGTAAAACCTACTTTATTATGAATAGTGCAAATATATTCATAATAATCTTTTAAATCCATTGGGCTATTTAAATTATGGTGTAAACTATGTAATGACCATTCAGGTGGAGCAAATGGAAATCCTCCGTGATAGTCGATTTTAATAACCAGTTTTATATATTTTTGTGCGTAGGCTTCAACAATATCGATTATTTCAGTAGGTAATTTGTTCCATTTTAATTGACCAAATGTGTAATCGTTTTCAGTATCTACATTGTAAAAATATTCAACATACAACAAACAATAATCGTCAAATTTTTGCAAGTATATATGTTTACGTTCATTTTGTTTTATCGGTATGTTATAATGAGTATGTAATTGATTGATATTACAATGATTCGAAAATCTATTATAATGTCTATTGAAATACAGTAATTCCGTCATTTATTGATTATGTTCTCTGATGTAGTAACATTTATTTAAGTTAATTCATTCAATTTTTTTGTGTATTTCTTTTATTACGGGTCGTTCTACGTTTTTTATTATATTTTCGTGATTGTTTTCGTGATTGTTTTTGTCTTCGTTTTCCACCACCATCAACTTCTTGTAATACTGAATCATCAACCAACCCTATATTTGGATTTGGATTTGTATTTGAATTATATTTATCAAAATCAAATGATTCTTGTATTTTCGTAATAATAATGGGGTCGGCGTTTCTAATAATCTTTTTCAAAAAAAGATGCACATTATTTTTATTTATGCTAACTCGATAAATATTGGGTATATGTTTGAAATAAATCATAGTCACCATTTTTATACTGCGCGCGGACGCAACACCGATTAAGGCAACATATGCATCATATGGAATATCATCATTAACTTCCAAGTGAGGATATTCGCGTAATTTATAGTATGTTTCAATAATATTGAAAACCAATTTTATTATATTATCAGCAGAGTTATCTCTCACATTATGAATTTGTTTAACACTTTTTATGGTATAATACATCATATTTTTGTGAATGGTTGATTGAAGATCCGGTTTAATAATATGTAAAATATCGTCCGTTGTTGTCAATTGTAACGGGTTAATATGTAACATTTTACACATCGGAAAATCTCCTTTAATAAATTTAACAGTTTGGGTTTGAAGAATATTCATATAATTCATAGTATCATCTAAAATATAATTTAAGTGATTCTCGTCAGCAATATTATACAAATAATATGTGTTAAACTCATCTAAAATATCAACAATTGTTTTTATTTTTTCTTCTGATTTACTTGAATACTCTGTATATTTCAACACTTCATCCATCACTAATTTATATTTAATTTTATCTATTTCTGTTTTGTACAGAATAATCATACAAATTTCAATGATTGATCTATCAGGAGCAAATTTTTTTGGTATCATATTTTTTGTATACATTCCTAAGAAAAAAAGGACTGTAAATTTATTTATATCGGATTCTGAACATTCTATTTCGTGAAAATTATATAAAGATGCTAAATGTTGGTCGGATGGTTGCGCATCACAATAAGCTTTGTATATATCATATATCGATTCTATATTATTTTCAGTTTCATATGGTAAGTTATACTTTGATTCATTGAAACGAACGTTTTTTATAATTTTTTTTAATTCTTCTGACGAATTCATCAATTATATAATTATATATATGCGAATAATATAATTATATTTTTTTATACATATTCTGTAGTCGAAGGATTCTACGCAGAAACAACAATATTCTTTTTTCGAATCTTCTTCTTCTTATTCTTAACCACCGTATTTTCAGGTGTAATAATTTTCTGATTAATTTGTTGAAATTCCTTTTCAAGCATCACCTTCAAAAATTCATAAATAATATGCAACACATTTTCATCGCACATCCCAACAATTAAAATACTCCCCGTCCGGAAAATCATAAAAGACACAGTGACAATATTTTTATATGTACTTTTTTCCTCTTCAGATATTTGTGAACCGGTTTGAACTTCTAACGCGGGATTATAATAAAATTTACATTGAATCCCTGGATAAGAACACGGGTCATATATACATTGAATATTATATCGGGTTTTAAGAATATCGTATAATGTTTCTCGGTTAATGTAGAATCCACAATTGAAATTCGAATTAATGAGAACAGTGTCACTTTTTACTTCAAATCCAATAGGTTTATCCATATATGGTTGTAATGTTGAAATAATATTATTCAACACAATTTCAAATATGGTTTCATTTTGAATACCGGGAATCTCCATTTTACCCGTATTAAACACTTTAATATGAAATTCTTTAAAAAGATCTTGAATTCGAATGCGAAGAATCATAACAAAACAATTATAAAACGCGCTCTTCTTTTTGCTTCTATAACTCATAATATCCTTTTTGGAAATCCCAATGCTTACCTTTCTGATGTCCTTGAACTTTATTCTACCACTCGGATTATTAATACTCGTCATAACTTGGTCTTCATAATGATTCACCGTTTTCAAATTCGTATGAACTTCATCCAACTCTTCTTGGGTAATAGAATTGAATTTCATTTGTTTTTTAATGACACCGTTTGTAGGGGTTGCATAAGGAATAATAGGAACTTTCCAGAATATATCCTTTAAATTTATTTCAGTATTTAAATACGCAATTTTAGATTTGGTGGAAATATAAATATTGTTCGCTTTAGGGGAGATCAAATTTTTATTCATTTCAAAATCCACGCTATTTTGGCGCCTATTTGTAAAATCTTCTTCATTATTATTGTTTTCGTTATCATCGTCGTCTGTTGACGCATCATTATAATCGGCTGATATAAATTTTTCCCATTCGTCATCAACGACGTTGGAATTTATTTTATTTGAGGTGTTTGATTTTTTAGTTTCCATGATTGTATAATATTCTCGTTATTCCTTTATATAGATTCAATTAACAATATTTCGATTCAATTATTTTCTAATCGTATATTATATTATTTAATGATCGGCAATAATACGCGCATCATCCATGAAAGAAGTGAAATCATCCCTATTAAGAAAAATTTATATGCGCAACCGGTTTCCCCCACCAACTCTACAACATACAGCTTAAAGCAGAATATGTTTGACCCGATGAAAAGTTCTCCCCCCAACGATTTTATGATAAAACTTCGTATGAGAATGAGTCGTTTGGAGCGACCTGTAGCCTTAAGCGTAGCAAAAAGCGTGGGGAGCGATTGAACTCACGAGACAACTGTCGACTGAGTTATGATTCTTTAGATAAAAACACGGATATGCGTGAGATGGCGTAATTAATATAATATCCATTTTTACAATCTTGGCTATGCATTATATTTTCCATAAATTCTAAAAATGTATGCGTTATCATTTCTGGCTTATTGCGAATAATATAATTTAAATAATCTTTAATTATATTTTTTTTATCAATATTATAATTGTTGCTGATTTCTTGGATATATTGCGACATTATTTCGAGTTTCTCTCCTTGAATAAACTTTAGATAAAGATTTTCCCATACAGTACTGTCTATTATATTAAAATCCGCATCTATAACATTCTGATTTGACTGCATAAAGTTAATCATACTTCGAATATCTGAACGGTATAATTTTTGAATAAGACTTATCGATTTTTCACTCATGTTTAGTTTTTCGCATACAGCGATATTCGTTAAAAACTTTATTATTTCTGTCTCGGGTAGCTGGTTAAAACGTAATCGTAAAAATTCGTTTTGTAGTCCTTCGTCTATTCTACTAATATAATTGCATATTAGACAAAAACGCACCGTACCTGAATATTTTTGGAGCAAATAGCGTAATGCTTGTTGTGCGTTTTTTGTCATATAATCAACTTCGTCCAAGATCACGAATTTCATACCATTATTAAAGAGAGACTTGGAATTCACAAATTGATTTATTTGGTTTCGGATAATGTCAATGCCTCGGTCGTCTGACGCGTTCATCATCATTACCAGTCCCTTATCTCGAGTGCCGTGTTTATCTTGGTAAGCATTTATCAGATTAAGAACTAGAGTTGTTTTTCCTACGCCGGGTGGGCCATATAATAACAAATGTGGGAAGTATTTGCTGTCAATTATATTTTTGAAAATAATTTTATTTAACGGATTTAATACGACATCATCTATATGACTTGGTCTATAAAATTCTACCCACGGTACACTACTCATTACTGTATAACTTATACTGTATGTTTTTAATATATAATATATAATATCAATTATCAATTATCAAATATCAATTATTATTCGTTTTACAATTTTTATATATATTTTGGGGAAAAATTGAAATAAAAATAACAGTCAAAGATATTGTATAAACAAGTAAGTAAATATGTCAACAGAATCCTCCACTAAAGTTCTGTATTCTAGGTCTGTAACTACGCATGAGGCTCCGTTACATCCCTTAAATAAAAAAAGTTATTTAGAAATATTTGTCGGTCCAATGTTTTCAAAAAAAACATCGCGATTAATAGATATTTATAAGCAGTATACATTTTGTAATATCCCAGTGGAAATAATAAATCATTGTGCAGACACGAGATATCACGATACTATGCTTTCATCACACGATAAGGTAATGGTTCCGTGTATACAAACTGACAAAATATCGGATGTTTGGTTCAACAATAATAACCAACAATCAGATAATCATTTAAAACTTAAAAATGCTGCGGTTATTTTAATCAATGAAGCACAGTTTTTCGGAGATTTGTATGAGTGTGTATTGGACATGTTAAAAGAGAATAAACGCGTATATATTGCTGGATTAGATGGCGACTTTTCTAGGAATAAATTTGGTCAAATACTGGATTTAGTTCCGATGTGTGATAAAATTACAAAATTAACGGCGCTTTGCAGTATGTGTAAAGATGGAACTCTTGGGATATTTTCAATGCGGTTAACAAAAGAAACACAACAAATGGTGATTGGTTCAGATAATTATATTCCTGTTTGTCGAGGCTGTTATACAAAAAATATGTAAGTCAGGATAAATCAATTATCAAAACTACTTAAATCAAAAACCATTTATTAAATTATAATATAAAAAAATATGACAACCATTATTGAAACTATTAAACCAAAGAGAGGAAGACGATCTAAAAAAGAGATTGAAGCAGCCAATGCTTTAATCGCAGCATCAGCATTAGATATTTCTTCGTCGGTTAACTCCGGAGTCCAAAATGGTGAAAATATTATCATCACTTCATTATCAAATCCGTCTATAATTCCGTTAGAAAAGAATGAACCAAAGGAAAAGAATGAACCAAAGGAAAAGAAAGAACCAAAGGAAAAGAAGGCACCAAAGGAAAAGAAGGAACCAAAGGAAAAGAAGGAACCAAAGGAAAAGAAGGAACCAAATGAAAAGAAGGAACCAAAGGAAAAGAAGGCACCAAAAGAAAAGAAGGAATCAAAGGAAAAGAAGGCACCAAAGGAAAAGAAAGAACCGAAGGAAAAGACCGTAAAAGTAAATAAAAAAATGAATTCAACACCTTCGGTTATTAACTCTGGACCTCAAAATGTGAATAATATTGAGTTGCAAATTTGTAATGATTATACAAACACAACAACGAATCAAGAAGATACTCAAATGTATAATACCGATGAAAATATTATTATTAAACCTCCCCCCAAAAAGAGAGGTAGAAAACCAAAGGGTGGAAAGATAATCATGCAAACATTACCTATTATTCCACAAAAAGAGGTAAAACCTAATATTATTTTACATTTGAAATGTTCTATGAAAGATTTACATAGTGATGGAGATCATAATTCAAATTTTTCTATTCCGAATATTGAATCGTTTAACTTTGAGTGTTCGAAAAACGAACAATTGTATGAGGTTGTAAGTAATCCGATTGTGAACATTCCCGAATACTCTGCTAGCGTTCCGTATTCAACTATGTGTTCCACTCCATCACATACTGTAGAAACGGTTTCAACACCTGAAAAAATGTATACATACAATGAAAAACTCCTTGAAAACATTACATATATTTCCAATACAAATACACACACAAATTCAACTCATTCACATCATCATCATCATAATAATAATAATCAATCAGAAACAGCAGATTATCAAGAATGCTGTGAATCAACTGAAATTTGGAAAAAACTAAAAATGTTAGAACATAATTTACACATAAATAATGTATCTGATAAAAAATCCGCGTGTTTTTGGTGTTCACACGACTTTGATAATCCTCCCATTTATATTCCAAAACATTTCATTAAAAATTCGTATCAAGTTTACGGATGTTTTTGTACACCTGAATGCGCCGTGGCACATTTGATGGAAGATAACATCGATACATCAACCAAATTTGAAAGATATCATTTGCTCAATCATATTTACTCAAAAATTTATAATTATAAGAAGAATATTAAACCCGCACCGAATCCATATTATATGTTGGAAAGATTCTATGGTAACCTAACAATACAAGAATATAGATCATTATTAAAGAGTGAACGATTATTTTTAATTGTAGATAAACCGCTTACTCGAATTTTACCAGAATTTCACGAAGACAATGACGATTTCATTATTAACAATAAAATTATTCCATCGAATAATTATCAAGTGAAGAAAAGGCTACAAAAAAAATCAATGACAAAAAATAATATTATGAATGAACAGTTTGGTGTGAATTCTTAGAAATCCTTAGAAATATATTATATATGTAGAATATATACAATATATTATGAACGGGGCTGGAACTGGTCCACATAATAATAATAACACATATAAATGCCTAATCAATATTCAACCACCATATGTTATAGAAAAAGATGGTGAATATTCAGGCGTTATTTATGATGCGTGGAAAAAAGTAAAGGAAAAAATGCCGGAATATACTTTTGAAGAAACGATGTTTCCAACAAGCAAAAATAATTTAGAATTTATGAATACTTTTAATAAGGATGATTATGATGTTGGTATAGGATGTGTAGCAGTCACAAATCAACGAATTAAATTGGCCTATTTTACTACTCCGGTTATTATGAACAGATGTGTGGTTCTTTATAAAGATAAACATTTAATGATAAGTTCCATATTGAAATTTTTTGGGATGTATTTTTTACCGTATTTTTTTGCATTGTTATTATTAAGTTTAATTTTAGGATATATATTAGCTAAAACAAGTAAACAAAAATTATCGCCATCAAGGTTAATAGGTGAATCAGTCGCGGCATTATTTGGCTCAAAAGGTTCACTATTATCACACGTCACATTCAACGCAACAAGTATTGTAATAATTATCATTCTATTAATATGTTCCACATTTGGTCTACAATTATTACAGGCGTTAATTACAAATATTTTGGCACAATCATATCTAGAAAGTGAACTTATTCGATCTTCTATACATACAGCCAAATTACTTGGAATAGATCATAGTAATGTTCCAGACATGTTTGAAAAAAATTATGACTGTAAAATTATACGACAAGATGATAGTTTGGAAGGGACTATAAAAACATATTTAAAAGATACTAGTAAATATGACGGTATTGTTGCGAATGGTATGGAAGCATTGTATTACGCAAAAAAATATGATTTAAAACTCACACAACAATATTTTACATTAAATCAACACGGATGGATCGTAAATTTCAAACACCAACAACTACTGCAAAAACTAAATGAAACAATTCGAGTCGTATTGGATGGAGACTATATGGGCAAAATGTGTAAAATGAATTTTGGAGAGGATGAAGGATATATGTGTATTTTCTAGAATCCGTCTTTACATATTTTGGAGCGAGCCTGAGCGTAAGCATAGGTGAGTGATTATATTCCGTGGGCGCCAGCTGAAGGAATATCCAATTCAGTCTTCAATTTGTCTTCTTGTTTTGAGTTATATTCACGCATCGAATCATTTAATTTATGTCGAATCTGTTTATAAATTTCTTGATTGACCGATCTTATTTCTGGTGCCTTTTTTTCAGCTATACCCATAAATGCGCGAATGACCTTTATAGCATCATTCTCGTATTCAATCAATTTCTCTCTCGCTACATCTTCCGTATAATCAGTTTGTCTGCGAATCATATTCACCTTTTCCACAATGTCCGATTCACACGTAATGGTAATATTATCTATACACTTACGTTTATCCATATACATATTATCATAAATTATTTTTTAAATCATATTAAACAAAATTTACTAATATATAATATCACTATCAAAAAATGTCGCTTTTTAATAAATCCTCCATCAATAAATCACAAATTAATATCCAACCAATACTAAATGATGTAGATGAAGTAATTAAAACCGGATTAAATAAAATCTTATATGATTATACATTTCAACATTTAACAAATGAATTAGAAAAATGTAAAACAGAAATGGAATATTATAAAAAGGAGTTAGATAATATTAAACATTTACAAACTCCTTCGACAAACGTTAATAACGTACATATAAAAATTGAAAAAACTACTCCTGTTGAGCGACCCGTAGCCGAATGCGCCGGGGAGCGAGGAAACTCTGGAGACGACTGTCTAATGAGTTTAGAAAATATTAAATTAAATATTGTAGAAACTGAATCATTGGCTAGCACTTCGGATGATAATGAATGTACATTTGATAAAATTTTATTACAAAGTGAGGCAACTTCTAGTAATAGGCGTATTTATTTAGTAAATAATATTGCTAGTCTTGCAGTTGAATCTGACAATGATACAAATAAAATGGATGAGGAATCAGAAGAAGAGGAAGAAGAATTAGAGGAAGAAGATGAAGAAGAAGAAGAGGAAGAGGAAGAGGAAGAAGAAGAAGAAGAAGAAGAAGAAGAGGAAGAGGAAGAAGAGGAATTAAAAAAAGAAAAGGAAGATGATACTGAAACGGAGAACGAAGAAGAGGAATCCGAAGAAGAAGAAGAAGAAGAAGAAGAGGAATCCGAAGAAGAAGAAGAAGAGGAATCCGAAGAAGAAGAGGAAGAGGAAGCATTTGAAATCGAGATTGAAGATGTAACTTATTTCGCAACGGGTGAAGAAAACGGAAATATTTATGAAATTGATTCAGCAGGAGATCCCGGAAAAAAAGTAGGATATATTAAAGACGGTGAACCAATTTTTTTCCAAGTATAATATAAGAAATAAATGAATATGTCCATTTTCAATTTATGTCCACCCGCGTTTATTTATCTCGTTTTTTCGATAACTCAAATAATGCTTGACACATTCAAAGGATTATACAACACAGCATTTTTTAAGTTTATTGTAATGACTATGATTACACTTTTATTGAATGCTTTATGTCAAATGGGTTTAGGTATAGTTTCCTGGATATTTGTATTTATCCCATTTATTTTTATGACAGTGATTGTTGCAATGTTATTATATATTTTTGGGTTGAAAGATTCAACTGGAAAAATGGAGTCAAATAAATATTTACAAACTCAATCAATTAACATTTTCAACTCATTGAAAACACCTCCATATTATTCGACATCAACAGCATATGAAAGTTTTTCTTCTATAAATTAAATAATATTATGTAAACAATATAAATGTTTTCATAATAATAATGTATTATAACAGATGTTTGTAAGTGGATTTTTATTAAATACATCCTTTGCGTTATTTTGCGGATATACGACTCATTTATTTATGTTGAAATACGCACCTTTTATTTATAATATTTTTTTATATACGTGCTTTTCCTGTTCAGTGTATTGTTATACCCAAATCGAATTTCATACTAAAAATATGCTTTCGTCATTTAAAACATACAAATTTATTACACAACTATTTGGAACCCAAACTCGTAATAAAAATTATGTTTCCATTATAAAATCGAATAATGTTATTTTTACGTCATCATTATACAATATAATCGAACAAGGTGAGATCATAAATACTGATTATGATTTTATTATGATGACATTTTATGAAAAAGTAGATGAGGATTTAACTCCCTCGACAGTCGTTTCCGGAGTTACCTCGCTCCAAACATCATCCAAAGAAAACAAAGTCATCTTATACAAAATGCCATCAAATGACGTGGTAATTGATTACGTAAATTGTGATTATAAATTTATTTCAATGTTTATTAAAATAAACGAGGAAAAATATCAAATCACATTATCAAACGAATATTATAATTATTATGTTTCAGGTAATGTGTTAAATGAATTGTTTTTCTGTTATCTGTTAAAAACCCAACACAATATAGATATTGACAAAAATGATATTAAATATACATTAGAGTTGATTGATCATAATATAAACATTGTTATATTACACGAAACCGATGAACTTATACTAGGTAAAAGTGAATATAATATTAGGTTATCGGATTATAAAAATGATGAAGAAGAAGAAGAAGAGGAAGAGGAAGAAGAGGAAGAGGAAGAAGAGGAAGAGGAAGAAGAAGAAGAAGAAGAAGAAGAAAACTACGATGATATGCCACCACTAATAGCTGTGGACGATGATAATGAGGATCCAATTGAACCCGTCAATGATAGTCAACAGATTCCCCAAAATACTCCTACCCCTATACAAGAAGTACCTGTAACTCCTTCCAATTTTTCAATTCCATCTATTCTTGTGGACCTTTATAATAAAAATATAACTAATAATATTATTTTTAATAGAAAGAAAGCAGATTCATTTGAACATCAAGAATATGTAACGGTAGATAAATTACACGCCGAATAAATTACACACAGAATAAATTACACCCCGAATAAATTACACATAGAATAAACAACAATATAAAAAAACAATATAAAAAAAATTGACTAAAACATGGTATAATGGTAACTCCCCAACCTACATTCGCAACAGATACAAATAGTATGGAACAAAGTGGAAACCATAAATTGTCTACCAATTGGACAATGTGGGCGCATTTGCCCCACGATACTGATTGGACAATACTTAGTTATAAAAATATATTCACAATGAAAACAATTGAAGAATCAATTGCAATTTCAGAAACAATGCCTGACGTTTTAGTTAAAAATTGTATGTTATTTCTAATGAAGGAAGGAGTAAAACCTATTTGGGAAGACCCACAAAATCGTTCAGGAGGATGCTTTTCATATAAAATTAATAATAAAACTGTTCACGAAGTTTGGAAACAATTGTGCTACTTATTAGTTGGAAGTACCATCAGCAATCAGCAATCATTTGTTGCGAATGTAACAGGAATTACCATTTCCCCTAAAAAAAACTTTTGTATCATAAAAATTTGGATGTCGACATGTGCGAATCAAAATCCAGCAATTATTTCCAACGAGGTTACTGGGTTGACCTCACACGGGTGTATATTTAAGAAACACACGCCAGAATATTAAAATAAAATTGAAGTAAAATAACTTATGATTATGAATTTACACAAAAAAATCATCATCATAATTATCATAAAAAATGAAAACAATATTATTATTACTACTATTATTATTTGTAAAAAATATACAAGGTTCGCTCCAACTTTTAACAAATAAAGAATGTAAAAATATACAATTGGACCCAGCAACACAATTAGATATAGCATATCAATATAAAAAACAAAATCCAAAAACAAAAATAGTGCTGTATGACAACATCGTAAAAAGAATATCATCCAAATCAAAACTATCTATAACACAAATAAAAAAATGTATACAAATCTCAAAAAACAATTAAAGATATCAATCATATAACAATTATACACATAAAAATAATATGGTAGTGAATCTCGTTATATCTGAAAAAAAAACCATATGTTTAAATATGATCGTAAAAAACGAATCTCATATCATATTAAACACATTAGAAAACTTATGTTCTTATATTACCTTTGCGTATTGGGTTATTTCAGACACCGGTTCAACGGATGCTACCAAAAGCATAATAACCGATTTTTTTAAACAAAAAAATATTCCAGGTGAATTGGTGGAACACGAATGGAAAGATTTCGGATATAACAGGACCAAAGCACTCGAGTGCGCCTATAATAAGTCGGATTATATATTCATTTTTGACGCAGACGATAAAATATTTGGCGAATTCAAATTACCCAACATATATGATGTTGACCGTTATCAAGTGAAATTTGGACCACACGTCGTGTACACTCGCCCACTATTAGTAACAAATAGAAAGAAATGGTGTTTTACTGGTGTTCTACACGAGTCGTTGTCAAATATTGATGTAATGAATGGAGAAAAAACGTTGGAAGGTGAATATTATATTGAATCAGGTAGGACAGGAAACAGAAGCAAAAATCCTACAAAATATCTCGACGACGCGATTGTGTTAAAGAACGCATTTACGACCACTCTCACATCCGACTACGGACTCGCGTGCCGGTACGCGTTTTACTGCGGGCAAAGTTATAAAGACGCCGGACCACAATACATGGATGACGCCATTGAATGGTATAAGAAATGTTTAGACTTGGGTAATTGGGCGCAAGAAAAATATTACGCGTGTCTAATGATTGGTAATTTATACAAGATAAAAAATGACATTCCAAATACGATGAAATATTGGTACAAAACAGTTGAATATGACATTGAGAGAATGGAGGGGGTTGTTTGGGCGATGAAACAACTGATGGCGGAAGGGCAAAATCTTGTGGTAAACGCGTTATATCACAAGTTTAAAGATTATAATAAAAAACCAGAACACAAATTATTTATATTTGAAAATGATTATAATGATGAAATCGAATATCACAATTCAGTATGCGCGTTTTACGTGAATGACAAAGCAAGCGGTTACGAGTGTTGTAAAAAAATAATATTGAATAATGTCATCTCATATGGTTATCTAAAATCCACATTGTCAAATACATTATTCTATAAGGATTTATTGGAAAAGGATACAGCAACATCCGAAATGTTTTATTCAGTAGATAACGCATTACACACCATATCTTCTCTCCACAAAGAACAACTTGATCCCAAAATGATAGAGCTTTGGTCATTGTTGTTTGAAAAAAATAGAAAAAAGCTTACACTATATAACAAATTTTCTTTTACACCTAGAAGATTACCAAAAATATTCTTATCTTTCACCACATGTAAGCGTGTTGACTTATTCAAACAAACCGTAAATTCTATATTGAACCATTGGACTGATATTGATAAAGTCGATTATTGGTTTTGTGTAGATGATAATTCGTCCGAGGAAGACCGTGTTAAAATGACATCATCCTATCCGTGGATAAACTATCGTATGAAAACACCCGAAGAAAAGGGGCATCGCCAAAGTATGAATATAATATGGGATAAATTAAAGGAATTGGGACCAGTATATTGGATACACATGGAAGATGATTTTTTATTTCATACAAAGATGAATTATGTGGGAGAAGCCATTAGTGCTCTAACTCAGATGAAAGACGAAAAGGTTCATCAAATATTATTTAATAGGAATTACGGTGAAACGATTGAGGATTATAAGGTGTTGGGTCACAACGAAACGAGTTCCACGATTGTTGTCCACGATTATAAATTAGGAACATTCCCTTATTCAAATTGTCATTATTGGCCGCATTATAGTTTTCGTCCTGCTGTAATAGATGTGAAAACCGTGTTAGAATTAGGCAATTTCGATTCTGAAAATCAATTCTTTGAAATGGACTATGCAAAGAAATGGTATGCGGCTGGATATAAATCGGGATTTTTCAATAGAATAACAAATCGACATATTGGGCGGTTGACATCAGAGAGACATTTGAATACGGTGAAAAATGCGTATGATTTGAATGACGTTTCGCAATTTCAACAACGTGACATATCGAGATCATCATCGTCATCATCAATAAAAATTGTGAATTTAGAGCGTCGTCCAGATAGAAAAGAAGCAACTATTCAAAAAATGATGGACGCAGATATAGATAAAACTAGTTATGATTTTGTGAAAGCAGTAGACGGGTTACAGCTACAACCTACGGAAGAATTGAAACAAATATTTGAAGGAAATGATTTTGGCTCCAGAAAAGGTGTCATTGGTTGTGCGCTCAGTCATTTAAAATTATGGAAACAGTTGTTGACAGATGTAAACAACGAATATTATATCATTATGGAAGATGATTTCTCTCTTTCTCCCAATTTTAAGAGTGAAATAGAAACATTACAATCCGAGTTATTATCAAAAGATCTCATATTTTTAGGGTATCATATGTTTGAAAAACATAGAGATCAAAACAAACATATTTATGAATACAACACTAGTGAACAAAAATCCACAAAAATAGAGCCATTAAATAAAATTATTTATATTGGAGGAACACATTGCTATTCTATAAATAAAAAGGGTGCGCAAATATTGGTACATTATATTTCGGAACACGGATGTAAACACGGTATTGATTATGTTATGAAACTCGTACCAAATCTGTCGTGTTTTGAGACACAACCACAATTAGCGTTTGCGTTATGGAATGAAGCTGGCGCAGAAATAGATACGGATATTCAGAATTGTAATGATAGACTGGATTTTACTAAAATAAAAGATAAATATTGTTTGCCATATAATTATATCATTCGTCCTGACAATAATGCCGATAACGAATTATATTCAACAGATGAATATCAAAAAGAAGTATATGTATATGTGAAAAAAATAATGCAAGAACGCAATTTTAAAACCGTAATAGACATTGGGTGCGGTTCTGGTTATAAATTAATAAATTATTTGGGCGATTTTGATACTATTGGTATTGAAACAGAACCTTGTTATAGTTTTATGACAAATAAATATCCTCATAGAAAATGGTTTAATAGCGGAGACCCAAATAAATCATTTGTTTTTAATGAGAATATTCCAAATAAAATAGATATTATAATATCAGTAGATGTAATTGAACATATATTAGAACCTGAATTATTGCTTGATTTCTGCAAACAATTTCAGGCAAAATATTATGTGTTTTCAACGCCGTGTAGACACGTGTTAAGCACTCATCAACGTTTTGCAAATGCTGGATATCACTCGCATTCAAATGGGCCTCCAAAAAACGTGCACCACGTCAGGGAATGGACCTTTGATGAATTTAAAAAGTATTTATCAAAACATTTTAATGTATTAGAATCATTTCTAGGTACAAATCAGGTGGAATGTCAATGGCATTTATGCGAAAAAATAGAAAATAAAAGCGCGGAAGAAATGATTGATATTGACACAATTATAAATAACGCATCTCCCACGCCATTTGACATCTTAGAAAATAAGATACAACTGATTAAAAAAATGTATGTTTTTATTCCAAATATAGACCAACTAGGAAATGACACATATTATCATAAAAAATTATTACACGAATATTTCGCGATAGCTAGTAATGATAAAAACTGTGTCGGATTTAATACACTAGGATTTTTTAAAAATAAAATAGACACCCTTACTAGGTCACAATATTTCGGTAAAGGTGATGGTATTTATATAAAAAATGAATATTATAATAGAATGATATCAAAAAATGATCCAACAACCCATACCGATGCGAAACGAATCCGTGTAAAAATGTTATGTAATTGGTGTTCGTCGGAACAATTATGTAAAGAATGGGCTAATATGTGTGATGATGTAACGCGGTTCCAATGGAAAAATATAGAAATGACATGGACTGATAAGAGAGAAGAAATCGATTACTATGTCATTATTAATTCACCGCCTCCAAATTCGTATTTTGAACCGTTAAAAACAATTGTATTCCAAATGGAGCCGTGGGTCAATGATTCTACAAAGCCGTGGGGTGTTAAAACATGGGGAAAATGGGCAGAACCAAACCCTGCTGAATTTTTAGCAGTTCGTGGGCGTAAAACACCACATCATAATAATGCGTTTTGGCAATTGGAGTTAACCTATAACCAATTATTAAATCTAAAAATAACAGAAGAAAAGCAACATATAATATCATCTATATGCAGTTCAAAATATTTTGATGAAGGACATATTGCGCGTATAGATTTATTGAAATATATCGAACAAAAAAATGACCCGAACGTGCAAATTGATATTTATAACCAAGATAACGTTCATAATTTTAAAAATTTCAATGGTCCAGTCAGTCCGTATGTAGATAAAAGTAAAGGAATGTTGCAATATAAATATTATTTTATGATAGAGAATAATTATGAGGAGAATTTTATTACGGAAAAAATATGGGAACCGATATTATGTGAATCATTGGTGTTTTACTATGGCTGTCCAAATATAACAGATTATATTGATTCTTGTGCGTTTGTTCTATTAGATGTAAATGATTTTGAAAAATCGTATCAAATTATAAAACAAGCCATTGAAGAAGATTGGCACACACAAAGAATTGGTGTTATTCGCCAAGAAAAACATAAAATATTAAATAAGTTGGCATTTTTCCCGACGATTGAAAATATAATAACGAAAAATATAGAGAATCCGTATAGTAATTTATATAACACATATTTCGAAGAATATAATAATAAAAATTATAACAACCTACTCAAGTTTTTACATAACTATCATTCATCCGCATGGTTAGGTCATCTTCAATTCGCAATGTGGTTAGTAAATAAATATAAACCAAAAGTTACGTTGGAATTAGGTGTGGATTACGGTCATTCTGCGTTTGCGTTTGCAAGTGAAGGTATCGGAAATGTATATGGAATCGATTGTTTTGAGGGAGACATACACGCGGGACATAGAGACACTTTACAAACCTTGAATGATACCAAAAAATATTTATTAGATAACCAATTGCTAGTAAGAGATAATTTGTTCCCAATAAAAGGATATTTTGATGAGATATATAAATCATTTAATCACACTATTGATATTTTACATATAGACGGACTACATACATATGAAGCAGTGAGTAATGATTTTAATACATGGATTAATAAAACACACGATAATTCTATTATATTAATGCATGATGTAATATCTTTTAGAGACAGTGTTGGTAAATTTTTCGATGAAATACCGTACCCAAAAACATTTTTTTCACATTCTGCTGGATTAGGAGTTGTGTCAAAAAATCAATCTATAATTGATGATATAAATAACATTTGGTTAAATAATAACCATCCTAATCCAAATAACCCAAAAAAATATTGTTTCATTCATAGTTGTCATCTAAAAGAAGTAGGGATAAATATATTAAATGAGTTAATTAGTAATTTGATAGATAGTAATTCAATACAATATTTTGAAAAAATATTTGTAGTGAATATTGGTGAAAAAATAAACCCCAATGATTTCAATCATAGTAAAATACAAATAATCAATTATTCGGACAATGTAAAATTATTTGAAATCCCGACTATTAATTTAATTCGTACATTTTGTGAATACAGTGATAATTGTGAAATCTTATATTTGCATACAAAAGGCGTCACATGTCCTAATAGTAAAAATGTGATAGATTGGAAAAATATGATGACTCATTTTCTTGTAAATAAATGCACGGATTGTTTTGAATTATTGAAAAAGTATGATACGGTTGGGTGTAATTACACAGAAGCACCACATAAACATTATAGTGGTAATTTTTGGTGGGCGAATAGTAGCTATATTAAACGTTTATCCAAAATACCGTGTGATAGTAAAAGACACGACGCAGAATGGTGGATTTTATCAAATGATACCGTCAATAGTTGTGAAATACATCATTCTGGAATAAATCATTATCTTACTGAGTATTCTTCTGAAAAATATATTTAACCCAATAATGTTATTTTATCAAAATCCTTAACTGATGTTAACTTGATTAAGGCTACAGTTCGTTCCACATTTTATTTTATATATAATACAAAATATATAAAATATTATTTTTTACCATTTCTTACTTACCATTACTTTTTACAATTTCTTACTTACCATTACTTTTTACCATTTCTTACTTACCATTACTTTTTACCATTTACTTTGCTTTTAGTATATTCACTTGCGCCGTCAAATCTTTCACTTGTTGACTAAGCTCTTGGACCGATTTACACCTTTTCTCATTTTTCTTTCCGGTCGGTGTAACTTAACTGAATGCTCCGACACCTTGACCGATAATAGACCAATACGAATTGTCAATATCGCCTATAAATTGCTGTGAGACATTCCTCGTTGTGATTGTGTATTTCGTAAAATTATTTCCGTCATATATAAATGTCCCTTGAAACTCGCAGGAATGCGGAAGTGTCCCGTGCTGGCGAACACGGTCATAACTGCTATAAATTACTTTCCAACCAGCGTTATTATTAATACCTGTTAATGTCCCGCTTCCAACAGGGTCTCCCAAAGAAGTCCATACTTGATAAGCACTACTTTTTTGAAAAGCACTTCCAGCAGTATCCCAGACGGCAATCTCTCCGCTGTAGTATGCTTGTTTATAATCAACAGGAGCACCCAAAGATAAGGTTGTATCGCTCCAATTAGCAGGAGTAGCAGGGTCTATATATGTATTGTAGTTCTGTCCCGTCCCCGCTATTTGCACGAAACTTCCAGCAACGAATAGTTGTGAGTAAGGAGTATTTTTGATTACTCTAACACCAGCATTAAAATTGTTAGAAGCAACACTAAACCAGGTGCCCGTATTAAAATCATAATAAGCGCAATACTGAAAACCTTGAGGCAACCCACTAACTTCAACAGAAGTAAATTCGCCACCTAAAAAGATGTAGTTTAGAAAACTCTCGTGGTGTATCGCATATACAGAACTATTCACTCCATTAGCAAACTCGCCGTATATTTGACTTCCACTCGCCACATAAGGCAACTGGATTACCGCCAAATAATTGCAGGTAGAACCATTAGAGAAGTTTAGAAAATTACCACCGAAAACAATATCGCCATTTACATCTGCTATACAAAAAACTTCTGTGCCTGAAAATGAACCATAGATACTATTCGCCCCGTCATAAGTAGGGTCGCATAAATAAGTCCCAGTATTTATCCTTGTAATACTAAATTGCGGTGTCGCATTTATTCCATTCACATCTTGAACGGAACTAAACTTTCCGCCAATCCACATAAATCCGCCCTGATTATAAAAACAATTTATAGTGCCTGGATTACCGCTGTCCTGTAGTTGTAATGTGGTGACGAGAATGAAAGTGCTGTCTATTACTGTTATATTTCCGCTTCCTTGTTCCGCATACCAATAATTTCCAGAACCATCAATAGTAAAAGCAGAATACCCGCTATATACATTATTGCCGTAATCGCTCCAAGTGTTCGTATTCGTCAAACCTAAATTGTTAAGGGTTAGACGCTGATAATCCACCTGCGGAAGCGGGACAGCAATAGTATTAAGATTGTTATTTGAGAGGTAGTAATCGGGATAGAACTTCACATTTGAAAGATCAGTTGTTAGGACTGTCCCCACATTTGGTAGTTGTGTGATTGAAACACCGTCTGCTGCCCCACCAGCACCAATAAGATTTACTGGAGCAGACCCAACTGACCCGATTGAGAATGCAGTCGCCCCTACCGATTTAAGAATAGATGAAGGTTGTATTATAACCTTATTAGCGGAGGTTTCCACACTAATACTTGTATTGAATAGGTTTGCCTTCGTTGTAGGGGTTGCTTGAACTACAGAAGTAAAACCGAGCGTTGCTGTTGCGTTTGCTTGACTGCCTCCATTTGTAAGGGTAATTTGACTGGACGTCCCTTGACAATTTTGAGTGCCTAGATTGAGTACTGCTGTAAGAGGGTTTTGAAGATTGACGATAGGAACAGACGCAGTTCCAGTAATGCTGATATTCGTTCCTGCAGTAATACTCGCCACACCAGGACCTGTAGGACCTGTGGCTCCTGTAGGACCTGTGGCTCCTGTGGCTCCTGTAGGGCCTGCGAAACCTGTAGGACCTGTGAAACCTGTAGGACCTGTGAAACCTGTAGGACCTGTGAAACCTGTAGGGCCTGTAGGACCTGTGAAACCTGTAGGACCTGTGAAACCTGTGGATCCTGTAGGACCTGTGAAACCTGTAGGACCTATAGGACCGGTGAAACCACTTGTTGCACCATTAGGTCCAGTAGGTCCAGTAGATCCCAATCCCACCGGACCAATAGGCCCTTGAGATCCAGTCGCTCCTTGTGGACCGGTAGGACCAGGTCCTCTTAAATCACAACATTTTTTTGAACCTAAGTAACTGGAATAGCCAGACATTTTATATAATATAATTATAATAATATATAAAATTTTATCTTTGAACCATATATGTCACCATATTTATGAAATTATAAATATGGAATAATGGAATTTACGACGATGGTAGAGCAGACAAACATAAACGAATGGTTCCGAGTGACGCCACATCATATTTAACCACTAAAGGCAAATCATTCTCCAAATAAATTTCAATTTGCGAACACAAGTTTGTACATTTAATAAAATATCCTAAATTCTTCAAAGAAAATTCGCCCTGAATGATTTTGGAAGCGTCTTGCTTCAAGATAAATCCCATATTTCCATCCGATTCGGCGCGATGAATCTCAGCGGACGCAAACTGCCCCGAGCATTTGAAAATCAATTCACTTCCGACAGATTTAATCTCCAATTTATCGGAAATACACGACAAATCGCGGATGATTTTTTGGAAATCGGCGGAAGGCAAATTAATGACGGAAGAGAATTTCACATCAGGATACTCAAGCTCCTCGGGCTCGGGTTCAATCAATCGCAACTTCTGGGTCTTACATTGCTTAATCTCTCCATTCTCAAATTTCAGAGACAAATGGGAAACGATTCCATCGGCATAATCAGCATTTTCAATATAAATCGTCAATGTATCGTCATTGTCTATCGAATTAATTAGCTTGAATAAATGGAACATATTTACACCGATAATAATTTTCTCTTTTTTACATTCGTAGAACTCAAAATTCTGCGCTTCCAAAAAGCAATGGATGAGAATGGTGTGACTTTTATCCATATTGATAATTCGTATTCCATCTGGTTGGAAAATAATATTGGTCTCGAGCAAAATATCCTTCATTGCTCCAATTAAGGTGCGAAACGGACTAATTTGTACTGTTTTTAATGTTAAAATATTGCCATCTACAGAAGAATTTGACGCAGTCGACATAATATTTAAATTTAATCAAAAATCTTTAAATGCTTATGTCCCAAAATATTAAATTTGAACGCAGGAGTTTATGCAAATAGTTGATGAAACGGGTATTCTGGAGGGACCGGTCGTGGATCGCCTACATAGTAATAATATTCGTTTTCTGGATAATAATAATTTTCATAATCTCCCCAAAAAATAGGAACATAATTTACGCTTCTTCTTCCTCCATATCCTCTGTGTCCATATCCTCCATATCTTCCAATTCCTCCACGCCCTCCATAATATCCTCCGTGTCCAAATCCCCCATAATATCCTCTGTGTCCCCCTCTTCCACCTCGAAGTTCTTCTACTACGTCTACAGAGTACCCTCGCATCATCATTCCTAGACCAAGCGCAATAATAGCCGCAATGATAATATACAAATATTTCAACATATTTCTATATTATCAACCGAAATTATCCAAAAATGTGTCGGATAAATTTAATTATATGGTGTAATCAAAATACCACATTTGTAATAATTTAACGACGGAATAAAACTTCCATCAACTGAATCTATTTCAAAGATTTCAACACGATATTCGGGTAATAAAATAGAAGCTTCTATCGCCTTTTGTTCATCTAAATATATTCGCATATCATCCCAACCAGGATTCTTTTCAGGTAACAACACATAAATAAATTTCATCGTTGTTGCTGATATCGATTATTATGTATTATATAAATTGATAATAAATAATATTTTTTTACACATTTTTATTTCTTATTTCTTGTTACGACGAGTATTTCGACTCTTTCTACAGTATCGACGCTTTGTTCCACTAGCGAATCTACAACTTTTTTTTGCAGACATACATTTACTTCTCTTTCTCCCCTTGCACGCTGTTTTCAATCTGTAAGACATTTACATTATAGAAAGAAAATAATCTGAAAAAAACATAAAGACTTCCCTAGATATTATTGTATTCAATGTCTGAAGAAGAAGGAGACGCACCCATTCCTTCTAAAAATCTATCATTTTATTTAGATAAAGTCCAACACTTATTCGAAAAATATGAAAATAATCCATACATGTTTCAACGATTATGTTTTCATTTAACCAATATACTTCCGTCCACATTAGAAAGTGAAGATAAAAATCACGAAAAAAGAATACAACGTAACAAATTTTTAACAACAGAACAACAACAATTCATTCAAATATTTTTAAGTAAAAATCAATACTATTATCTAGCAAATAACAGCTGTTTTTATCAATATAACGGTAAACACTACAGTGCGATAAAAGAAGACGATATTCAACACCAACTTTTAACTACTATTTCTAAAGACAGAACGCTAATGGAATGGAAACAAAAAACTAAAATAAATATTTTAAAACAGATAAAAGAGAGAAACTTGCTAAAATCCATACCGGAAACATCTACCATTCAGCACGTCATGCATTTATTATACCCCGTCATTTTTTCGAATAGAAACCAAGCCAAATATTTTTTAACAGTGCTTGGAGATAACATTCTTAAAAAAACAAATGACGATCTCGTGTTTTTGATCAAACCCAAAACAAAAAAAATCTTAGCCGAATTGGATAATATATCATATATAACGACTGGATATGCAAATATCACACACAATTTTGTCACGAAATATCACGAAAATTATGATTATGCAAATTGTAGATTAATAAATATAAATAGCAATGTATCCATCGATAATTGGCACAATGTTTTATCAAAAACGGGATTAGATATTTTATGTGTCGCAGCGTATTATTCAACACGATTCGGAAATTCAGAGCAATATCTGTTAAATAATACGGATGAATCTTTATCAAAATATACGCTATATTTGAAAGAACATACACAAACTGAAATGTTTCAAAAATTTTGTGAACACTCGCTTCAAAAAGTAGAAGATTCTTCTTCTTCTTCTTCTTCTGCTTCTTCTGCTTCTTCTTCTACTTCTACTTCTACTTCTAATTCTTCTTGTAAATTTTCGATAAATTGGAAAAATATGCACTATATTTGGAAATTATTTATATCGCACTATTCATTTCCAAGCATGATATATTCAAATACACTTAAAAATATGTTGAAAGAAAAATATTCTTATGATGAAACAACAGATACATTTAATAATATAACGAGTAAATATTTACCATCTGTAAGTGATTTTATTCTTTTTTGGGAAAAAACAATGAATCCGACGATTCCCGGAGAATCTGGTTTTTGGAGCGATCCGAAGCCTTCAGCGCAGCAAAAGGCGACGGTTGTAAGCGTAGCGAAAAGCGAGGGAACTCCGGAGACGACTGTCGAAGGAGTTGAAATGGAATTAGAAATTGATGAAATGTGTGGATTATTCAAAAAATGGACACAAGATAATTATAACACGTGTTCTTCCAATGGTAATATTACAGAACACGATATTTTAAAAATAATCAATCATTATTTCCCAAATATCGTAATACACGAAAATAAATATATATTAAACATCAGATGTTCATTGTGGAATAAAAATTCTGAGATAGACACATCATTAGAATCTTTGAAAATGTATTATAAACATATATCATCTAGTGAGGGCACGACACCGCTTATATCATTTGATGAAATGTATGATTATTACTTAAAAAACAGACAAACCAAATTTACGGTTAGTAAACGATATTTTGAAAAATATGTGTCTGCTAATATGATACAGTTTATCGAATTTGATACATTTATATCGAGTTCGTGGTATTGTTGATAAAAAATAAAAACAGAAAATAAAAACAGAAAATAGAAAAAATAATAATCACAACAATTATTATTTTTATTTTTTATAACAAAATATTTAGTTACTCAATTCAAGAGGGCTTAACATGACGGTTTTCCCACCTCGCATCTTCTTAGAACGTCTCGACTTCTTGCTTCCATTCAATTTGACAAACCCGAACTTTCCCTTCTTGGTTCCATACCCAGCTTTAATCAAACGTTTCTCCTTTGATGCTGTGGCGTGCTTTGCTTTAGATACAATGCGCTTGCTCTTGTTCATCATAAGATCAGATTTCTTGAGCCCCCCACTGGTTTTGTATGCGGTTTCGTGCCACACACAAGCTCGAGAACCTTCCAACATATCATAGGATTTCCCTTTAATTTGATATTGCCCTTTTGCGTTTTTTGTATAACGAGTCATTATAAATTAAAAGGAGAAAAAAATATATTCTCCCTAAATAAATCAACATTTTTTCAACGCAACGCATCTTCTAAAATTTATTTCTTAGCGGTCCTATTATTCCGCCAGGTTGTCCTTCTGTTCTGCCCATAAAATTTAATCTATTCGAAGTTGTAGCAGAATTTCCATAAACAACTCTACCACCAGTCGAATATTTAATGGCATTTACAGCACGTTGAGATTGTGTGAGTGTTTGGTCAACATCAGCACTACTATTTGCCACTTTTTTGTTGATATCCTGGACACATTTTTTTACAGGACCTGTAAATATCGTTTTGAATGTGGGTGTGTATTTAAAATAAATAATGACAATTCCAGAACCCCCTTGTCCCCCATTATTATTACCATCACCATTACCATTTCTTCCGGCTCCTCCACCACCCGTATTTGGTAACCCATCTTTAAAGTTAAACCCCCCTCCACCTCCTCCACCTAAACCTCCAACACTGCTTGATGGTTGAAATCTATATGATCCACCGCCACCGCCACCGCCATAATATGTTGTAATTGAATTTACTATAGTCGATGTTCCATTTGAACCATTAGTTGCTTGAACAGATGATGCGGTTCCACCATTACCACCACTTCCTCCACCATTATTACCTATACCTCCCTGTCCACCATTATTAGTTGCGTTTGAACCTTTGAGGCCACCTAACGCAACAACTGTTGAAAACACTGAATTTGATCCATTTGTAGAAAATGGTTGTGTTGGAGTTACTGCTTGTCCACCTTGACCTACAGTTATATTATATATAGCTCGCGAAACCGACATATTTTGTAATTTTACAGCACCGCCAGCGCCACCACCACCACCTGAATTAAAAATAGGACTTGGAGTACAATCACCACCACCACCACCACCACCAACCACAAGAACATGAAAATCATTTACATCTGCAGATATAGGTAATAGAAAATCAATGATACCATTGTCAATAAATGTAATATAATAGTATTCATTTTCAAAAATAATAGTAGGACTTCCATATAAAATGGTGAATGGATCTGTCCGCGGTTCTTTAAATAGATTAGTTGTATATATTTGACAACCTATATGGTTTTTGGATGAAAAATTATTCGTTGTTGTTAACATTCTTAATTCAAATGATTCCTTATTTACAATTATTTCATGTACGGGTGTATTATCATAAACAGCGTCAGCGGGTGGAGAAGGTGTAAATCTAAAAACAGTTGATTCTGAACTAGTAATATTTCGTGAATTAGATCGTATTTGTATTGATTGTGATGTAAAGTTTTCTAGGTCATCAATTAGTATAGATTTATTTATATTATCTATATTTATAGGATTAACATCTACCCAATCACCATTATTTAACGAATACTCGTAACTGGTATTTGGTATATCAAATTTATTATAATTATCAACGAATGAAATGTTAATGCGGTTATTACCTAAAACAGCCGATGTTATAATGGGAGCAATTGGAAAATTATTATTTCCAAATAATTTCCATTTGGATATTTTTACACGCACACCATATTTTGTAATACCCACACAACCACACGTTTGTAGGCTACTTAATTTTATAAATATTAATCTATAGTACATAAACGATAAATTATTATTAATATAATATGTAATTTCTGCGCCAGTAGTATTTGCATAATTAATAGAATTGATTCGATGATCTATTTCAACCCAATTTGAACCATCATTTGAACCAATCAAATACCAATGACTAGGAAAATTAATTATGTTTGTAGTATAATCACCCGGAGTTAAACTATAATTTTTTAAAACGATTTGATTTGGAAACTGAATTTGTACCCATTCTCCCGAAATATGTATTATTTTATTATATGATAAAAATGTACTAATAGTTGGAGATGGGTTTGTATAAGTTCCAGTGGTACTACTATAACATCGGTTTGAAGTAAAATCATTAATACCATTTGTAAATAAATTAATTGGCAAATATTTTAAACTATTATATGAATTAGCATATTCTACATTATCATACGCAATGGATGATGACGAAATTATATATTCTGTATAATATCCTATATTATTACCTGTATTATTACCTATAGTAGATGTATTAATAGATGATAAGTTTTGAGAATTATAATTTGGGTCTGTTAAAATACCAATAGGTGATTCAATATGAGTTATAATACGATCTGTTAACAAATCCGGAACTAAATTTATAATTTCATTTTCGATTATTATTGTATTCATATATTGATATATTGATATATATTTATTATTTTTTACTTATTTTGTATTTTGTATTTCGTATTTCGTATTTTGTATTTTGTATTTTGTATTTTGTATTTTGTATTTCGTATTTCGTATTTTGTATTTCGTATTTCGTATTTTGTCGTATTTTGTATTTTGGAGTGATCCGATGCGTAAGCAAATGTGAGCGACTAAACTCCGGAACTTTAGTGAAGGAGTTCTAACTTCCTATCTATCTATTATAAATAAAATTGAATATAAAAATATCATATTCAGTAAATGTATTATAATAAAACATGTCGTCATCATCAAACGATTCAACCTTAGCAAATAAATACCAACAGAAGACTGATAAGCAGCACATTCTAGATAACCCAGATACTTATATCGGGTCTGTCGAAAACGTGGATTCGTTTATGTGGATTCTAAAGGATTCAGGTGATAAAATTGTAGAAAAAAATATTAATTATGTCCCAGCGCTTTTCAAATTATTTGATGAAGGTATCGTAAATTGCAGGGATCACGTGATCCGCATGCAACAAGCACTCACAGATAATATTCCAAATACAATCCCAGTCAGTTACATTGATATTTCCATCCAAGAAGACGGAACCATTACAATGGTAAATGATGGAAATGGAATTGATATTGCGCAGCATCCCGAGTATAATATTTGGATTCCAGAATTAATTTTTGGACATCTTAGAACATCAACAAATTACGATAAAACAGAAAAAAAAATAGTAGGTGGTAAAAATGGGTTTGGATTTAAGTTAGTTTTAATTTGGTCAACATACGGCTATATTGAGACAGTCGACCACGTAAGAGGTCTTAAATATACACAAGAATTCAAAAATAATCTGGATGAAATCGGAAAACCTAGCATAACAAAATGTAAATCAAAACCATACACCAAAATTGTATTCAAACCTGATTACGCGCGACTCGGGTTAGGTGCGTCAAATCTAACTCCAGACACAATCGCTCTGCTTAGAAAACGTGTATTCGATGTTGCTGCAATCACCGACAAATCAATCAAAGTAAAATATAATTCCATTCCCATTCCAGTGAAAAACTTCCAACAATATGTAGACATGTATATTGGCGAGAAAGACGACGTAAAACGTGTGTATGAAGAAGCGGGTCCTCGATGGGAATATGCTGTAGCTCTATCACCAACGCACGAATTTATTCAAGTATCATTCGTAAATGGCATTCATACAGCAAAGGGTGGAAAACACGTCGAATATATTTTAAATCAAATCACTAGAAAATTGGTAGCGTATATTGAAAAGAAAAAGAAAGTCATCGTAAACGCAAATAGTATCAAAGAACAACTCATTCTATTCTTACGATGTGACATTGAAAATCCCTCTTTCGATAGTCAAACGAAAGACTTTATGAATACCCCCTCCGCTAAATTCGGCTCTACATCGTCCGTAAGCGATAAATTCATAGATAAGTTGGCGAAGATGGGTGTAATGGATGCGGCGTGTGCGCTCACCGAAGTAAAGGAAAACAAGGCCGCGAAAAAAACGGATGGCGCCAAAACCAAAAGTATTCGCGGAATCCCCAAATTGATTGATGCGAATTGGGCTGGGACCGAAAAATCCGCGCAATGTATTATCATATTTTGCGAAGGAGATTCAGCGAAGGCTGGTATTGTATCTGGATTATCTTCCGAAGACCGCAACACAATTGGTGTGTATCCTATGAAAGGAAAGATTCTCAATGTTCGCGGGGAACAAGTGAAAAGAATTGCCGAAAATAAAGAGATTGCAGAGATCAAGAAAATTCTGGGTCTAGAGACTGGAAAAGAATATAAGACCGCACAAGATGTCAGTAAATCCTTACGATATGGGCGTGTACTCTTTATGACAGACCAGGATTTAGATGGCTCTCATATTAAAGGCTTGTGTATTAATCTATTCCAATCTGAATGGTCTTCGCTTTCACAAATTCCTGGTTTTATCGGTTTTATGAATACCCCTATTTTAAAAGCGCGAAAAGGTGTTCAAGAATTGATATTCTATAGTGAAGGCGAGTATCAGACTTGGAAAGAGGACAATGATTCCAAGGGGTGGAAAATTAAATATTATAAAGGATTGGGAACAAGTACAAGTAAGGAATTCAAAGAATACTTCGCACAAAAAAAATTAGTAGGATTTGAACATAGTGGACAAATTAGTGACGACACAATTGATATGGTATTTAATAAAAAACGCGCAGACGATAGAAAAGAATGGTTGGGGGGGTATAATCGCGAAAGTTATTTAGATACTACGAAAGAACTCGTGCCATATGAGGAATTCATTAATAAAGAACTGATTCACTTTTCAAAATATGATTGCGATCGAAGTATTCCCAACTTGATGGATGGTCTCAAAATCAGTTTAAGAAAAATATTGTTCTCGGCGTTTAAAAAGAATTTAAATACTGAAATAAAGGTTGCGCAATTTAGTGGTTATGTATCGGAACATTCGGGATATCATCACGGTGAAGCGTCGCTAAATGGAGCCATTGTTCATATGGCGCAAAATTTTGTGGGGTCGAATAATATTAATTTATTAATGCCAAACGGACAATTCGGAACCCGATTACAAGGAGGTAAAGATAGTGCATCTGAAAGATATATATTTACACAACTCAATAAATTGACACGTATTATATTTCCCGACGCGGATGATAAGATTTTAAAATATTTAAATGATGATGGATTACCAGTTGAACCGTTATATTATGCGCCGATTATTCCGATGATTTTAGTGAATGGAACGAAAGGTATTGGGACGGGTTTCAGTACGGATATTATGTGTTATAATCCTATGGAAATTATTCAATATTTGCGACAAAAACTTGCGTCATCTGAAACTCCTCCTCCTGTCCAAGAATTTATGCCATATTATGAAGGATTTACTGGGTCTATTTCCAAAATTTCAGACAATAAATTCTTAGTCAAGGGAAAATATGAAAAAGTGGGTCCTGATAAGATTCGTATAGTAGAGTTACCCATTGGAACATGGTTAGATGATTATAAAGAATATTTGGAACAGTTGACCGAATCTGTTGACAAAGCCGGTAAAAAAATTACACCCGTTATTAAGGATTATGATGACATGTCATCTGACACAATTATAGATTTTATCATTACGCTTCAAAAGGGGTTGTTAGATGAACTAGAATCGACTGTCTCGGAAAATGGATGTAACGGGTTGGAAAAGATGTTTAAACTATTCACGACGAATACGACCACAAATATGCATTTGTTTGACGCAGAAGATAAATTAAAAAAATATGAGAATGTATGTGAAATTATCGACGATTACTTTGACACACGTCTACAAATGTATCAAGTAAGAAAAAATTATCTGATTATGGCTATTACGGAAGAACTTGTCCTATTGTCAAATAAAGTAAAATATATTAAAGAAGTTCTAGAAGGGACAGTTGATTTGAGACGTAAGAAAAAGGATGAAGTGTCGGCAATGTTACTCGAAAAAGGATATAACGTTATTGATGAAGACTCCGATTTTAAATATTTAACCAAACTGCCAATGGATAGCGTGTCACAAGAAAATGTTGAAAAACTGGAGAATGATCATCAAAATAAAATGGTTGAATTAGATAATGTCAAAGCAACAACGATTCAACAAATGTGGTTGAAAGAATTGGTTGTATTGGAAACGGAATATTTACATTATAAAGAACTAAGAAGTCGTGTGTCTTCTCCGACAAAAAAAACGGCCAAGGTGGTAGCGAAAGTAATGGTTAAGAAAAACAAGTTGAATGTAGTAGTATAGTATAGAAAAAATAAAAAAATCGAAAATAGAAAAACCCCAAAAATAAAAAACACAAAAAATAAAAAATAGAAAAAACAAAAAATGTATAAATAATATATATTTGTACATTTTTTTCTCATTAGAACCACGGTTTCAACTGTAGTTGTTTATCATTATTTTGTGCCATAACGGGGTGTGCCATAGGCGTGTACATTGTTCCAGCATCACTCAAATATTTATAATATCCGATGACTTCTGCATATACTTGAGGAATAGTATAATCCAATACAATTTTATTTAATTGTTCAACTTGACCTCTTATATCATCAGTTTGATTAGCTGCGTGTTGTAAAAATATACTACGCATTATAATTTTAAGAGTGTCACCATCTTGATCACTAATAACATATTGACTATTCGATTTTTTATATACACCTGCTCGAATACCATTTTGAATAATGGTGATATTATCACCAGAAAAATATGTATTTGATAATGCAGTATTATCCCATAATCCTTCTGTGGGATTCCTAAAAGTGGCACATTGATTTACAGGTATTTTATCATACATTTGAAATAAATCAGTCATTTTAGGGCCATTTGTATCAACCCTACCATTTGACGGTTTATTCTTATTCATTTACATTATTCAAATAAAAAAATTTTATATTTTTTTTATATTATATATTATATATTTTATTTTTTTTATACATTTATGTATCTATATATAATATATAGATGGCATCTTTTCAAGTAAATGTTTTAAGAATAGCATTCTTTATTCTATTTATACTATTAATTGTTATTGGCTATTTTATATATAAATCAAAAAACTCACAAAATTGGCCGCCAGTAGTAGGCGATTGTCCTGATTATTGGGTAGATATGGGTCAAAACGGATCTAAATGTTCAAACGTGAAAAATTTAGGAAAATGTAATGGTAGTGTCCCTCAAGGACAACATTTAACAATGGATTTTTCAGGTGCGCCATATATTGGAGCACAATCGTTGTGTTCAAAATCTAAATGGGCGAGAGAATGTGGTATTACGTGGGATGGAATAACATCTGGTGTAGATGACCCGTGTGATATATCGTTAGTTGCAAATAAATAAACTCCTTCGCCCCAAGATTTGAAGTATTCTAGGTAAAAATCAACATAAAAAGATATTCAATATAACTATAAATACAAATATACAGAATACGGAAATATGCATCAAATAGACATGAATAATATCCTAAATAGAGAAGATGCTGTGTTAAAAATAAAAGAAGTATTAACAAATTTTGAATTAAATAAACATAATAATTTACTGAAAAAGGGAATTTACATATATGGTGAACCAGGCTCAGGCAAAACAATGTTTGTAATGAATATTTTGAAGGAATTAGACTACGATATTATACAGTATGACGCTGGGGATATAAGAAATAAGTCTATAATAGATACAATCACAAAGCATAATATGTCAGACAAAAATATAATGAGTATGTTTCATAAAAAGGTTAAAAAAATTGCAATAGTAATGGATGAAATAGATGGGATGAATAATGGAGACAAAGGTGGGATCAATTCTCTTATTAAATTAATACGCCCCAAAAAAACAAAAAAACAAAAATTAGAGGAGAATACCATGAATCCGATTATATGTATTGGCAACTATCATCTTGATAAAAAAATCAAAGAATTAATGAAGGTGTGTCATACGATAGAATTAAAAACACCGACTTTACCCCAAGTTAAAAATCTAATTACCACATTAATGCCAAATATAATAGAAGAATCATTAAATCAAAGTATAGTTACATTTGTTCAAAATGATTTACGAAAATTGAAAACAATATACAACATTTATCAAAATAAGCAAAGTGTGTTAAAAAATGAAATAATACAAAATATTTTTCACGTAAAATCATACAATGATGATACTAAGAAGATAACGCAAAAACTTATTAATACACCCTATTCTATAAATGATCATTTGACAATTATGAATGAAACGGACAGAACAATCGTCGGGTTATTATGGCACGAAAATATTATTGATGTGATAGGAAAAATGAAAAAAAATGTGTCTATTCCGTTCTATATAAATTTATTGAATAATATGTGTTTAGCGGATTATATCGATCGTATTACTTTTCAAAAACAAATTTGGCAGTTTAATGAGATGAGTTCTCTCATAAAAACATTTAAAAACAATAAATTATATCACGATTCTTTTAAAAAGAAGCCGAAATATAATCCACTGGAGGTCAGATTTACAAAGGTTCTAACCAAATATTCAACGGAATATAATAATTCGCTGTTTATTCAAGATTTATGTCAACAACTTGGCATGGATAAAAAAGATATTTTTTCGTTTTTTTTAGATATTCGAAATAAATATGATGAGACTGAAATGACGTTGCTTTTTGAAAATTATGAAATTACCAAGTTGGATGTAAATCGAATTTATAGATATATTGATAAATATACGAAAGAAAACGCGGCGGATATAGAGGATATTGTAGATGAAAAAAGTGATATAGATGAATAATGAATATTGAACATAGAACATAGAATATATTTTAGACTAAATGATAGACTAAAATGTATTATTTTTTACGTTTTTACTTTTTTTATTTCTTTTTATTTTGTTTTGGTGGTGTCGGTGGTACTACTTGTGTTGTTTGGAGTTTTTTATCACTAATCTGTTTCTGAATCAATTCTGCTATTTTACCTTCCAAATAGGTCACTTTTTCTCTCAATTGATTATTACTAGTTACCAAAATTTGATGTTTTACATTTTGTTCTGATAATGCTTGTTGGTATGCTGCAACCGTTTGGACTGGGTCATTATCCATTATTTCCTTATATTTTTTGTTATATTCTACTTGATCCTGCTCTCGTTTTTTAGTCATTTCGGCCATTTGTTTTAATACATCTGGTTTATTCTCTACATTTCCAGGGGAATAATTGGACAAGGCTTCGTCTATTTTTTCCATAAAAAAATGTTTAATTTCAACATCATCTTTTAAAAAATCATCTACTGTTTTTGTTGTTTCTTTTACCATTTTATTTGGCGCACCATTTAATAATGTTTTTTTGTCAAAAGTATTTTGCACGTGTGAAAATACCAATATTGTTTTCATTGGATCTAATTGCACAAACGGAATTGTATAGTTTTTCAAAAAATGTTTTTCTTCGGCTAATGCGGCTCCCTCTTCATATCTAGTTTGCTGTAGCAATTCTTTGCGAAACGCAAATGTACCAGCCGTAGCGTGATTCGGACCATATGGACCAAATTGATACATTTTATGAATATGTTTGAAATATATATACATTTCACTTGAACCGGCACATAGCGCCTTAGGATTTTTTTGAAGAGTTTCTACCGCGTGAGAAACTCGGTCTGGTGGATAAAAATCGTCGTCATCCATGTAAACAATAAAATCCCCTTTTGATTTATCGTGCATAATATTTCGTTTTTTACCTAAAACCATCTTTTCGTTGTATTTGAAATATTTTACTTGTGGTATATGTGCAACCAAATCTTCTATTTTATCCGTACCATCATCAATGATAATCCATTCTATTCTATCTTTCGGATATGTTTGACTTTCGAAACATCTAATAATGGCTGGATAAAATGGACGTCTATTAAATGTTGGTGTGCATATACTTACAAATGGTAGCAATGCGTCTTTTCCACTACTTTTATTAGACATAATTATATATAGATAATAAATATTGTTTATATTATATTTGAACGTTTTACTTTTTTTGAGAAAACTTATTATACATCGGTTGTCCCCCCTTACGCCCCGAAAATAACTCTTCTTAATTTCCCAAATAATGATAAGTGTTCTGGTTCATTTTCTACTGCGACCGGAATACACGTTTTAGCCGCTTGTAAAAAATCTCCTAGACCAGAAGTTGCATGATCAACCGCCTTTGGAAAATAAGACATGTAAATATCTGAAAAGAAATATAATAATAAACACGCGATCAACGCAACAAACGCTAAATATCCACCGAATGTTGCTGACGCATTTAAGATGACAAATAATGATGTGATATACATTATAATACTTAATTTATATTTTAATATGTTTAATAAAGTGCTCATTACTCCATACGGTTTTCCCGTTGTTGCGTTTTTAGCACTAAACCCAATGGGGTAAAATAAACAATATATGGAAATAATTCCGACGGTTAATGGTATTATTAACCATATACCCAGTATAAAAAATAGTATAACAAGGATATATATTGTTAATAATGACATTAATATATTACCAGCAGTCCACATATTACCTGCTTTCCACGTAGTCTTTTCTGATGTTCCCGTTTTTTCACTAAATAATAAAGAAATATTCTTGAACCATAAAATCCACATGTAAAAATTATTTACCACCACGATGAACAAGTATAATAACCACGAAAAAAGTGGTGCTACAAAAATAATAAGTGATTCAGATAAATATGAATTTAATAAATTATAATATGAATTAATAATGGTAAAATTAGTCGCAATTAATTCTTGAAGAGTTGTTGCTATATATAATTTATATACAGATGAGTTTGGCCCATCAATCATATTTTTTAATGACCCTAAAATACCCGCATTCATTGATTTCATATTTTCTTCAGGTGAAAATGATAATTTAGTAGAAAATTCCGCGTTTGATGTTTTTACAATATTAATGTCGGCTACAATTGGATTAATTGGTGGGACTACATCTGTGTAGGGAAAAAGGGTCAAACACGTTGGTAGTAGATTTGTTTGGGCAACTTTACAATTAAATAATATAAATGAACCTACTAGAATAATGATACCTAATATAAATAGTTGTCCAAACAATGACTTGAAAAAATCAGCAATCTGTAACTTAGAACCGTTATTTGATTTATTTTTTTTTTCATCTATTGTGGACATTGATTGATACTATTATTAAAGGATATAAAATTTTTACAATTTTATTTTACATAAGAAATGATATTTTCCTATTTTCCTATTTTCTTATTTTCCTAAATGGTTTTTAACACATATTTAACATTTTTTTCTTGCTATAATTTATATATGATGTCATCTCAAATAACTATATATGTTGTTGCATTTATTACATTTATTTTATTGATAGGAATATTAAAATGGCTTCATTATTTAACTACAAATAAATATATTATTGAACAGTTTGATACTAATTCCGCTACAAATCATAATGTAAATGTCCCCATTAATACTTCATATAGTTGTAAAAATATGTGCGGACCAAACAATCGTTGCTCAAAAACGGGTGGACAATGTTTATCCGATTTAGACTGTTATGGGTGTAAACCCCAAATTCAAACAATACCATTGGCACCCACAGTAAAAATTTCTGGTTTAAATGAAGCGGGAAAATTGACTACTGCAATTTCACCCACATTTTCGACATTAACGACTGATATTGGTACACAAGCAATGCCGATAGAAAATGAACCTGGTTATGTAAAAAAACCAGATCAAAATCAAAATCCACCTGAATATTTTAAAGGTGACAATACGTGGAAAAACTCATTTGATCTTGGTAGTAAGTTGTTTGATAAACGATATAATCCTGGACAACAGGTGTATATAAAAAATTATCCAAAACGACATACCTTATCTGGTGAGTTTATGTATGATGGACCACCTGCTGCGAATGAATATTTGTAGGATTTTGGGTTGTATATTTTTATTATTGATTTTCCTACTTAAAAAAATCAATAATTTATTTCAACGCTGGATATTTATCAATATAGCATTGCGGTGCGATATTTCGGATGATTTTGTTATAGATTTTCACATTCTCTTCATCGGTACCTCCAAACCATTGCGATATCATTTTCAAGTATTGGCGTTGTTCGTATGAATCTGGTCCGTGTATCATTGAATGATTTATTCTCATCCACTCGGTAGCTTGTCTCAGATTTTTCCCAGCGATTTTCTTTATTAGTTGGATTACTTTTTCTTGTGAACTATTATCCTTTTCCCACCCATTTACATCATTAATATAAATGATCAGTCTTTTTATGTCGCTACAATGAATCGGACGTTTTGAAATTTCTGTCGCTTGCAATCCTCTAGTAAATATATTGGTTATTCCTTGTGTATATCCATAACGACCTAAATCTTCCAAATCTTTAAAGGTTAGAACGAGAGAATTCACAAATTCAGTTATACTCATAGCGTCTTTGCATGTTTCGTTCAAAAAGATTTGCATGTTGAATTTGTTGGTAGTATTATTAGTAGTATTATTGTTATGATTCCCGGCGTTTTTTGCTAATTCCATCATTTGTTTGGATTGCTCCATCATGTATTTATTTTGTTCAATCATAAGATTTTTGAAATCTTGATTTTGCTTTAATAATTCTATTATTAATGAATCGTTTGTATCAGCTGGTACTGGTTTTTCTAAAATAAGTTCTTTGAATTCCTGATTCTGCTTCAAGATTTCTAATATAAAATTACTATTATTGTGTAATTCGTCATTATTTTTATTTTCTTCTTCTTCATTTTTTTCTTCATTCTTACATTTTTTTTTATGACACCATAATCCATTTCTAGACATATATTTCTTTGAACATATTGCACATGTATAATCGCTACTTTGAGTCACTGAACTGTCACCATTTGTTGCTATTTTATGTTTAGATGTCAATAAATGTTTGTTATAACTACTCTTCTTGCTTGTATTATAGTCACAAGTTTCACATCTAAAAATCGTATGATTTATATCGCAACTTTCTGTCACCATCGTCACTTATATATTGTGACAAGAAAAGTTTCTAAACCTTTTTTTTTATTTTTTTTATTTTTTTTAAAATTTGAATTTTTTTATTATGCAGCCAAATTATTTGGCGATTTTCACTTTTGTCTACATAAGCCAAAAAAAACACCCTTTTTCGGGGAGTTAATTCGTATAAGCCATTTTTGGACATTTATTTTTGTCCAAAAAGGAAAAACCAAACGACTTTTGGAAAACACCACTTTTTTCCTTTTATATATATTATTGATTTTCCTACTTAAAGACACTTACATACCGAGTTTCTTTAAGCTATTTTATAAATTATATCCCTTCACCCATCTAAGTAGCATACATCAACCCACAATTACCCCCCACAAAAGTAACCATATTTATTCTCTCTTCAAAGAATCTCAAATTGTAATTATAATCATAAATTCTCCATGTCGGCTTGTTAATACCGATTATATTGCCTGATTGTGGATCACAAATCGCCAAAGATTGTGCTTGAGGATCTAATGGAGGGACTATCGTATTTAATTCCAGTTCAATGTTTGAAAACATACTCATGTTAATTGCGCCAGACGGTTGTAAATCAAACGGTGATGTATGCAGTCCAAAATTGTAACAATATAATCCATCTGGTGCGTTCCCTGAAGTGCGAATATATTTTTCAATGTAGTTATAGACACCACTTGGTTGAGAATTTTCTCTATATGCGCCGTCCAATAAAATTGCCATATTCAATAATATGTTTTTTTCATTTTCAAAATTATAATTTCCAGTAATATAGTATCCGGTTGATTTACCATTTGCGTTGACACCTGGTCCAATATCAACTACTATAGTAGAGCCATCTGGATTCGTTCTTACAATTTCAAAAGTTCCGGTAGATAATGCCTGTGTAATATCAATAGGTAAATATCTATATGGCCAGTTTGTGTAATTACTCCACTCATTTCTTAAATTTGCGTCACTTCGCTGCATGTAAAACGTATAATTGGATATCATCCCAACTGAATCTAATTGAACTTTGTTTGAACCAGTCACATTATAAAAAATATTTTCTCGAACTTGTTTGAATAAATATTTCTGTTCTTGAAGTGCAAATACTCTAGACTCGTCGTTAGATAGAAAACAATATGTACAGTTTAAATGCACATCTGAATTCCACAACGTTCTTGTATCTACATAAGATCCGACTCCCAATTCAACATCAGGTGGTGTTTGTAAAAATCGGTAAAATTGCATGTAATATTGATTGAAATTTGGCGCAATATATGGATAACTATTCGCAGTGTCCATAACATCACGAATTTGAAATAGTTCTTGTATAGGACGCAGTGTTACATTTATCTGCAGCTCATTATATTGAAGTGCTGTTAAAGGAAACGCCATTTGACTTTTCATATTGAACCACGCGTTCAATGGGATATACAATGTTCTGGCGCGTATGGAAGGCTCAGCTCCAGCAGGATCGTCTGTATAATACGCATTTGGATATGCGTTTACACGAGTACCTGAATTACCTGGATCGTTTAATTCCGGGACATTTCCAGTCATCCTGTCGAATAGTGCCTTTTTTTCAGCTGAAAAATCGCGCTGAACCATTGCGAGCAAATATGCACCCGAAAATTCTTGTAGTGTTTGATTTCCGCAAGTAATTGTAATGTTTGAAATGATTTGAGCGCCGATATTTTCAATCCAGCGAAATTCATATGGTGCCCATACACCCGAATTTGTAGCTTCTGACTCTTGGTCTGTATTTGGTGGCATAATAGGTGACCAAATATTTGGGAGTTCTACACTGAGATAGCAATCATTCAATAAATCCGCATATCTTTTTACTTTAAATGTGAATATAGATTCTTCGGATAACCGTAATGTGCGTGCTCCCTCAAAATCTAACCGGAATTTTTGAAGTGCAAAATTAGTATAACGCATCCATGTAGATTTCCAAAATGTTTTTTGTGGTGTTCCTGTTAAAATGATATTTTGTTGACTTTGTGAGACAAGTTGTAATAAACCGCCGGCCATTTTTAGTTATACTATACAAATAATATATATTTATACCCTTTTACATTTTTGGACATTATGTTTTGTTTTGTTTGTTTTGTTTTGTCTAAAAATACAATTAAATATATAAATTTATATTTTTAATTATATATTTATACTATAATATAAGATATAGACAATATGCAAGTAAATCCAAAATCATCAAACGCAATAGAAAATACATTGAATAAAATAATGGCACTTAAGGAAGATACGGCAGCAAATATAATATTAGCATTTATCATACTTATTGTAATTTTTGCCACAATATATTTATGGCGTATGTCGAACTTACACACAACAAATTGTTCAGCAATAGATAAACTTTACTCTAAAATAAATGGAAGCATCACATCTTTAAATAAAAATGACCCTAACTGCAATTATTTATTTAGAGATTATTATATCAAAACAGCATATAATTGCTGCAGTGCTGGTACATACAAAAATGATTTTGTTGCAACGTGTGCTCTTAAAGATATTTTGAAACAGGGTGTTAGAGGATTGGATTTCGAAATATATTCAGTGAATAATCAACCAGTTATTGCAACAAGTAGTGTAAAAAGCAATTTTGTTAAAGAGACATACAACTATGTTCCCGTGTCAGAAGCAATGAATATTATTGCTAATTACGCGTTTTCAGGAAGCACAGCACCCAATCCGTTGGACCCTATTATACTTCATTTCAGATTTAAATCTACCAACCCGGAAATGTACAAAAATTTAGCAGATATTTTTATACAATATGACTCGTTGTTTCTTGGACCGACTACAAGTTATGAACATAATGGTAAAAATATGGGGAATCTAAAACTAATAGATTTACAAAAAAAAATAATTGTTATTGTCGAAAAATCAAACAACAGTTTTATGGAAAACAAGGAATTTTATGAATATGTGAATATAACGAGTAATTCTATTTTTATGCGCGCATTAACATATTATAGTGTAAAAAATACACCGGATATTGTTGAACTTCAAGATTTTAATAAACAAAATATGACTATTGCAATGCCAGATAATGACTCATCTAATCCTGCAAATCCTAGTGGTATTGTTTGCAGAGAGACAGGGGTTCAAATGACCGCAATGAGATATCAATTAAATGACGTAAATATTCAGGAAAATGATTCTTTTTTTGACAAATCTGGGTATGCGTTTTGTTTAAAACCGGAAAGATTGCGATATATACCTGTCATTATTCCTGAAGCTACTAAACAAAATCCTGCTCTTTCGTTCCAGACAAGAGAAGTGAAAGCGGATTATTATAGTTTCAAAATTTAGAAAATATGATTTCATTCACAATAATATTATTTTTTAGAAAATATAATATTATATACAGATAATATACAGACAAAATAATATGAAAAACAAAGTATGTGATAAAGGTTTATCATTTCAAGATTGTGAATTAGCTATTTTACGAACAGTCGTGGACAAGGCAGAAGAAAAAATTGGAAAAGCTTCTGTAAATTCACCCGAAATTAAACGAATGATTGAAATTGTAGAGAATTTTATCAGACATAAAAAACTCATCGTATATGGCGGAACCGCGATAAATAATATACTACCAAAAGCAGACCAATTTTACAATAAAGATGTCGAATTATCTGATTACGATTTTTTTAGTACAGACGCATTGGGAGACGCAAAGGAATTAGCCGATATTTATGTGAAGGAGGGATTTCTTGAAGTGGAAGCCAAATCAGGACAACACCACGGTACATATAAAGTGTTTGTTAATTTTTTGGGTATGGCTGATATAACATACGTCCACAAAGATATTTATAACGCCCTTAAAAATGACAGCATTAAGGTTAATGGTATTTTATACGCGCCTCCCAATTTTCTTAGAATGTCAATGTATTTAGAACTATCCAGACCTGCTGGTGATGTTGGGCGATGGGAAAAGGTATTAAAGCGTTTGACTTTACTGAATAAAAATTATCCTTTAAAAGGAGAACATTGTAGTGACATGGATTTTCAAAGAGATTTGGTTGCAAAAAATGACCAAGAGAAAATATATAAAACCGTGAGGGATTCATTTATACAACAAGGTGTCGTTTTTTTCGGGAGTTATGCAATCTCGTTATATTCACAATATATGCCAAAAAAATTAAGAAAACAATTAGAAAGTGTTCCTGATTTTGATGTATTGTCGGAAGAACCTGATAAAACTGCGAACATTTTAAAAGAACGACTAGAAGATGATGGTTTTAAAAATATAAAGATTGTTGAAAGACAAGCCATTGGAGATATTATTGCGCCTCATTATCAAATACTAGTTGGGAAAGATACTATTGCGTTCATTTATAAACCCATCGCGTGTCACAGTTATAATATAATTAATATTGATGGACATCCATTAAAAATAGCTACAATTGATACTATGTTGAGTTTTTATTTGGCGTTTTTATATTCAGGGAGAGACTATTTTAACACAGATAGAATTATTTGCATGTCACAGTTTTTATTTGATGTTCAACAAGAAAATCGTTTAAAACAATCCGGGTTATTAAAGCGTTTTAGTATTAATTGTTACGGACATCAAGAAACGGTGGAAGAAATGCGTGCCGAAAAATCCGAAAAACATAAAGAATTAAAGGGGAAGAGGGATGACCCAGAATTCGAAGAATGGTTTTTAAGATACAGACCAAGTGATAAAATGAATGTGGAAAATAAACCAATACAGAAGAAGGATAAAAAACGCAACACGGATAATAAAGACAACACAAATAAGAAAACTTATTCCGTTAAGAAACCATCATCAAATAGCAAAACATCGTCAAATAACAAAACAAAAAAAAATAAAATGATGAAACGTATCTTTGGTAAAAAATTTACAAAAGGTACAAAAGGTATAAAAGGGAAAGAAAGAGGAAGAGGAGGTTTATTTGTGTAAGTCTCCTATACTCTAAACAAATTTCTAAAAAACCCAGTTGACTCTTTATCGTTTTCAGCACTATCAGTGTCTATAGTTTCCGAATGTTCATTGTTTTCAACTATCATTCTATTTTCACCCATCATTCTATTTTCGACCGTATTTGATATGTCGCGAGTTAATCCTCGTAAAGGTGTAGGTTTTGATTGTGATTGTGATTGTGATTGTGTTATCATAAGCATATTTGAGGAACGTTTCGTGTCCATATCCTTTACTTTATTTTGAAGTTCCATTGTGAATTTTTCTTTTGCGATTTGTGTTTCCTTTTTTTTTACTTGTCTGTACTGTGCTTCCAAATCAAATTCTACAATTGCTTGAAGCTCTGTTTTCACTATGTGATTTGTAATATCAGATATTGAAATACCTACACTATTCATCATTTTGGAGTAATCATTATGAAGTGCTGTTTTTTTAGTAAAATCTAAATCAATTAGAAAATCATTTTTACCGGTTTTTTTCAAAACATTATTTTTACATTCTTCATCTAGATCTAATTTACTAATATTTATTTCCTCTTCTATTCGTTTTCTTGCTATAATTTCTGACATATAATTCAATTCAATATCTTTATTCAACAACGACAAATACATCATTTTATTGTCTCGTATTAGTTTTATCGCGTCTTGTCTTTCACTCCTAGGTAATTGCAGTTCTGTAGAAATATTGGTAATAAAAGACGTCCATTCTTGTTTTACTTGAATATATTTTTCTAAATTTTCTTGAATAAGCAGAACTTTGATAACACCAGTAGAAAGAGTCAAGAAAAACGACATTACTGTAAATATTAATGTTAACACCATTTGCGTCTGTGCTGAAAATATGGAGCTTATTTGAGATACACCAATAGACCCAGTTGCAGTTGTCAGCGCAATAGACTGAATAGTATTTAATCGAATAACCAAACGATTATCCGCGATATTTTTCTCTAATACTTTTATGTAATGTGAACCAATGGATATCCATTTCAATAAAGTATTTGTATTTGTAACAGTCCAACTTTTATCTGTAACATTATCTGACGGATTTTTGGGGACAACAACGGAATTATTTGGTTCGTTGTTTATATTTTTTGGATCAAGTTTATCTGTTGTCGGTGGATAACTCATAAATTACGAAGAGAGAAAAATTTGTTAGTAATATCTCAATACATTAGAAACAATATTTTTCTAATAATAGTACATATACATCTTTAAAAAGTTTTGATATTATATTTGATATTATTTTAAAAATAATAGATTCATTTATACAACTACGCAGCATATATCCAGATAAATATTTTTTTACAAGATAGTATATTCGTGCGATACGATATATAATATATTCAAAAATATGCGTTTTTAATTTATTATAAAACATATGTGAATACGACCAGTCTTCCACATAACTACATATTTGTGTATTCGTCTGTTTGATAAAAAATAAATGAATATCTAATAATCCAGATAAAATACGATGAAAATTCGTTTTTTCATTGGTAACAGAATAAATATATTTTATTTTATCACTACCAAATAAGTCTAAATATAAGCATTTTTTATTTTGAACATACGGAAATATATATGGAGTGATTCCATCCATATATTTATTTTTGTCTAGGATTTCACCGTTTGTTATCATTGGAATAAAACAAGAGCGCTGTATTGTTTCAAATATGTCATCTATATTTCGATATTTACTTTTTATTATTTTTTTCCCATTTTTTACATTATAATACGATATATACACGCGATTTGTCATTGTTTCACAAATATTTGTAGGTAATAGTGGTCTTAATTTTCCAAATACAGAATCAAACGCATTCAAATTATGTGAATGTTTTAGATGATGTAACAGTATTTCATACAATTCTGTCATTAAATCCAAGGCATTTATATGATATAATAACGCACATACCGACCCGATACTACACGCGGATATTTTATCAACCTTTACATATTTTCGCTGTTCCATTTCTTTTAAAAAATGAAGGGCACCGATTAAATAGGAACCGTTAAATGCTCCTCCCGATAGAATAATATTTATTTTTTGTGGAGTTGACGTGTTTTTTATATTGTCTGGTAGATTATCAATAAGATTATGTATATATTTTTGAATCATTTTTATAACGTGTGATGAGATTCTGTTAGATTTTTATATTTTACATTGAACGTTTTTATTTTCAATGTAAAATTTTGTGGGGTTTTTATTTAATCAAGTAAAATATTTCTAAAAATGGTAGCTATTTTGTTCCAGTAATATCTCTTAAGTCTGGCTTGATTATTTTGGTCTTTATTTTTATGATATAGTTCCCGTTGATATTCTTTTTGATATTCCTTATATTTTTCCTTATTATTTGCTCTCCAAGCCATAATAGCTTTTTTGTTTTCAGTATATTTACCTTTCATTTTCTATGTGTACTATATTATAATGACGTGTATATCTAGTTCAATTTTTATTCTTATTTTTTAGAACCGACTAAAATGTGTCGTTATTTTTGACAATAAATAATACAATAATCCAAAAAGTGAACTTGTGAAAAAATATCCATATAACCCCATATTCCCATCTTTCATAAAAAGAACAGGAAAAAAATGGAATAAATAACTTCTAAAAATGGGCAATTGAAATAAAAAATAAATAACCGAAATCAATAATGGTATTTGGATTTCTTCATACAATTGATCTAATGAATCACCCTGTTGCGCGTTTTTATTATAATTATAAATAATATCATCATTTTCTTCATTTTCTTTAATATAATCAGTCGATGATGCCTTTGGAATAAAATTAGGCTGAATCTGCTCATCGTGTGTGATTGTTTCAACATTTCTTGGAATATCACGAGAAGGTAATGCTGTAGATGATCCGGCTTGTTGTAATCCATTAATTATTTGATTAATAGTTGTTTGATCTAAACTAAGCGACGATGGAGAAGCATTGGTATTTCCTTGTGTGTTTTCCGATGTTGATAATGAAATATTACCGCCTATAGTTCCTCCATTTGCTGGATCAGTCGGTAAATCTGTAATACTTGTTGACATATTATATTATCTAAAGAACGTTTCAATATAAATTATTACGCAATTTCCACATTTCTTTTGGAAGCATCACATTTTGTTGAAGTTGATTTGAAAGTGTAACATTTATTACCGTGCTTATATATTTTATCTTTAATTTCATCTAATGGTGGTGCTTTAAATATAATACAATTTTTCCCTTCACATACTTTTCTAAAAAAGGTTGCAAGACCAAATCCTAAAATGACTGACATTAGAACTTTACCACCTTTTGTATGAAGAAATCTACCCAGATGCATTTGTATGTGTATATACTATGTAGATATATTATTTTCTTGCATAGGTATAGTATTTATAAGTGATTCATCTGATGGACACGTTGTTTCTACTGCTTCATATTTAAAACAATTCTCTGCTTGATCGTGGTACTGAATTTTTCCAGAATTATCGGGAGTAGGATAGGCAATGATAGTCTTAACATCGGGTCCCCATAAATAAATAAATAAAAACCCAATGGCAAAACTGATAATGAATGCAGGTAATGAAATAAAATTATGAAACATTATATATTATACCATACTAAAATAAAATACAAAAATAAAATACAAAATAATATACTAAAATAAAATATTTTTATTTTTTTCATTCTTTATCAGAATCTGATTCTGACTCAGAACTATAATTAGATTCATTACCAGATTCCACTTCTTCTTCTTCCTTTTCTTTCTTTTCCTTACCAGTTTCCCTCTCTGTTTCAGTATTTACAAACATTAGTTTTTTTGCGGGAGCTTTCGCCTTTTTTGTTGCGGGTGACGCATTTGTTTTGATTCCAGGAATTGCCGAAGTAATCGCCTTTTCAGTAACCGGTTTTTTTCTAGCAGCAGCTCCAATATCTAATCCCATTTTCAAGGATACAACCGTTTCACCATCATCACCTACATCAAGCTCAAGATCACTAATTGAAACAAATTTTTGAATTAAATGAAATGTATTATCATCCTCATTATATTCAACACCAGAATATGAGTATTTCTTTTTCATTATATCTTTCATTTTAGGAATCATCGTATGAACATATAAATCAACCGCATCATTTACCAATTGTGTGTTTTCTGTTTGTTTATATTCCTTTATAATAGATTTAAATGTGTTTACATTTTCATATAATTCGATTTCTTGTTTATTGAGAGCCTCTTTCTTTTCTGAATTATTCACAATATTATTATAGTTTTGAAGAGCATATTCATATAAATTTGTCGTAGACGCAACATTTTCCTTAATTTCATCAAATTTATTAACAGCTTCATCCGACGTAATATATCCAAATAATAAATCGTTTTTATCAATAATAATGTCTTTTTTAAATGTAGATAATGCTAATTCATCTTCATTAAGCATGTCATTCAAGTCAAACGTAATTCCTGTATTAATATCGATATTAAGTGGACACGGATTTGCTCGATCACCGCAAAGCGCAATCAAATGTTTTTCGTGTCTGTCTAATCTAGTAGAAAAGGTCGAACCAACCGGTCGGTTACAATTCACACATTTTTTCTTTAATTTTTGAAATTCAATTTGTTTTTCTGTCCAACTTAACCCCGCAATATTCGCAATTTTATTTTTTTCTTTATTAAAATTGGCTTCATATTTACTTTTTAATTTATAATATGTATTTAATCCTTCTATAAAATTTTTTTTTTGTTCTAAATCAGCCATTCTATTTATATTCTATATATTATTAAAGATTTATTTTTCGATGAATAACGTCATATTCTGTATCCCAATGTGGGAGCCCAGTAATTAATTCTTGTTGAGCACGCTGTTTAGCTTCTTGATAATTTTTAATTTTTGATAAAATATATTGTTGTTTCTCACGGTTTTTCATATCTTTTTCTACTGGTGTTAATTTGCCTTTATATTTATAAATCAAAAATGCTCCTAAAAGTATGATAAAAAAAGACGCCAATGAAATATTCCAAATAAGATTATGATATTTACTTTTAAAAACCCTACATTGTTTTAATGTTTCATTCAGAAAATATTTGACACCAGGTTCAATTAATCTGGGTTTAGTAAAATCGTCGAAATCCATTATATCACTTTCTTTTGATATTATAATAATTACTTTTATTATATCAAAATAATTTATACACAATATCTATATGGATAGTTCCTATCTTTCATTGTTGATATTTGTTATAATAACTATTTTATACTATTCATTCATAAAAGCGCCTCTTACTACATCTATTATTGAGGATAGTGAACAATATCTACAGTATAGTAGTGCGAATAATATAAGAATGTTGATATATTTGCTATTAGTAATTGTGTCACAATTTGGCGTAAACGCAAGTATTATTTCTACTAAATGTGGTGGTAGTGTTAGTCAAAATATCGGTTCGGCTTTCTTAATGACATTTATTCCGTGGATATTTATTTTTGGAGGAGTGATGGCTATATTATTTATTTTTCCAGGATTTAAGTCGGCGTTTTCTAATGTAATTGGATATTTTGCAGTTTCCGGAAGAGCCAATAATATTTTAACAGAATTATTGGAAAATACTGACATAAGTAAAACAATAGATGACGCAACGGTAGGAAACACCGAAAAAAATCAAAGTCTAAAGAGTGCTGCAGACGCAATTATAAAATTATGTGGAAATATGTCTATATTAATTAATCAAATAGTTCCTTCCAATTTTACAGAATATTGGACAATGCTTATACCATTAATGAAGGATAAATATCGCGCAAGTGTTCCGGACGAATTAAAACAAGAGTTATTAAATACTGTAGTATTAAGGGATAATATCGGTGAAGCATTGTGGTATATTTATACAGCTGTATTATTGATATCAATCGTTCAATATAAAATTGCGTCAACAGATTGTAACAAGGATTTATCTACTTTACAAGAGGGACAAGAAAAATTTCAAAAGGAACAAGCTCAAATAGATGAAAATACTAAAAAAGCCACGTCTAAAATTTACACCATAAATGGATAAAAAATGTAAAAAAATACAAAATTTCATAACAACATATGTTATTATGAAATATTGTGTGATATTGTGTGCTATTTTTCTAGAAAAACCTGGGTTGTGTCAAATAATACATGACAAATAAATAACACAATATGCCTAAAATAATCGATAGAAGCCATATCGGGAAAATGGTTTTATTTCTATATCCAATTCCAAATTCACGGATACTTCCATCGATATTATATAAAAATCCGGGTTTTCCTATTTGTATTGTCGTAAAAAGAACAATAAATAGAATAATAGAGACAAGTGTTGGATTTTTTGAAATATAGGATCGATACATTTTTTATACTTATATTATATTTTACAAGTATAATTATTTTTATGTTTTATCAATAATAATAAATAATTTGCAAAAAAACAAAACGGAAAAATGGAAAATGGAAAAAATGGAAAAAATGGAAAAATGGAATGGAAATTTCTATTCGTAATCATTATAATTTTCCTCTTCTTGACCGTGGTCATCTCCATCCATATAATCTTCAGTAAAATGACTCATATCATATTCCTCCGCATCAATTGCGTTCGCAGTGTTTTCATCATCTAATAAATCATCCATGTATTGATCTATATTATTATCAGTAATATTTTTATTTTTCTTGAGATTTTTTTCGTATTCTCCCATTTTATCCATATATTCTCTGTCTGCGTCATATGATTCCGGTACATACGTAGTCAATCCTTTTTGCAACCCTTTCCCCCACGCACCTAATTTGTTTATTTTGAGCATAGTATCAACATTGCGTTCTTCATCAGTCATCGCTTCCAATTTATCCGTAAACGTGTCCTTTTCACGTTCCTTTGATTTGAATACATTATCCATTATTTTATCATAAGTTAAATCAACCACATCTTTATGGTCTGACATAATATTCAAATACGCAACTAATAAATTAGCGGTTTTCGTCCGCAATTGTTTTTTATTACCTTTGTGTTCAGCTGTATCTACATCAACATCATCAACATCTAATGAAACCATTTTATCATCGTTAGCCAATAGTGTGTATTCCGTTAAGGCTTGTAACAAATAATTCTCGAATAATAACATACTTGTTCGTTTATCAAAAATAGAATGGGTATTCGACCCTTTATATGTAATTTTGGTAAGATATGGTGTTGCGTCAGCTAAAAGAATTAAATTTTTACATTTTTGTTGGACCGTGGTTAAAATATTATATAAAATACTATTATCATAAAACACACGTAACTTTTCATAATAATCCTTGATATATGTTCTTATATTACCTTCATGATAAGTGGATAAACCCCAATACTTTGGCATTTTTATATTTTTATAATCCACTTTATTCATAATAATCGCCGGGAAAATATTCAACATATTTTGCATGTAATTCTTTACAAAATTAATAGAATTATATGTTGTATCGTCGGAAATACTTACATCCATTTCGGATTTAGAGTCTACTTCCCAATTAATAAATCCATTTATGGTATTCTCTATGTTTTTTTTATGTTTACTGTAATCAGAACAGTTTAGTGTTATAAAGCTAATTATATTTTTCTTCATTACTTTGTTACTACTATCTAAATAATTTTTAAATTCACGCATTTCTATTATATCTTCCGTAACAGACAAATCAAATGTGTCTAATATAGTGTCTAGATGTTCTAATAATATTGGAGGGATAATTATGTTTTTGTCTCCGACTCCGAGTCCATCTCCTGCTTTGGTTCTGGATTTGTCTTTGCTATTATTATCATTATTGTCCTTATGGATATTTTCTATCACATTTCGAAGTTTTTGAACTTGTGTTGTAGTTTGAACATCCACATTTATTTTTACTATATTTTGTCGATTTACTATTTGCAGTAATCTTAATAAAGATTCATTTTTATAGTTTTTCCCATCCAACTTCAATTTTCGTATTTGTTCAGCAATTGAATCACTTGATGATATTATAAATTCGGGTTTTTCACTGCAAATCGCCAATAAATCTTCACCTAACGGAATAATAGAATTAAATTTACAAAACACAATAAACGCACGATAAATAGTATCTTCGTTAAACTGATCAGTTAATGGTGGATATATATTTTTGGTATTTTCACGACAAAATAACATTGGCGCCTTGGTAATTGCGTTAATATCATCAATAATGTGAGATAACTCATTCACTATTTTATTATACATTTCAATATCACTGTCCTCTTTCTCAAAATATTTTATAGTACTCATCTTATTATTTTCGCTACAGCACGCGTTTTCTAAAAATCCTTCCATTGCTGCGTTTGTAAGTAACAATTTCTTTTTATCCACCACTTTTTGAATCTTTTCCTGGATCCCAAGAGAGAACATTATGATTTTCGATTCAATAATAAGTATTTTCTCCCGTTGATGTCTTGACGCGGATTTAAAATCTCGTAATATATTTTTTTTAAATTCTTCGCTGATATTTTCAAGTTGTTTTATTTTAATGGGGACTAGAGGAGGCAAAAAATTGAGCCATTTACTCAAATCGTGTTCTGACGGTATATATTCATTTGGGGATGTTAATAAATATTCTAACTTTTCTTCGAATTTTCGTGTGACTTCTGAATTATTCAAATAATATGTTTCAATAAATGATTTTATTTTATCAAAAATAGTTTGTTCTTTTAACTTCATTAGAACCGACCAAGGATCTGACGCACTGCGTATCTTATACGCGACACACGTCAAATATTTTAAACCGGACGTGTCCCCCACACCTTCAAACGGAAATCCGGAAAAAGAACGCACACATCCAGGGAATGTTTTTCGGGTTCTAATAGATGGAATACTTACTTGTGTACCAATTAAATATGCTCCTAGTGTTAAATATAAAATGGTTGCGTTATATGTTACTTTATATGTCGGCAAGGCGCGCCCTTTTTTCGCCATTTCTTCAATTTGTGTTTTATAGTCTTTTTCAGATGGTAATGCTGATGGTAGTGCAGAAGATACCAGTTGAATTATAAATTCTCTCTGATCTTCAATATGAATCCCCATAAATCCAGATAACGCCGAAATAATATTTGATATAATGCGTGTTTCGGGTGTAACAAACTTGATGGGTTTAGATGCTTCGCTTAAAATTGCGTCGCCTATATCTGCTTCCATTATTTCACGTGAATTTATTTTAAATCCCTCTTCATATCCCTCGTCTATATCAAAATCAATCGGACGTATAATGTAACCACTATTTTTATCGACCCACGAATCTCCGTCATCACTTAGTGCGCCAATATCCTTTATAATTAATTCCATCTTCTTCAAATAATTCGATGGATCTTCGCACCAATATCCTGCTAATGTATATAAAAAAGAAGGTAATAATTTTGCGTTTGTCTGGATACAATATCGCCAATGTATATTTTCTTCTTCATTATTCGTGAATTCTCTATTGGCTTCTCTTGTAAATCTAATTGCAAACCGAATAATATCATTTTGTCTTTTGACAAAATCGGGTTGGCCTAATATCTTATCTCTTAGTTTGGCAAAAGGGGAAACAATGATATCCTTATCTGTTTCATCGTTTTTAACTCCCAGATTGTATTGTTTATAATTGTATTTAAATGTTCTATTATTTTCAATTTCAATGCGACTATCAATAATACTTACATAATAATCCAGTTGATTTTTCAGTTTTTTAGCAAGTTTTTCCTTCGATATTTCATATTTTTTATCAAATTGACCTACTATTTCTTTTAGTGCGTTTTGAGTGACATTACTTTTATTCAAATCATATGATTCACACACCGATTTATATTTTTTATCAACTTCAATACACTCATTTTGAAAATTACATAACATACTTTGATTATTTGCCACATTTTTTTCGTCTATGGTATTATCTAATTCCCATTGGTTGCGAACTCGTTTATAATAATGGATTTTATCATCATTTGCGACATATATGATTGCGTAGTTACCATTTACCACTTTTTTAATACCATTAATAAGCGCATCTGTTAATAGTGGTGCGTCTTCCTCACTATATTTATATTTCGTTTGTAACATATTTGTTAAAAAAACGGAAAAATCAGAAGGGTTCATTTTTATTTGTTCTTTTTGGAAAGATTCTATAATATCGTAAGGAGTATCATCGTATTTTTTATCAACGTAAATCATTTTATCATTATCTGACGCAATATCTTCGATTGAATTATATTGTTTCACAATGACAACATTTTGACATTTCTTTTCACTCTCTTTATCTTTATCTTCGTTTTTATCCTTCCTATTTTTATTTTGCTCATCTATTATCAAGCCAATATTTTCAGGTATCATCAGAATCATATTTTCTATCGAAATAGCGGTATCAAAGACATTTCCAAAATCAATAGAACGTATTTTTTTTAACAATTCTGAATTTGTAAGAACTAATTGTGAATTAGATCGTTTTGAGTTGAAGGCGTCGTTGGTTGACATCGCATCGAGGGCGAGTGCCGAATGAGTTGGCTCATACTTATATTTATCAAAAACCATATTATTTAGTTCTCGGTCGGGTATTACAGTTGTAATTACATTGGCATTTTTAGGTCGGGATTTGATGGTTTTAAATAACGAAAAAACTCTGCTTTTCTCAACAAAATTCTTATTATAATCCGCGATTTTTAACTGAATAAATTTATTGATTTCATTATATTGCATGTATGTTAAATCATTTATGTATATTAAAAACGGTTCTAAATAGCTAACTACACTGACTAACGATAACTTTCCGGTAATGTATTTTTTTACTAATTCAAATAATGTTCTGGTTTTGGGTATAATAACATTCAAAAATTTTTTATAAATCTCATCAGATGATAGTCCATTCATTTCATCTGTGCGAGTTAATACATAATTTTTAATATTATCTACGAACTTATTCTCATTAAAATCCAACTCTTTATCTAAATCATCGACCAATATATTATTCATATTTGTTGTTTTTTTCAAGATCTGCCAATAGTTAATAAATGTGTTATTTAAATTTACTCTGTCTAAAATATTCGTCCCAGGTAAATTAATTTTTGAAAAACGAATGACTGGTTCAGGTAGGGTGACGATAGATTTTAATGATAATATATCTGGTTGTGTTATATTTACACGATGCGCTATCATTTTACTGCCGGTCAATTGTGTCGTTTGTAATCTACTTACACCTAAATTGTATTTTTGAATAACAAACCGTTTTGTTTTAATGACATCATTTTCAGCAATAGATGAATAAAATTCGCCCAAATTATCGATGATAATATTTAAATCATTTAATACTGGTTTTTCAATAATTATATCGTTCACTGTTTCCGGATTTACTTCATCAAATGGAGTAAAATAAGGATTCAATTCTGAAATTAAATGTATGTATTTATTTTGTTCCCCTTGTGTATCATTTGATTTATATCTATCCAATTTATCTACTATTTCGGATATGTCATCTTCGATTGTTAATGTAATAATATCGGGATATTCCGCGTCTTCCTTCGCACTAATATCATAGACCTTTCTAATATTTTTAGCTACCGGAACTATCCAATATAATAATGATTTAAATTGCTGAATATCGTGCGCGAGTGGTTTCCAAAGCGCATTACTTCGCATTATTCCTAATACATTGTTGTGTTCATCTAATTCTGAAAAATCGGAGCGTAATTGTTTAAATCTCTCAATCATAATATGAATATTATTTAATACGGTAGATGTTCTTTGTACATTTGGAATTTGTGATAACATTTCATCGAGTAAATCGCCGGTTTGTGCGTCAATATTATAACGTTGTCTTCCCGATTCAACATCTATAAGCTGAGTAATCGTTTCCAATTCTTCGCCGAAATGAATTTCGTCCGCTCTGATAATAAATTCGCGAATCGTATCTTTTACGGTAGCTAGAGGAATATTTATAACAATATCTTCATCTTCTTCGTCTTGTTCTTCTAATGAGGTCATTTCTTCTGGACTTTCCTTACTTTCTGCAGTTTCCTTTTCCTTTTCCTTTTCCTTTTCCATTTCTTTGATTTGATCCTGTTCAGAAATCTTTTCAGGTTTCTCTCGTATCTCTATTGTATCAATTGGTAAATCTTCTGGTATTCCCTTATATCCAAAATTAATATATATTATATCGCTATCAGGAAATGTTTTAATTTCAATCATATCCTCTTCTACATTTGTAATCTCTCCTGTAATAATAGTGGGGGTATCGCCTCCAAAATATATATTTACCCACACACCGGAAGTTAGTCCATTTTGCCTTGCATAACCCAACTTATCGTTTCGATATATTAATGATATAGCTGTGATTGAACCATCTCCTAATGTTTCATCTTCATTGATTCTTAATTTAATAGAATTTAATTCTTTTGTTCCAATTAACTTTAGTTTTGTTGAATCAATGTAGTCAATGATGAATTGGATATTGTTGAGCATTTCATTTTGAGGTGCTTCAATTTGAATAACATCTCCTAATTGAAGTGAAAGCGTGTTTTTTTTCTTTTCTTCTTCGTCTTCTTCTTCTTTTTCTTCTTGTTCGTCTTGTTCGTCTTTTTCATTTTCTTCTTCACTATCCATGTCTTCCTCCTTTTCCTCTACATTCTTCTTTTTTCTCTCTATATCTTTTTCATCATCTGAGTCATTTTGTAAGTTCATTGATGATTCCTATATTATATATTAGAAATTTTTATGAATACTAATAACCAAATTACATAAAAAATTTACATTTTGATGTAATAAAATTACAAAATAATGCGAAATATGATTTTTTCTGTTTTGGCACTGGCATTGGCTCTGGCTCTGGTACTGGTACTGGGGTTGTATTTGATTGTTCTATTTTTTTATCATATGGTTTTAAACATAAACTTGAAAATTTTCCATTAGGAACTAAAGTATATATATTTTCTGGTGATCCCTTAGATAATCTATTATATTGTAACACTAATTTGTTGAAAATTTCATAATAAATATCATTCAAACTCGTCTTAGTTATTTTCATTTTAAATATATTTTCGTACATTTCTTTTTCAGAATTATTTAGTTCACATTCATTTCCAGATACTATTATTTTCAACATAAAATTATTCCATATTTTATTCATTATCGGGTTTTCAAATGTATTTATTAGGTCTGACTCAAGTATGTAATCCATCAAATAAATAATAAACTCAAATAGCTCGAATAATTTTTCATTATCTGTTATATTATCTATAAAACGTAATTCAATACCGTGATTATAATGTTTATTAAAATTTATATCAACACCAATATCATTTAATTTTGTATACGCGTTATTATTATTATAATATTCGTGAAACCACCAATAATCCAAATTATTACAAATAACTTCATTTATTGGTTTCAATAAAATTTTACCAGTTTGCATTGTGGATGAATCGTATGTTCCTACACCGATATATCTAGAAATAGCACATCTTTGTGAAGCTTTTGAAAATTTACTATTATTTGGATAGTTTATCATCATTGAAAATGGATCAGGTGAATTATATATTGCAATTAAAAATGGCTCCATCCATTGAATTATTTTTATAGCCTTAGAATGTTCTTTTATGAATTTATCCATATTTTTAATTTTACCGCTTTTATCTAGTTGGGTAGGCAATGTTAAATTGTAATGTAATGTGCCATTGTTAAACATATTTATATTTTTAAAATTTGTCATATAAGTACAAAACGGATGATTTTTTTCCATTATTTTAACATTTCCATAACTATTAAAAATATTTAATTTTGTGAATGAATCGTTTATATGTGTAATAAATTCACATTTATTTACATTTAATTCGGTTACTATATCTTGTAAAGTAATATTGAAAAAATTAAGAGTATTAAATTCAATAGTATCACCATCGAACAACCATTTATTATTAATATTATCTATAAAATAGGTATTATGGTTCTGTAATGTTTCTATTAATGTATGTCCAATAAATTTCGGATTTGGTTCACATAATTTTGTATATAGTGTTTTTGAATTATTAGACGCATCTGTTCTTGTAAAACTATTAGAATTCAATAAAATGGGTAGTTGTAATTTGGAACTCATTCGAATACCGTCTACAGAGTTCAGTCGCTCACTGGCGCCTTTTGCTGCGCTTAAGGCTTCGGCTCGCTCCAAATCCGTTGTATTATCCACATAAAATTGTAATGCGTTATTTAATTCTAACGTGTTATAATTTGTATAATAATCCACGCTGTATCTTTCACGTTTGCGTTTATTTTTATCAAGTAATTCTGTTTTATTAATATTATATTTATGTTCAAATTCTAAGTATATTTCATTTTCAATACCCAACCCCCAATAAAGTGTATTTTTTGTGTATTGATTTTTATATTTTGAATATTTTTCATCGGTATTATCATTTTCTTTACAACTCATTCTACTGTCGTCTACGGATTCCAGTCGCTCACCGGCGCCTTCGGTATGAACCAAACTCATTTTATTATATTACATATATAATATTTTTTACAAACAAAATAATTGTGATGATAATATGATGCGTTATTTTATATGTAAAAAATATTATGTAAAGGTAGTATAAGTTATGAACGATTACAACAATTACGGTAAAATTGATAAAATAATATATATCCGACGCGAATATAATGAGTTTGAATATCGAACTCCTATTGTTCCGTGTGATATAAATAATTTAATTCATATGGGATTTGTTGTATATGTTCAAACTTCGAAACATAGATTTTTTTTGGATAATGAATACAAAGAAAATGGGGCTATTATTACAGAAAAATATTGGTATGATTCTATATTTAATAATGCGTTAATAATTGGATTGAAAGACATTGAGGATTTACATAAATTATCACACCATAGACATTTATATTTCTCTCATAGTTATAAAAATCAAACGAATTGTCAAGAAATATTATCCGCGTTTATGAAGAGTTCTAGTATTATATATGACTTTGAATATTTTGTCGATAATGTAAATAAACGAGTAATATCATTTGGATTTTATGCTGGAATTGTAGGATGTATATTAGGATTATTACAGTATTTGAAAAAACATACTAGTGGGGATAATATTTCAACTCCTTTGAGTAACGTCTCTGGAGTTCAGTCTCTCCAAAATATTAGTCATTGGGATACCATTGATGAAGTAATGCAGTATTTCATTCAAAATATTGATATTATATCGCAACTAAACATAGCGATTGTTGGCGCAAATGGTAATACTGGATCAGGAGTAAAACACATATTAGATAAATTAAAAATAAAATATGAAGTTTTTAACAAAACAAGTGACAAATCTAATTTGAAAAATAGCGATATTTTATATAATTGTATCTGTTTACATAATACATCTACTGAAATTTGGTTCGATAAAAATACGTGTTTTACTAAGCCAATTATTATATCTGATATCAGTTGCGATTATTCACAAGTTAATAATCCTATTCAATTATACGATAAAAATACTACTTGGCAAAATCCAGTGTATTCATATAATAAATACGTTGATATAATTGCAATTAATAATTTGCCATCACTATTACCCAGAGAAAGTTCTATCTATTTTTCATCAAAATGTGTGGAATTACTGCGAAATTTAGATGGTGATACAAACGACTATTGGAAAAATAACGAAAAGGTTTTTTTTGATAAATTACGTGCTGTTTGAAATAATATAAAAAATCAATATAAAAAATATTTTATAATATACTATATTATAAAAATGCTGTCTTTTGTATTGATTTCTGCGTTATTATTTGGTCTAAGTTCCGCGTTGAATGCGAATATGAATACGAATAGTTATACATCAGACGCGTTGTTGGATCAAGTGACTGAACTAAGTGGTTTGAATCACGATATTCAGTTTAATCAATTTAGCGGGTATTTGAAATTGGAAAACACACAAAAAAATATTCATTATTGGTTCGTAGAGTCTGAGTCAAATCCGAGCACGGATCCTCTTGTGTTTTGGACCAACGGTGGTCCAGGATGTTCCGGTTTAATCGGTTTTTTAACTGAACAAGGACCATTCCGACCTGATGTAAATGGTAATCTTCAAATGAATGATTGGAGATGGAACAAAATCGCCAATATGGTTTTTTTGGAGCAGCCAGTGGGTGTTGGTTTTTCATATTCAGATAATTCGGATGATTATAAAATCGGTGATGATCAAGCCGCAAAAGATAATCTTCAAACTATTTTGGCATTTCTCATCAAATTCCCACAGTTTGTAAAATCACCTCTTTTTATTACATCGGAAAGTTATGGTGGACATTATATGCCAACTCTAGCAAATGAAATTATTCAATATAATATGAAATCTTCTGTGGAACCATTAAATTTCAAAGGTTTTGCTGTTGGAAATCCATATACCGATTATTATTCGGGTGTTGGCGCTGAAATGGAAACATATTGGGGAAAACAATTACTACCTAAACCTTCTTGGGATAAATATGTGAATGCGGGTTGTCTAGATGTTGTAAATCTATTTAATGTATCTACATGCACGAATACTGTATTTGAATTTATGAAAAAAATTGGAAATCTAAATCCGTATGCGTTGGATTATCCAGTATGTGTATCAGCCCAACAAGTGTGGATGAATGAACATATTATGGAAATGTATAATAAAAATAGTGTATTTGTTATTGACAAAAAGTTACATAATGCAATTCCATTAAAAGATGAGTATCAACCGTGTGAGGACAACTATTCAGCTGATTATTTGAACCAAGAAGATGTAAAGGCCAATCTTCACGTGAAAACAAATATTGTGTGGGAAGAATGTTCCAGAACGGTGAAATATGAATACGCCGACAAAATGAAACCGATGCAACAATTTTATAACACTATTTTAGATTCAAAAAGTAGTCCTAATCTAAGAGTGTTAGTTTATTCTGGAGATGATGACAGTGTGTGTGGAACAGTCGGAACCCAGAAATGGATTTGGGATTTGGGCTATCCGGTAAAATCAATGTGGAAAGTGTGGGAAGTGAATCAACAAGTGGCTGGGTATATTACACATTTCAATACACCACATTCAACCAAATCTAGATTGATTTTCGCAACGGTACATTTTGCTGGACACGAGGTTCCAACTTATAAACCGCAAGAAGCGTTTGAATTATTCCAAGCTTATTTGAATGATGAATTGTGAACGTTTTTCTCCGAAAAAATATAAAATATAAAATATAAAAAAATTGATTTATATTTTATAGAAAGCTTTGTAAATAAATCTTAAAACACATATTCAAAAATGATATCCATTTCAAATATATTTCACGAGTATAAACATTTATTACCAATACAACCACAAAATAAATATGTGTTTGAAATAAATCGAAATAATAAATCACATATTTATACAAATATATATAAACATCAAACCCTTGCAGATCTACATAACAATATCACACTCGCGCTTTACCCATTAAATAGTCAATCGGTAGAAATGGTAGAACTGAAAGCGCATAGTCACGAGCATTACACTAGCAAAAATAAAAATAAAAATAAAAATAAAAATGACTCTTTATCGGGTATTCGAGATATCTTCCTATACAATAGTAACACTGATAAAATATTATCTATACCACATGACGATTCTACAACTTTAATTGAATTTATCGATTCAAATAAAGATTATTTTACAACAGTATATTTTCGACCATTCCCCGATATTTATAAAATTTATGTTATTGATAATGATTACATAAATAAACATACTATGCGTGTGTAGTTTCTTTAAGTAGGATAATCGATAATATATATATAAAAAAAAAGTGGTATTTTCCAAAAGTCATTCGGTTTTTCCTTTTTGGACAAAAATAAATGTCCAAAAATGGCTTATACGAATTAACTCCCCGAAAAAGGGTGTTTTTTTGGCTTGTGTAGACAAAAATGAAATTCACGAAATAAATTGACTGCATAACTTTTTTTTTGAAAATATATATTTTTTTTTAATAAAGGTTTAGGAGTTTTTTCTGTTGCTATAATATAGACAAATATGGCAACAAAATCAACCATCAAAAACATCAAAAAACATCGGTGTGATACTTGTGACTTTGAATGCTCTAAATTGGGTGATTGGAATAGACATATTATTACTAGTAAACATATAAATGGCAACATTTTGGCAACCGAACTTACATCCAATATAACACAGTATAATTGTGACGATTGTGGTAAGATATATAATGATAGGTCTGGATTATGGCGTCATAAAAAGAAATGTAATAATATCGATAAAGAAACTCATTCGACAGTCGTCTCCGGAGTTCCCTCGCTCCCCCCGGCGTCTTCGGCTTACGGGTCGCTCCAAGTTTGATAAATACCCTGCGTTGAAATAGATTATTCATTTTCTTTAAGTAGGAAAATCAATAATATATATAAAACAACAAAAGTAGCATTTTCCAAAAGTCGTTTGGTTTTTCCTTTTTGGACAAAAATAAATGTCCAAAAAAGGCTTATACGAATTAACTCCCCGAAAATGGGTGTTTTTTTGGCTTGTGTAGACAAAAATGAAATTCACGAAATAAATTGACTGCATAACTTTTTTTTATAAAAATATATTTTTTATAAAAAGGTTTAGGAATTTTTTATGTATCCAATATATATGGATACAATGGATACAAAAAGTTGCGGTAAAGTTGCGGGATATTTTGAATGTAAAAAATGTGATTATAATACTAGCAGAAAAAGTAGTTATGATAAACATTTATTGACATCTAAACATCTATGGATACATAAGGATACACAAAATTGCAAAATATTTTTATGTGAATGTGGAAAAAAATATATGTATAGTCAGGGATTAAGTAAGCATAAAAAGAAATGTAATAATTATGAAAAAAAAAATGAGGAAAAAAAGATTGAAAACAAAGGAGAAGACGAAGGAGAATGTGAAGACGACGGAGAATGTGAATACAAAGGAGAAGATGAAGACGAAATAATAAACAATAACATACTAATGGAAATAATGAAACAATCACATATAACATATGCTAATAATAATTCACTAATAGTAGAATTATTAAAACAAAATCAGGATTTCAAAGACCTTATGATTGAACAAAATAAATATATGATGGAACAAAGCAAACAAATGATGGAGCTAGCAAAAAATTCTGGAAACAACACCAATATTAATAATAATACCACTCATAATAAATTTAATATGCAAATCTTTTTGAATGAAACGTGCAAGGACGCAATGAATATAACTGAATTCGTGAATTCTCTCGTTCTAACCTTTAAGGATTTGGAAGATTTAGGTCGCTACGGATATACCCAAGGAATAACCAATATATTCACTAGAGGCTTGCAAGCGACAGAAATATCAAAACGCCCTATTCATTGTAGTGACATTAAACGATTGATCATTTATATTAATGATACGAATGGGTGGGAAAAAGATAATAGTTCCCAAGAAAAAGTAATCCAATTAATAAAAAAAATAGCTGGAAAAAATCTGAGACAAGCTACCGAGTGGATGAGAATAAATCATTCAATGATACACGGCCCAGATTCATATGAGCAAAGACAATATTTGAAAATGATATCACAGTGGTTTGGAGGTACCGATGAAGAGAATGTGAAAATCTATAATAAAATCATAAGGAATATCGCACCGCAATGCTATATTGATAAATATCCTAGTATCTAGAATTTTTTATGAATCGTCTCATATACAATAATTGCGTCAGCAATACACTCTTTCAAATTTTGTTTAATTGTTATTTTTTCAACAGGTTCCTTATAAGCTACACGAATAATACTATCAAGATCGTGTGGGTGCATTTTTTTAAATCCACAGTAAGACAACGTAGTAATACCTTCATAGAATTTCGAATACATGCAGAATTCCATCACCTTTCCAATTGTATAATCTTCATTTTCCAGGATAATATCAACCGAATTTTTCATAGTATTATCCGATGGCAGTATTTTAAGTTCATCTGTTTCAATCGATGTATCAAGCAACTCCAATTTTTTTATTAATATTTTACACGCGGATTTAACTAAATCGCGATTTTCAAATACACCAACTGTTTGTACTTTAAAATTGAAACTGTCGCGAGTTACAATGCGTTGACCATCTAGTAAACGCCAATTTTTACTCTCAAACTCGATTTCATCTTTACTCATTCCTCCATCCTTCCATTGTTGCTGTTTTTTTCCAAGAACTTCTTCAATATGAACATCGTCTGGAGTCAGACCATACGCAGACGTAGACGCCACATTAAACATTCCATCTTCTTTTGCGTACCCGATTGAAAACTCGCACGTCAAGTGAATTTTCTCACCAGGAATATCATCAGAAATTTTGGGGCGTAATCTAACAAAATCAATAAAATAGGATGTATATTCATTTGGTGGAAATATGGCTCGGGTATCTTTTTCACTTAAATATTCATTGGTTGTTAGATTTTTAATCTTAAAATCTTCTGTTGTCACAAACAAAATAGTATCTGTTAAATTTTCTACATTTACCTCCATAATATAATTTTGAAGAGGCATCTCTAAATCAGTAATATGAATAGGGATACAACTAAGACGCTGCTTCAAAATTTCATTATTCAATCGGGAAGTATTTACTATAATATTTGCCTTATTTTCTTCATAAGGGGCTGTTCTAAATACCAGTGTAGGAATATTAGAAAGGATTGTTCTACGAATTGCATTCGCAATACTCACATTCACACCAGCCAATGTAAATGTAAGAATATCATTATTATCTTCGGAAACGTTTTCAATACGAGGGTTCATTATATTTATATTAAGTGAGATATATTTAATATATATTCAATCAATTTTTTTAATAAAAAATAACATTAACAACAAGAATAAAACAATAAAACAATAAGAATAATGAGTTAAATTATAATTTCAAAAACCTTTTCATAAAATAATGAGCTCTATTCTTTATTATAGTAATTTTTGCGATCACTCCAAAAAACTTTTACAAACTGTATCAAAAACACAAGTAAGTAAAGATATACATTTTATATGCATCGATAAAAGGGAGCGTGACCAAAATGGAAAAGTAAATATTATTTTAGAAAATGGACAAAAAATAATTATGCCTGAAAATGTTACAAAAGTTCCAGCGCTTTTATTAATAAGTGATGGGTTTAAAGTGCTTTACGGAGATAATATATATAGCCATCTTAAACCAAAACACGAAACCGCCACACGCCAAGCAACCAATAATAATATGGAACCAATGTCATTTTCTTTAGGAGGAAATGGTGGATTTGGAATAATGTCGGATCAATATAGTTTTTTAGACCAAGATTCTGACGCATTAAATACAAAAGGAGATGGAGGTTTAAGACAAATGCATAATTATGTTACTTTAGCCCATTCGGATATAATTACAACACCAACAGATGATCATAAATATAATCAAGACAAGGTTCCCGAAAGTATGACAATTGAAAAATTACAACAAATGAGAGAACAAGAGTTTGCTGCCATTAGTGCAAAAAGATAAATACAAAAATAGACACATAAAATAATTTTTATATACATTAAAAAATACTTAAAAAAATACATTGTATTAATGTAATAATATAACCATGGCAACCCAAAGTTCAATGATATTAACTGGATTTAACGATCATTTTATGGAATTTGTATCTGATATTAATTCGGTTTTTCCAAATGATATTGATATTTTACAGGCAAAAAATTCATTTAGTTTGATCAGAAAAGCAAATCCAAAAATGATAATTAAAATTTGGCAAAAATTTGTGGTTGAAAAATATTCTGAAGCGATTGATAATGGCGATATTAGTTTTTTTATTGATAAAGATTACGCTGGAGATTTAAGTAATGCTGATAATTCAGATAAAATTATGGAAGCGGTGAATCGATTGAGAAATCCTGTTAAAATGATGAATGAAGCAGAACGATCAAAAACAATGAAATACATGCAAAATTTGAAGAAATTGTCGACACTTTATCATAATTTGTAATTTGTAATTTGATGTTGTAAAAAATATTAATTAGTTGTAAGTTTAATTTAAAAAAGTTTTTTTATATTAAATCATATAGAATGAGTGAACCTGTTGAAATTCCTGAAGAATTCCCAAAAATTATAAAAGATTTTGTTTCGGATATTATAAATACTTTTCCAGAATACGAACCTATTATTATGAAATGGTGGAAACCTGCTGATTTTTCGGAATTAGTCGAGGCAGATGAAATAGAAGCCGCAGTAGTTGCCGACGCACAGGAAAAGATTAAAATGTTATTTAATAGGTGTGTTACTATTTTTCCCGAAAGATTTTTTGATATTTTGTACCAAAATGAAGAAATATTCAAAACGGATTCTACTGTAAATACCGAGTTTTTGCCAGGTATTAGTTTTAAATATTTATGGCAATGCGACATTAGTGAGAAAACCAAGGAAACTATATGGAAATATTTACAAATGGTATTGCTTTCTATTATTGGTAGTGTGAAAAATAAAGACGCATTTGGGGATACAGCAAAATTGTTCAAAACAATAAATGAAGATGAATTTAAAGGAAAGTTACAGGAAACATTGGAAAAAATGCAATCTATTTTTGAAAATACAACTGAAGCAAATACTACTTCTGAATCTAGCTCTGAATCTGAATCTGGTCCAAAGATAAATATGGAAAATATGCCTTCAGCTGATGATATTCACGGTCATATTACAGGTATGTTGGGTGGAAAATTAGGAGATTTGGCTAGAGAAATTGCTGAAGAAACTGCCGGAAATTTGGATATTGATATGGAAAATGTAACCGATGTGAAAGATGTTTTTCAAAAATTATTTAAAAATCCGGGGAAATTGATGAATTTAGTAAAAAATGTGGGGGATAAACTAGATTCACGTATCAAATCGGGAGAGATAAATGAAAAAGAATTAATGTCGGAGGCAAGTGATATTATGAGTAAAATGAAAAATATGCCTGGAATGGGAAATATTCAAGAAATGTTGGGTAAAATGGGAATGGGTGGGCTTGGAGGAAAAGGTGGTGGAGGTGGAGGTGGAGGGGGAGGTGGTGAAGGGTTAGGTAATATCCAAGAAATGATGGAACAAATGGGTGGGATGGATGGAATTCAAGAAATGATGGGTAAAATGGGATTGGGTAGAAACAAAAAAGTAGATGTAAACGCAATGGAGGCAAAGTTGGAACGAAACAAAAAGAATGAACAAATGAAAGAACGCATGAAGAAAAATATGATTTTAAAACAACAACAATTACAACAGCAACAATTACAACAACAACAGCAACAATTAGAGCAACAAAAAGTATCAGCAAACGCATTATCAGATGAACAATTAATCTCAGTATTTAGTACTGGTGAAAAAGTAGAACGCACATTAAGAAACGCGAATCCTAACACGAATGTTGCTGGGGAAAAATCTTCAAAAAAGAAGAAGAGTAAGAAATAAAATCCCTTGACTATTGCTACGATTATGCCTTCGCTTCGCTTACAAACGCCGTTTTTTTTGTTTTTGATTGTCCGTATGTATATTTTTTTCTTGCTTTATTTGCTAAAATAAATGCTTTTTTTTTATGATCACATCCTTTTTCAATTATATCGTAATCAACCGCTGCTGCTTTCCCAGAAGTTATTGAACTTGCTAATCGTGCTAACCCCCACGATTGTGGTGTTTGATTTGGTCTGGATCCAGATGAATAATACGCACCTTCTCCTTTTTTTACAATCTGCTTTAATGCTGATATTTTACAACCAGTTTTCAGTGCCAATTCTTTATTCGGTGTAATATTTTTTATACTATACAATTTACGCGCATTTAATAAATGATTTGACTTTTTATTTCTATATGATGATATATTTTTGCGCGTATAATATTTATGTTTTTTATATAGTTTTTTTGATTTCATTAGCATTTTAAATTGTTTTTTCTTATCATTGCTTGTTAATTTTTTTGGTATATATCTGATTGGAATTTTTACAATATTCATTTATTATATATAATTATATAATAAATCAGTGTATAAAATGTTAAAATGTGTAAAAACTATAATAAAGATAAATAAATAGTAACATCATAATGCAGTTCCTCAAATTATATACATTAATAAATATACTTTTATCAAATCGTATTACATTATTCGATACCAAGAAATTATGTAGTATATATAAAAAGTTTAAGGATGAAAAAAAGTGTAAATAAATATATTTTGACAATAAATATATTTATTTTTTGGATCAAATAAAATTACATTATAAATAATTTTAATATTACTGTAACAAAGATAAGAATAGTACAAATAGCGGATTCAATATAAGAAGTGTATAAAAAGTCTATGTTTCCACAATGTTTATATGAATAATAAAACTTAATTGAGTTCATCAAATTACCTAAACCTAAAATTAAATAAAAATAAGGTGAAATAATATTGTCATATAATACAATGTATGATATATAAACTACAAATATAAGTTTTAAAAGATGGATCACCGTTTCTAGTGTTGCGTTTTCACGAAAAAAACTCTTTACAACATGTTCTGTACTCGCCATTATATATTATATATTATATAAAGATAGTTTTTATTTTTTACTTTTTACTATGAATATATAATACAAATAATCCAGTAAACATAATAATTGCTGCTTCGGCGTATTTTTCGTGGACAGTTGTTTCTAAAAACAATTCTTCGGCAGGACAGTCTTTATAATCAAGAACCACTGCGTTCAAGTAATTACCAAATCCATAAAATAATAATACAACTACAAGCAATGTGGAATATTTTAATTTTCTAAGTAAAATTAAATATAGTAAATATACAATAAAAATGGTTTTAAACGCTGGTCCAAGACCTTTAAAATCCGGATTGCCATATTTATCAGTAAAAATTCCAGCAATCATTAAATATATAATATATAAATATAATATTATATATTGATTCTATAACAAATTAGTCTATAACAATTTTGTCGTCTATTTTTTAATGAATACACCATAAAACAAGAATAATATAATAATTACAGCGTATCCAATATTAGCATATTGAGTTACCTTCAAAAACGACGCACTATTATGATTACAATTAACATCTGTGTAATAATATTTAATTGAATTTAAAATACATCCAATTGCGTAAATAAATAATAAAAAGTAAAGAATATTACTATATTTGTTCTTATCATTCATAACAACTATTATATAGGATATAATTATTACATATATCACCTTAATAATAGGTCCAGTAAAAGAAAAAATATTAGATAATGCTGGAACTGGTTCTTTTTGTTTTGCTGTTGTTTGAGTTGTTTGTGTTGTTTCGTTAATATTATAATTAGTGTCCATTTTTATAATATATATACAGAGAATTATTTTGAATAATTATTTATATTGCCAATAGTAACGCGCTAAATAACGATATTGTTCCAATAAATATATCCTCGTGTGATGTGGTAGTTAAAAAGAAAATTTCTTTCGGACACGTACGAGTAATTTGAATATATTTATAAGTGTTCAAATAACACGCTATTCCAAATAATATTAATAAAATAGAAAATTGTTTAGGAAGGATGAGCTTATTTTTTACTACTAAATATAAAAAGAATATAGAGAATATAATTTTACATATTGGACCTAATCCGTGAAAATCAAGTCCTCCATATTTATCGTGTGTTAAATCATAAAAATTCATTTTGTATATATATATATAACTTATAAAAAAAATAAACCATTGAAAATACTATAAAAAAACAAAGATACTAAAAAACAAAAAAAACAAAGAAAATATAAAATAAGACGAGTAAAATTTAAGTAATATTCTATATTATATATAATATAATGACAACGCCTTTTTGGTCAAATGATCCAACTATTTTATTTAACAAAGATAATATTTTTCAATTATGGCCTACTCCTAAAATGACATTTGAAGAAAAACTAAACGCCATTAGTAGATTGGTTCTTTTTTTGACTATTATCGGGTTTATTTTTCTAATGTCTACTAAATTTTTGTTTGTTGGAATAGGAACATTGATTATTATTTTCATTCTTTATAAAACGCGCAAACAAAAAATTATTAAGGATATGGTTCACGAAGGATTTAGCATAAATAACGCAGAGGCGCAAGTTCATATTGATAATCCCGAAACATTAGAAAAGTTTTTAAAAAGCGATTTTGAACAAATTAATAAAAAAAATCCGCTTGGAAATATGTTGTTAACGCAAATTGGTGATAATCCTCAAAGAAAATCCGCACCACCTTCTTTTAATACAATGGTTTATGAAGATATTAATAATACAACCAAAAAAATGATTCAATCATTGAATCCTGGTATTAAGAATACGAATAAACAACTTTTCGGTGATTTAGGAGAAAAATTCGAGTTTGACCAATCAATGTGGCAATATTATTCTATGCCGAATACCAAAGTTGGCAATGATCAAGGAGCTTATGCCGATTATCTTTATGGTGGAATGATTTCAGGCAAAGAAGATGCTTTAGCCCGTGTGCAAGATAATTATAGATACACATTGAATTAATAAACAAAAAATTTCATATTTTCTTGTTTTCTTGTTTTCTTATTTTCATATTATTTTCATATTAATTTCTTTATTAAAAAAATAATGTATTATATAATATAAATGGCATTTGTAACCGATTATACTTTCTCTAATATGAGTAGAATTGGATCAGACGTTTGCACGCAAGACCAAAACACCATTCAGAATATAAATCAATCAAACTATTTACTTCAAAATTTTTTTGCAAATGATTGCACGATGAAAAATCCTATCCGTTTAGCCACATCGCAACCAGGTATTAATTACAATGGTCCTAGCAGTGTTGGATCTGGTGGATGTATGGTAGACGATTCTTCCAAATTATTAATCGGAACTATCCAAACACATCCTAGATGTAAAATTGATTTATTTCAACGACCTTTTGCAACTGTTCCCTTTTTAGGGCGTGGTTCGGTTGACCCTATTTTAGAAGCACAAATTCAGCAAGGTGAAATGATTACAAACCGTCGCAGTGTGACAAAACTAACGGAGAAAAGTTTTATGAAATATAGCAATACGCCAATGATACCAAGTGTTAAGGAACGTATGACAAATCCGGCGTATAGTGTGGAAGGAGTCGCATCAGAGGGATGGATTCGAGGTGGTATTCCGTCGCGTGAATTAACACGAGACCGCAATAACTAATTACGAAATAACCCATAATAATAATAATAATAATATTACTAATAATAATAATATTATTAATAATAATTTATTTACTTAGAATTATCATTTAGAATTATATGACAAAATACAATATGTATAATTCTAAACTTATTTGCACATATAGCTATTATGATCCTATTTTAAGAAAACACCATTCTGATATTACATATGATTTAGATGATGTTACTGGGTTTGAAGATATAGCAGAAATAATATATCAAGCAGAATTATTACGAGTATTCAATATTGACCCAGTTGATAAAAGTTTAGACGATAGCAATGAAGACATTAAATTAGAAATAACTATATTATATAAGTTGATATCATCACAACAAAAAATGATTGAATGTATGAAAACAGCGGCATCATTAATGATAAGCGATGATTTAGAATTAGGACTTATGGTATTATATTCATTTGATTATTTCTTTTTAACTCATAAATGTGTTAGTGACTTTTTAGAGACGGGTGAAATATCTGAAAAAAATATGAATAATCTTTTCAATGAAGTGCATAAAAATAAATAATGTGTGTAAATAATAATAATATATTATAAGATATTATAATATAATATATAAATGTCATCTACGCGAAATTTGAATACACCAGGAAACTATTATTTAGAGCAAAATGAATACAAACATATGGAAAATTACACATTATATCCAAATTCGCAATATGGCGCAGCATATAATACTAGATTGCCTGGAAATGGTGTGAATCCTGGTCAAATTCCTTGGAATCAATTATCAAATAACGCAGTTCAAATTGAATCTTTTTTATTTGGTGTTGGATCTACCAATTTGGTCACTCCAATGGCACCAGTAACACCAGAATTAAAAAATTTGGGGACTGCTAATTTTTTTGAAAGGTCAGCAACTATTATACCAGAACCGCTTACTGTTGAGAAAAATCAGCGTCCATTTCCTACACCATAAACGAAGTCTGTAGACGGTAGTCGAAGGAGTTCGCCTACATTTTTCTCCAAAAATACATTTATTCGAAACAAATAAAATATTAACTAATACTAGTGTATAATAATGGCATTTACAAGATTTCACGATGACAAATGTAGAATCGAAAAACAATTACAACAAGCCACTGACCCCTGTAGATGGATATTAAACGTGCCTGGAAATGGTGCGACTCCCGACTATATGGCTGACCCGCAAATCCGTATTCAAACGTGGGGAGGAAATCTAATGACCAACAGTGTTGATTTAGAAAGTGAATTAAGAGGTGTAAATAGACAACTAAGCAGAGATTGTTTAGGAAAAGACCAATATCAAAAATTTAATGTCCCAAGTAAACCAGTGAAATATCCTACAAATACGATAATGTATACAGAGGAATCAAGAACAATTATGCCCGCGTGGACCGCACGAGATTTAGAGCAGGTAGATTGGTATACTTTACCGTTGAACCCGCAAGAGAATACGTGTTTCCCATTTGAAAATAATGTAAGCACACGAATTTTAGAAAAAGATTATTTTGTTCAAAAAAACCCACATTGTTCGCCAAATAGTGCAACATTAATGCCACTCCCTCTTCAAAGCTAAAGCTAAAGCCAAAGCCAAAGCTAAAATCAATATCCTTACAACATAAAAAAATAAATTTTCAATTTATAAATTAGTATAATAAATTGAAAATATAATACTAATTATATATAATATCATGGAATTAGCAATACCATTATTGGCACTTGGAGGCATGTATGTTATATCAAACCAATCAAAACCATCAAATAATTCCTATAAATTTAAAGATGAATCAAAAAATGATACAAAAAATGGTAATTTAAGAGAAAATTATACAAATATGGGTAAACATTCAAATTATTTACCCAATACAAATATACCACCTCAAAATTATCCTGTATCAAACACAAATGAATTAACTGATACCGTTCACAAATATATCAATCCAAATGCTGCAACCGATAAATATTTTAACCAAAACAATTATGAAAATAAACAAAACGCCGGTGTTAAGGTGGGAGACAATATTCAAGAAATTTATTCATTAACCGGAAAATATGTAGACAAAAGCAATTTTGAACATAATAATATGGTACCATTTTACGGAGGTAAGATTAAGGGTCAAGTATACGATATGAACATTGCCGAAACTATTTTAGACAATATGATTGGCTCTGGATCTCAAGTGATTAAAAAAATAGAACAGGCGCCATTATTTAAACCACAAGAACACATGCAGTGGGCACACGGCGCGCCAAATATGAGCGATTTTTATCAATCACGTGTCAATCCGGGAATGAAAAGTAATAATGTGAAACCATTCGAGTCTGAATATGTCGGACCCGGATTGAATCAAGGGTATGGTAAAGAAGGAAGTGGTGGATTTAATTCCGGTATGGAATCACGTGATGATTGGTTGCCAAAGACGGTAGATGAACTCAGAATATCAACGAATCCCAAAATGGAATATTCATTGGATAATCATCAAGGTCCATCTTACTCCCATGTTCAAAATGTAGGAATAATTGGAAAGGTCGAAAAATATAACCCCGATAAATTTTTTATTCAAACACAAGACCGTTGGCTTACGACAAATGGTCAGGAGAAAGGACAAATGCTTCGACCAGTTGAAGAGGTTCATTCCACGTCCCGTACTACTACCACACAATCGTATGCAGGTGTTGCAGCACCGTCTGATAGAAATGCGAGTTATGTTCCAAGTCAATACGAAGAACCCAAACGAAATGAATTGGAAGTGTGTGATATTCCTGCTTCCACTGCTACGGGTCGCGGTACTTACCAAGATTTAGATAACGCGCATAAAAGTCATACGAATTATACAAATAATCGTTCTGTAATGAGACAACCAGAAACAATGCGAAGTGGATTTGGGCGCGCCATTGGCGCCGTGATTGCTCCTCTTATGGACGCATTTAAACCAACCCGAAAGGAAGAATTCAGTTCCAATGTTCGCATTTATGGAGACGGTGGAACCACTGTGCCTCAAAGTTATTTGTTAAATCCAAAAGATACTGCTCCCACCACTGTAAAAGAAACCACATTATATGCGCCCAATTTCTATGTAGGAAACCAAAAGGAGGGCGCATATACGGTGAGTGACCAACAATCCATTGCGAATCAGCGTGATACCACAAATTGTAGTTCTATTGGTGGGGTTGGTGGCGCGGCTTCTGCGTGGGGGGATATGAATTATGCCGCGGCGTATAATCAGCATAACAATGAATCGAAGGAAAAATCAGTTGTCAGTAGAACAAATCACGGAAATACGCAAATATACAACCAACAAATGAATGTGAATGTTGCGCGTGTAGATTCTGATCGTGATAATACTCGACAATGGGTGCCGACTAATATGCCTCAGATGCCAATGAGTAAGGAAGTATATGGTACTATCAGAGCGCCACAATCATATGACCAAAATATTGCTGTAGACAGAATTTCTGGAAATATTCTATCAGCGTTCAAGTCAAATCCTTACACTCATAGCTTAACAAACAGTGTGTAAATGCTCACAAAAATATAATAACATATAATTATTTTGTAAAATGTAGACAATACAAAATAATATCAAAAAACAAAAATAATACCAACAAAACAACAAACAATACCAATTAATATATTTGCACTTATTTTTATATAAAAAATACACTTGTTAATATATTAATTCTAATACTAATATTAATGTCATTAGTCATACACCAGACGATAATGGATAAACTGCAATATTTTTACGATCTACATAAAATACCAAATATCATATTTCACGGTCAATCTGGAAGCGGTAAAAGGACAATCGTAAATAAATTTATCAATATCATATACAATAATGATAAAGAACGCATTAAAACATTTGTAATGTATGTAAATTGCGCGCACGGAAAAGGGATTAAATTTATTCGAGATGAATTAAAGTTTTTTGCAAAAACACATATTAATTCAAACGGTGGAGATATATTTAAAAGCATTATTTTATTGAATGCTGACAAATTAACGATTGATGCGCAGTCAGCTCTAAGAAGATGTATCGAATTATTTAGTCATACGACTCGTTTTTTTATTATTGTAGAAGATAAATATAAATTATTGAAACCCATTTTATCGAGATTTTGTGAGATATATATTCCGGAACCAGTCCATAACGGAACTATTATAAATTTATATAAATATAACATTGCTGAAACATTTAAATTAAAAGATGTCAAACTCCAGCGGTCCGAATGGTTAAAAAAGGAATTACTAAAAATGGTGAAAGATAAAATATCACATACCGATTTGATATCATTTTCCTCAAAAATGTATGAAAAGGGTTACAGTGGTTTAGATTTAATACAGTTATTGGAAAATCAGAATATGTTTTCAGAGTTATATAAGGGATATAACGATAATTCTTCGACGAATGATTCCGGAACTCCGTCACTTCATCCATTATTAAAGGATTCTGAACAAAAGCGATATGAATTGTTATTTGCCTTTAATAAAATACGCAAAGAGTTTAGAAATGAAAAATTGTTAATAATGTTCATTTTAAATTTCGTGTTTATGAGTTTAGATTATAGTTTAGAAAATATTTCATTCATGTAAAATGGATGATTTTAATGTTTCAAGTCTACACGAATCAAAAAATGAATGGGGGTCGAGATTGTTGACTATTTTAACACCTCATATTATCGATGGATTACGTTCGATATTTGATGAAGCTTTAAAACTATGTCGCGAAAACAATGAAATGGACAAGTATCTAATGACATTTCAAAATTTTATTACCAGAATTCCGAAATGGAACTCGAACATCATTGAATTGGAACGAAAACGAATAGTTGAAAAAAGTTCGTGTGGATATTTAGAAGATTTAATAACTTGTGTTCATATTATTCAATTGAAAATGTTGACCGCAATGCGTGTTGGAAATAAACAGAAAAAAATCGATATTAATATTCCAAAGTTGGATGATTTTATTCACAAGATTTACGTGAATGTTGCTAGAAAAATTTACAAAAATGTCTATCTATTTGAAGTGAATATACAGCCACTACAAATTCAAAAGAATCATCGTGAATTAGAAATGATTGTTCAAGAATGTATTTTAAATACAGTAAGAGACAGTATTCCAATTGAATCCATTTTACAAGCATACATGGATGAAACCGTAGAAGAGAATGTTGTAGAAGAAATTAGAGAGCAAATAATAGAAAATCCAAATAAAAAAGAAGATGATCTCCGAGAACAAATTTTAGCACAGCAGAAATCGAGTCAAATTATAAGTGAAACACAAGCTCAAACTCCGGTAATAACTGGTGGAGGAAATGACAGTTCTTCCAAATTGTCATTTAATGATGTGGACATGGCGAGAGACGCATATGACAATGAAGTCCCGATTGAAGCTCCCAAAAATCTTGAAAGATTGGAAGATATCAGTAATATGAGAAACGCACAAAGAAAGTTGGAAGAGAGTGAGAATAGTGATGATGATGAAGAACAAAATGTAAAATTACAAATACACGATCAATCCGTGAATTTAGATAGTATGGATATTCATAATATTGAATTTCCTGAATTAAATTTAGCTTCTTCTGATTTATTATTGGGTGATATCGAAATATTAGCGTAAATGAAAAAATGTGGGAAGGGGGAAATATTTATAATTTTGCGTAAAATTATAAATAAGAATATGCACGGGTATTTCATAAAATGAATATATTTATGATTTCTGGAATTATCTCTTTTGTTTATTTAATCGTTAAATTTTTAGAAATGAGATTTGTGGATAAAGAAAGCAAACCATTGAAATTATTAATACGAGATTCATTATTAGTTTATTTTAGTGTCATTGCTGGTAATTTTGTGATTGATCAATTAAAACCTATTATTCAGGAAGGTGGTGAGATTTCAACAAGTCCTGCTGTATTTACAGACAATCCGGGGTTTTAGGGGATGTCACTGAGCGGAACGCGTAGTGACAGAGACAGAATATGGAACGCTAGTGAAGTATTCTAACGACCGCTCCATACTTTAATAACCGGTAAACGATTCATTATTTTATTTTGTGTATTTTCACAGTGTTGTTTATATGTATATCCCCATTTCGTATACGTATATATGTCCCCCAAAATAGAATGTTGTTTGGATAATTGTGGGTATTCTATAAAAAATAAAACACCCAATATTCTTTCTAGACAACATCTGTCAGCACGACACCGCACAACATTTAATAAATTAAATAAATTATATTTATTTTGTAATGTTATTATAAAATTATGATTTATAAAACTTTGTACACCAAAACAGCCGTGCCATATTTTTGTATTCATTCCCAAGTTCTCATATTGTACATCTCTTGATAAATGGTTTATTATTTCATTATTATTTGTCAAACTATTCGCAATTCGTAATGAATTATGTAAATTTTCTCTTTTTTCTTTTTCAAAATGCCACAATGGCATTACTTTTACATTTAACTGTTGTAAATAATCAAAATTTATTTTTTTTTTGATAAACACGCTATCGTGAATTATAACAGCATTATCAAAGTAGTGATTCTTAAAAAAATAATAATATGGTAATAATTCGCCTCTTTGTAAATATTCTGATTTTACATATTCGACCTTCTTATATTCAAAATCAGCCTTAACAAATGTTTGATCACTATTATCGTCAATAATCACAATTAAATTATTGGGATAAAAATTTCGAATAGATCGAACACACTCATTCCAATAACAATTTGTCGTTTCCGAATTTACGTGTCTTGTAATAATAAATCCAAAAGTCATAATTATAATGGTGGATGAATTATAAATATAAAATTATGTTATATTTATAATTTTTGATAGTAACGCAATGTCTATACCTTTTCTGTAGTAGTTGTAGATGTGAATGATGGAATGTCGTCAATATTAATAACCTTTTTATTTTTAGGAACATCATTCTTGGGAATACAGAATGAGCTAAATTCAGAACGTTCCAATTGTGCTTGTGGAATATGATTATGAACACATCTTGCAATCATTTTGTATAATTTAAAATCAGGATATCGTTCCACACCGTTGTTTTTATACAAAATATTGACACCATTATCGTCTAAACACCAATCAAATATAAGTTTTGTAACTGGTGCGCAATTTTCTAAATCACCAATTTCATTGATATCATCTACGACGTAATCAAATATAGAACACGCTAGTCTACACAAGTCGAAACTATAATTGGGTTCAAGTCGTGGTTTTTTCTCGTTAAAAAAAGGCTCAATATTGTATTGTGTTGCTGCGTCCTCGCCAGATTGAAAACTGTCACTGCAAAATAATTTACCATCAAATTTGTAAATACCTCGACCAAAATCGATTATTTTAAATATGCGTCCAAAGGTAGGAACCTTATAAAACTTCTTTTTAAAGCAATAATAAATATATTTTTCATCTGTTTCATTATACATTACATTGTTTGTATGCAGGTCATTATGTGTAAACGCAAACACCTTTTGATATGTAATTAAAATCATAATTATTTGCATTAAAGCAGAAAACCATTCTTCTTGTGTTAATTCTTCGTCTAATATTAAGTTGTCCAATGTATCCTCACAATTTTCCATACAAATTACGTGAACCGGAAATTTTGGAATGGTAGCATCAACACGTTCTTCTTCAAAATCACTGCCGTCACTACTACCATCACTAGTACCAGTACTAGCATCGACATCTTCGCATTCTTTTTTCTCTTTATCTTTTTCTTCGTCTCCTTCTTTTCCTTCACCATAACAATCTTCACCACAATTTGAACATTCTGATGTGTCCTCATCATTTGAAGTATGAGATGTTCTTGAAGAACACGTAGATCCGGATTTAAATGTAGACATTGTTACTGTTTTAGGGTTATCGTTTTCAGAATAATTACAAAACTCAGCAGAATTTGTAATATCTACCAAATCAATTGAAAAATCCTTCAAATCATTCAATGTTAAATGATCGTCATTCAATGTGGATTCATCTATGAATAAATCTTCAAATATGTCATCGTGTATAGATTTCGCAGATAAAGTTGGTTTATTACTCGATGAATGATCTATTTTTAAAGGGACTTGTGGGATATTCTCAAAAATAGATTGATTCTCCAATAAATGACTATATTCTTCCACTTGAAAATTCACATTTTTATTTTTGTTGAAAAAATCAGAATCACAAAGATATTCTAAATCGTCGATAATATTCAGTTTAAAATCGTTTTTAATTGCCAAAAAAGAACCATAAAAATCGACTCCGTGGATAAAATTATATTTATGTATTAATAAGCTAGACAAAAACGAAAAAAATCCGTCAACATACGCCGAATTATTTAGTTCTATAAATTTTGGATGAATATCTGACGCGTTTAACTCGTATGTTGGTAATTTTAATAATTTGGGGTCGGTAATATCATATTTTCCAACTAGATATTTAAATGGATCTAATAAAGGTGCCATTTTGAAAAATATTTCCTTTCCTTTGATTTTATTCGTATTTTTATTTTTAATGGAGCAATTATACACATTTTTATTATCATCTATCCCGCTCTTAATATCATTAATAAACCACGTATTATTAAGGTTAATCGAGTTGTAATTTGTTACATTCAATGAGAAGAATCTATTATAAATGGGAACATAATTTTGGACATCTGAGAGAAAGGTCAGTTCAGGCATTTGAAATGTTCTTAATAATTCTGAATTCTTTCTCTTTTCGTAGTTAATTTGAAGACACGGCGTTTCCATTAGTCAAATAATATATAAATTATATTGGTTTTAAACTTGTTTCTCCTTAATAATACAATTTACACAAAAAATAAGATTTACAATATCATTTAAAAATGTTATGCTATATATTATCAGCGTGTATGAATAACTCTGCGACCATTGATGAACTTTTACATAAGATAAAAATGTTAGAATATAGAAATACTGTGTTGGAGAACGATTTATGCGAGACCAAAGAGCATCTCAAAAAATATACAGCGCCGTCGCGCGCGAAGAAATATTATGAAACACATAAAGAAACATTACTAAAAAAAATGAAAGAAAATACACCAGATAAAGATAAGATAAAGGAAAAAAATAGAAAGGCGTATTTAAAAAGAAAGGAATTGTTAGAAAGTAATTTAGTTTAATATATTATTCGTATAATAGCTTAAATTTATAATCTTTAGTAATATATTATATGACTATTTGTAAAAATGGTGATTGTGGAAAATTGGCATATTTTAATTATAAACATTTACGAGCAGAGTTTTGTGTAACTCATAAAGAAACTGAGATGGTTGATGTAAGAAATCCCAAATGTTTTTGTGGAAAGGTTCAACCTAGATGGAACTTTGAAGGGTTACGAGCTAGATTTTGCAAAGACTGTAAAAGTGATGGTATGATAGAACCTAATAGGAAATTATGTAAATGTGGTATAAGACCGACATTTAATTTAATAGGGTTAAAAGCGGAATATTGTAATTCATGTAAAACGGATGAAATGGTAAATGTATCAGATAAACGATGTTTTTGCGGTAAACTGACAAGTCCTTGTTTTAATTATTTCGGGTTAGTTGGAAAATATTGTTTTGATTGTAAATTACCTGATATGGTTGATGTTAGAAATTTAAGATGTGAATGTGGGAAATCAAAAGCTGGGTTTAATTTTGATGGGCTTAATCCCAAGTTTTGTTCCATATGTAAATTAGAAGGAATGATTGATGTTATACATAAAAAATGTATATGTGGAAAAAATCAACCAAATTTTAATTTTGAAGGATTACAATCAGAATATTGTTCCAAGTGTAAATTATCTGGAATGATAAATGTTAAACATCAGTTATGTAATTGTGGAAAGGCGCAACCTACATATAATTATGAAGGATTAACAGCACAATATTGCGCAAAATGTAAAACAGATGAAATGGTCGATGTTAAACATCTTAAATGTAAAACAGTTTTATGTAACATACGTGTTCAAGAAAAATATGAAGGATATTGTTTCAGATGTTTTATTTACACTTTTCCAGATAAACCTATATCTAAAAACTATAAAACCAAAGAATTTTCGGTCGTGGAATATATTACCAATGAAATTCCAGACTGTACTTGGATAAAAGATAAGATTGTTCAAAATGGTTGCTCAAAGAAAAGACCAGATTTATTATTGGATTTAGGATATCAAATAATAATAGTAGAAATTGATGAAAATCAGCATAAAAAATACGGCGATTCTTGTGATAATAAACGACTAATGATATTATCGCAAGATTTAGGACATAGACCTATTATATTTATTCGTTTTAATCCTGATGACTATATAAATCAACAAGGGGATAAAATAAATTCGTGCTGGAGTATTACAAAAAAAACAGGAATGATTAAAATCGGAAATAATAAAGAATGGATGGAACGTTTAACTATGTTAAAAACCCAAATAGAATATTGGATAAATACCGAAAATAAAACGAATAAATTAGTTGAAGTCATTCAATTATATTATGACCAAAATATATAAAATTTGGATGAAAATATAGGCGTTTTAAGCGCGCGGAAGCCGAAGTTTTCTGACTATATTCCATAGACTTTAGTCGAAGGAATATGCGTATATATATAATTTATAAAAAGATTATATATATTAAAATAAAATGAGTCTGGAACTCAGAAAATTTGATATGAAAACTATTAGCTTTAAGCCTAACGAATCCAATGGTCCTGTGTGCGTTTTAATCGGTAAGAGGAACACTGGTAAGACATTTCTTGTAAAAGACCTCCTCTATTATCATCAGGATATTCCAATCGGAGTTGTAATTGCTGGCACTGAAGAAGGGAATGGGTTTTACGGCAAATTAGTACCAAAATTATTTATTCATAATGAATATAATACAGCAATTATAGAAAATATATTAAAACGTCAAAAATCGGTATTAAGACAGATAAAAAAAGAGATGGAAACATTTAAGCGCAGTACAATTGATCCAAGAGCTTTTGTAATTCTGGATGATTGTTTATATGATGGTTCTTGGACTCGCGATAAAATGATGCGACTTTTATTTATGAACGGACGTCATTGGAAAATAATGTTAATCATCACGATGCAATACCCGTTGGGAATTCCCCCAACTCTTCGTACTAATATAGATTATGTTTTTTTACTAAGAGAACCGTATATAGCGAATAGAAAACGTATTTATGAGAATTATGCTGGTATGTTTCCCACATTTGAATCATTTTGTCAGGTGATGGATCAATGCACTGAAAATTATGAGTGTTTAGTAATAAATAATGGATCGAAATCGAATAAATTAACGGACCAAGTATTTTGGTATAAAGCAGATTCACATAATGACTTTAAATTGGGATCAAAAGAGTTCTGGGAATTGTCAAAAGATATAAATTCTGATGAGGAAGATGAGAAGTATGATCCTAATAATACCAAAAAACGTGGACAAGGACCCAAAATTAGTGTCAAAAAGACAAAGTGGTAAATAGTGCTTTTATAAAAACCGTTTTTAAATATATAAGCACTATTGCCAATTAAAGACTTTCTTATTATATATACTATAATAAGATGCAAGAGTTAAATATCGTTGAACTTATTGAGCATAATCCCATCGTAAAGCTGTCAAATGTATATAATAATAAATTATTAGCTAAAATAAAAGAAAATTTTACAGGATTTGAACAACAATTATTTATTGGTAGCTTTTATTGCTATCTAAATTATGATAAAAACATTGATTTCGTGGTTGATTTGGATAATGTATGGAAATGGTTGGGATTTACTCTAAAAGAAAATGCAAAAAGAATGTTATTAAAACATTTTAAGCTTGATATAGATTATAAAACCGCTCGTCAAGTTGGGAAAGCGGTTTTAGAAAAAGAAAAACAAAATGGCGGACAAAATAAGCAAACTATAATGTTAACCATCAAATGCTTCAAATCGTTATGCTTAAAAGCACAAACAAAAAAGGCATCAGAAATTCACGAGTATTATATGAAAATGGAAGAAACATTACATCAAATCATAGAAGAAGAAACAGACGAATTAAGACTCCAATTAGAAGAAAAAAATAATATCATATTGGAAAAAGATAATACTATACAAAATACAAAAAAGGAAAAACTGAGAGCAGTAGAACAAGCAACAATCAATCAATTTCCTCTGAATACAGAATGCATATATTTCGGAACTATTGACAATACAAATAACGCTGGAGAAAAATTAATTAAATTCGGTCATACAAATGATCTCTCAACAAGAGTGTTAGACCATCATAATAAATATGATAATTTTATTTTAATTACTGCTTTTAGAGTTCAAAATAAAGTAGAAATAGAAAATCTTATAAAGACATATCCAAAAATTAAAAGACAAATCCGTAATATTGAAGTAAATGGGAAAAATAAAACAGAAATAATTGCTTATGATAGCACAAATTTTACGATTGAAAAATTATCCAAACACATAAAAGATATAATCCATTCAAAAACCTATAGCATAGATAATTTTAATAAATTAATGCAACAAAATGTAGATTTAGAAAATAAGAATAGATATTTGGAAGAACATATGGAAAAAAATATGGCAACTATGACCAAACTAACATTAGAACTTAATGAAATGAGAGAATTATTAGAAAAACAAAAAGTATCCATAGTGAATGAAATTATAGAAACCCAGTCCGTATATCAAAATGTGTTATTACCTGAAGATGAAATTACATATAAGTTTAATGATTTCATTGACAAAATGTGTATAATTAGAAATGATGTTGAAGAGTCATCTGTAGATATGGAGGGGCAATATCGCATATGGTGTAAAACAAAACCAAAAAAGGAAATATTTCACGCACTAAAACATTATTTAGATACAAGATTCAAACCAGCTAGAATTTCAAAACAAAATAAGAATCAAATAGTTCACGGTTATATTGGGGTTAAACTTAAGGATATTGAATATAAAAAGAAGCATATAGCAAACGATGTAGAAACATTTATATTTCAAGTATGTAGATTTTCATCTAGTGGTAAAATTTTAAATTTAACATTACTACAAGAATATCAACGGTGGAAGAAAAGCGTAAATAAAGAATGTTCAGATAACGATATAAAAGAAATAAAAGAATATTTGAATTCTTGTGAATATGTTCTTAAGGCAACTGTATGGACTGATTGTGGGTCCAATGAAGGATATTATGGGTTATCATTAAAAAATGACGAATATAAACATAAAAATACATCTTCTACTGGTAAAAAAGTAGAAAAAATAGAATTAAATACATCCCAAATATTAGGTACTTGGGATACCATAGCAAAATCAGCACAATATGAAGGTATATGTGCGTCAAAAATGAGTAAATGTATTAAAAATAAAATCATTTTCAATAATGATTATTATTACAGAAATATATAATCGTCAACTCCTTCAGATAACGATTCTGGAGTTCATTCACATTTCGCTACACTTAAACCTTTTATAAATTTATAATTATCCAAAATAATTATAAATTACTTATTAAACATCATATTGCTAGCAAAACTACAAAACACCTATTCAATCTTGTTCTTAGTAGCAAAAGGACCACTAATAAGTTCGCTCTGTCCGTTATCCGTCTTCCCCACAATAATGTTCTCACCTTCAAACAACTCCGCACGAATATCTGCAGCAGAAATAGTGTCATTGGTTTTCAAAGAAGATTCTTGTGTATTCACGTTATTCACACTGATTAAATTGCCGTGCTCATCGATGCTTTGGGTCAATGTGGCTCCCGTTTTTTCAGCGAGTTTAATATTCTCTTCAATAGCGTTTTTCTTGGTTTCCTTGACACGTTGGTCAAACGCGGACTTGGCGAATGCCTCATTCTTGGTCTTCTCGTGCATAAGCTGGTTCAATTCGTCTTCGATATATTCGACACGCCCCGTCTTATAGGCCTCGGGTTCCCACGGCATCCACAAACCGACAGGTCCGACAAAAACATCGTGATTCGGGTCAATTTCTCTAAGCATTTTACATCTCAACTCGGCTTCTTCCAATGTAGGATAAACACCTCGCACCTTTAATCCACGTGTTGATGTCTGAAAACTATGTTTCACATTAAATGCGTTTTCAAGATCCTCCTCATTTTTATCCATAAATGTTTTGAAATCGTCTTCCATATTCGATTTCGCCAAAAGGTCTTGTTCCTCTTTAATAAACTCCTGGTAATCTTTAGTAATATCATCAAACGACATTTTGTATTTATAAGAAACAAAACTTAAAAATTGAACAAATTTTTCCATACTCTTTGAAAATTCCCACTTCTTTAGGAACTCTTCAAAAAAGAAAACCTCCTTTTGCTTTATAATTTTTTCCGGAGAAACAAAAGAAATACACGTAAATTTTTGTCCAGCGACAGGTTTATCCTCTTCTAGCAAATCAACATATTTAGGATTCGCCGCGCCGGTGCTAGTAGTTTTTTTTTCATATTTGGAAGAAGATTGAAATTGTTCTTTTGATTGTACGACCATTTTATATTTTAGGGGATTTAATTTTAAGTTTTTTATCGCATTATATATATTATTTTTATTTTTGATTATTTGGTAATATTTTTTTCTTAATTATTAATATAGGAAATGTTTGATACAGTTGAGCTTTTTAAGAGAATCATTAAATATTTGGTGGAAGGTTTGATGGTTGCAATTGCTGCTTATGCTATTCCTAAGCGTTCTCTTAATGTAGAGGAGATCTTGTTGCTTGCGTTAACTGCTGCTGCTACATTCAGTATCCTTGATACTTACATCCCTAGCATTGGTGTGACCGCGCGTTCCGGCGCCGGGTTTGGAATTGGCGCCAATTTGGTGGGGTTCCCTGGTGGGCTATAAAATCTACGTTTTTTATATAATAATATTGTGTCCAAATAATACAAATAATATGATTGATTCAATATCATATTATTTTTGATTACACTAAATAGTAGTAATAAATTCCCAGTCCAATTCTTCGCATATTTTTTTCCAAATGGTATCTTGTTCAATCAACTTTTCCCGATCTTTCAACATGGGAATTTCGGGTAAATAATGTCTCTCTCCAAGCAGTTCAAATAATTTATATAATACATAATAATAATGTAAAAAATTGACACGATAATCCGGACAATGCTTCGCATAAGGATATTGAATTTCCATAAAAAAATTACACAAAGTTTCTTCTAATTCTTGTGATATGATGGGGGGTTTAATACCCAACTTATCTTTAATAAAATTAATATGTTCGTAATATTTATTGTATCCCAACTTTTTGAGCAATTCTTTTGATTTATAATATGTTAATTTTGAATATTCGATGCGTTCTTTTTTAATCTGCTGTTTTAAATTTTCAATGACATCATTCTGAATTTGAGTTGTCTCCTTTCCCTGGAATTGTGATAATATTTCTTTAAAATGATTAATTTTTTTATATGCATAAAAACATACTTCTTTGGGAGGTTCCTTATAAGACGGTTTTTCATTTTCTATCAAATATTGAACATTTACTGAACAAATATTGCAAATTAAAACACCTTCGTCGTCCATTGGTATCAATTCTCCTTTGCGACATGACTTACATATATCTGATGGTCGAATAAACGAATTAACGTCTAAAAAAGACTCATCAATATTACTCAGATATTTCTGGAAAATATTATTGTTTTTATTTTCTATTGTAAATGATTCATCCTTATTAATTTTAAAAAAAGCATCTAATATTTTGTTTTTATTTCCCGTATGTGTAGTTGTACCGGTTGTTGTGCTGGTAGATATATTTTTTTTATTTTCGAAATAATCAAAAATGTATTTTGAATTTTCTAAAAAATAATCCTTTTTTTTTGATTTTGTAGATTTAATTTCATTGTTTATTTCATTGATTCTATCTTGCTGATCTAATATTTGTTCAATAGAAAAAGTTTTATCATTTGTATTATCAAATATTTTTTTTTTCAATTCTTCTCTCTCTATTTTTAATTTAGGTATCCTGTCGTGTTCATCCTTATTAAATTCATTCAGAAATTCACTATGTTTCCCATCTAATGTTGCTGATTTTTTTTTATTTATTTTTATCTTTTTAGTAGGTTTAGGCTTGAATGATGGCATATTTAAAATTATATATATATTATTTAATTTATATTTTTTAATTACTAATTGGTATAAAACATATTATTTAGTATTTTACAAGTTTAAAGTGAATTATACTTTTCTCAAAATAAGTAAAATGGAAATAAACATCAATATTGAAAATAGTCTAGGTAAAAAGTATGATATTAATATGAACAATGAAAAGTTTCAAAAAATGGTTTTTGTATTTAACGCAATTAATGATGGGTGGACTATTAAGAAAAGAAACGATTCTTATATTTTTATTAAAAATCACGAAGGAAAAAAGGAAATCTTTCACGACTCTTATTTGGCATCATTTATGAAGGACAATTTTGATATGAGTAAATTGTTGGTATAGAAATAATTATTTACAAATTTAGGGTTGTTTGTAAATAATGTAGTATGGAGCGAGCCATATTTACGAAATCTGAAGGCGTCTGATTGATACAGTATTATGGTTTGGATGAAAATAAAATAGCAGTTATTTCTCTTAATACATTAGATAAATCAAATGATTGTGTATTGGGATTATACCTTATAATTTTATTTCCTAACGACATAATATAATCTTCTCTAATTTTTTCTTTATCAGAATCTCTATCATTATGACCATTTTCATCACATTCTATTACCAATTTATAATCAATAAAATATAAGTCGACGTGATATTTACCAATAGTGTATTGTCTTTTTACATTTAACATGTTACTGTATGTATTTTCAATAAATCCTATTGTTTGGTTTTCAATACACATTCCAATGTTTATACATTTCACACTATCACTTATATTTACAATATACCGATTTCGTAAATTAAATGAATTTTTTAATATTTCATATGCGGATTCAGTAAGCATAAATATAATTTTATTTAGACCAGACCCGCCAAGTGTTTTATCTATATTTGTTAAATTTCCCTTTTTAATTATATAATGAATATTTTCTCTATAATTTTTTTTTAAATGTCTTGTTATGTTACCTTTTTTACCATATAACGGTATTAACTCATCTAAATTCTTATTAAAATTGCTCATAATATCTTATTATAATATTTTACACCTTTTCTCATTTCAAACGCCCATTTTGAAATAAGATTTATAAATAATCCTTTTTAACTTTTCGTGTTTTATTCTTTGGTATATATTTTTCTGGTCGTTCATAAGCACCTTTGAAAATATTTTTATATTTATCTTTTGGTATTTTGTTTATCACAT